AGTGCCACAATCAATATATTGGATACCCAACTTTGCCAGACGTTCTGCTCTTTTCCGACTGTCTTTAAAATTGCTATTGCCATGATCAATAATAATATCTCCTTCACCACAATATCGTAGTAACTCATTAATCGTTTCCTCTACTGTTTCAGCGGGAACTACCATCTGGAAAATTCCTGGTTGTTCTCCATTTTTATTTCGTTTAACTACCCTAACAAGAGTTTCAATATCGGCAGCATATCCAGAAATATAACCCCTTTCAAATGATTCATTTGCCTTATCAAGATTTCTCCTATAACCCCAAACTTCAATATCTGCTTTCATCATGCGACGGGACATTCCTTCTCCCATCCTTCCCAATCCAATTAATCCTACTTTCATCTATCCCTCCCAGGTTTCGTAAATATTTTTAAAATATGCATCAACTTTATTTAAATCATCTAAATGAATGTCACAAGTATAGTTATGATCATCACACCACTGAAGTGCAATTTCATGAAATTTTTGTTCTGCCTTGCTTCTTTCAACTCCATATAATCTTGCAAATGAAGACATGACAAAATGCCAGCATTGATGTTTACCCTTCATTGATTTTCTATATCTTTAAGATAATCAATCCACCATTGTGGATCTTTTTGCATTTTCCAATTTGGAACTTCTAATCCCCTCTCAAAATACCATTTCCAAATTGCCTCATCTATTATTTCAGAAACTTCAATCCGCTTCATTCTCTTCATCAACATCTCCATATGCGTTTTCCACATAGGGTCCGTGTGGTCGTTTGGCATCTTCTCTGACATAATTGACTTCGGATACGCTTGAGGATAACCATAAAGATACTTTCATAATTATGTAGATAATTGCAAGAGGCAAAAAACAAAGAGAAAGAATAAGTGCATGTTTCATTCTTCAACCTCCCAACATTTCTCAAATTTATATCTTAATTCATTAATCCTCATTTCTTCCATATAAGTCAAAATATGTTGATTAATTTCCTTTTCCTCTTGTGTAAACTCTAACCTATATTTGTGCTTTACAGAAATTACTCTAGCCATATCATCGATAAAGCTAGTAGGCATATCTAAAAACTGCTCGTAGGTCATATAAGTTTTTGTTCCTTTAGATATTGAAGGGTTTCTTTAAGGCCACCAATATGTTTATATCCAATTGCAACCTGAGGGAATGACACATTCATACCAAATTCAGATTCAAATTGCTTTTTATTAAAATCTTTTTGATATTTATATTCCAAATAAGAAATTTTAACACTATCCAAGAGCATTCTTGCTCTTTCGCATTCTTGACAATTATCTTTGGAATACAGCACTGCTTGCATTAAATTAGGTTCCATACTTATTTGTGATTATATCTCTCAGGATGTTTCATACTATCTATCATAAAATAAGTTAGTGGTGCAGTGATAAATCCACTAATAACAATCATAATATATGTGTGATTTGAAAGCCAATGTGCAAATACTTTAATCATCTTTCGGAAAGTCGTTTTCTAAATCTTGTTGTCTTTTTGCCCATGTAGTTCCACCTTCTTGCCCTCTACATGGATTAACACAGGTATCATCCCCAAGATTATTGCAGACAAGACCCGCAAGGTCTAATTCATTTCCAGGTTTTCCAGTTGCCCAAACGTGCTTCCCGTTCAACCAAACAGCACCGCATTTAGGGCAACTTTTAGTGGTAAGTTCATTTTCCATTGAATTCTTTCTCCCAATTTTTTTGAGGTAAATTTAAATCTCTTTGAAGTTTTCTTTGCATTCTTTTCATTTGAATCTTAATGAAAAAGTACCTCAATTGAAGATCGAGATAAGTAAATAACTTTAAAGTTTCATCGACTCCAGCATATGCAATTAATATTCCCAGAATAATCAATAGAAAATATAGACCTATAAAATTGTCGGGCATAAAAAACTCCCCAGTTAAGTGTTCATGTATCAAGTATCATCATCCAGTTCATCTTCATATGTAGATGGTTCTTCAAATAGTTCATCGAGTTTTTGCTTTTGAATTCTTTCTGAAAGTTCAGAATAATCTTCATCGGTAAATCTTACTACCATTAGCAAATCTCCTTTTTTAACTCCTTTCATTTCTGGATGATTTTTAACTTTAGGATTCTGTTGATATCCATGAAGTTCTCTCATAATAATAACGCCATGAATAAACATTGATAGTATAATCAGTAACAAAACAAGAAAGGGCAAGTAATAACGGAAATCCATTATACTTACCCAGAAATTCTATTTACGATACAAACTACGCCATGGGCATAGAAGAAAAGAAGAACAGATCCTATACAGGCACTTATCAAAGTTGCAGTTTTATTATGCTTATCAATAGCCTTATCAATAAGTTTTTGAACTTCCGATTCGTTCATTTAAACACTCAATAAACGTCATTATAATAGTTATAAAATATTTGACTTCAAAAGTCAACTTTATGTGAATTTCAACAACATGATTAAGAGATTATTAAACGGAAGGGGTGGGATTTGAACCCACGGATGCTCGCACATCGCTGGTTTTCAAGACCAGTGCCATAAACCACTCGACCACCCTTCCAAGATTTAACGAATTTCAAAATCCAATTTACGGACTTTTCGTGCTTTTCTTGCTTCTTGAAACGCAAGATCCTGATCAGATAATATTTTTTGCTCTTTTTTTGAGGTCTTTCCACCGTTAATCATAACAACTTGTGTTAAATCAACAGCAGAAACTTTGTCATCACGAACTTCCATTTTATTGGGACATCCGCAGACCTGTATTTTTGGTGAACCTATTATTTCTGTATTGCAGGACTTGCATCTAACGACTAACATTTTACTAATATCTTAACGTTATATTCATATCTTATATATGATGGGAAATGTCGGACTTGAACCAACGACTTACTGCGTGTAAAGCAGTCACTCTACCACTGAGTTAATCTCCCGAACAGTGGTGAGTGTCCACCACTTGCACCAGACACTTGATGTGATTTTCACTGCATTAGAGGGCAGTGAATAAGAGAAAACACCAAACCTTATTTTCCCTGTTCTCAGGAAGGCACCCAAATGGAGTGGGAGTTGCCTCCAAAGTTTGTCCAGCATTTTCAATTTGAAAGAATCGAACATTTCCAATCCTTTCAACTCCCCTGCTTGGACTTGAACCAAGAACCCCAGAGTTAACAGCTCCGTGCTCTGCCATTGAGCTACAAGGGAATGAGGGTAGTGAGATTCTGTCATACTCACAATCGGGAAGGTTACACTGACAACGTATTTTCCCGACACTTAGATTCTTCGTGGTAGAAGTTCTATACCTTTGATTTCTCAACGATACAGCGGGCACCACCCCTAACCTAATACAATATCCCGTGAGTAACCACAAGGATTTTTCTGTCATACCCAGAAGAAACCCGTCGATTTCTTCAAGAGCGGGCAACGAGGATCGAACTCGTGACTGGAGCTTGGAAGGCTCAGATGTTACCGCTACACCATGCCCGCAAATAAGAAAAGCAGATGCATATTGTGAATTTAAAATTCACGGACTTCATACTTTTCTCTTTTTCAAGTAGGTTTACTGTTGCTTACCCTCAAAACCCACTACAAAATGGATAAGCAGAAGACAATCATATCACACATTGATAAGATTGTCAAGTGGAGAATAGGGGACTTGAACCCCTCACCTTGGCCTTGCAAAGACCCTGCTCTACCAAATGAGCTAATTCCCCTGGCGTCTCGGACAGGACTTGAACCTGTGACCAACTGCTTAGAAGGCAGATGCTCTATCCAACTGAGCTACCGAGACAGGAATGGTTTGATCGAGGTGGTGATCCCTCGTCAACCATGAGATAATAATACCAGATTCTCCTGGTACTGTCAAGGGTCCTCTTTGACCCAAGGTGCTCGTAATCTCATTTCTCCACCCAGAAGGTCTTGAGCACTGCTCCCATCTGGCGGTTTCTCTGAATATATAGGCTTCTTATCTGGAGGTTCTAATCCAAGTTTTTTAACTTCCTTATTATAATCAGATATTGCCATATCAACATCTCTTTTGACTTTATAATCAAGAAGTTCAGGAGTTTCTATAATTTTTTTGTTGATCTGGTATTTAATTTCATCAGTTACTGGGTTTTTTCTTACCCATTTTTTATTCAAAAGATCCTGACAGGCAGAAAATAGTTTCCATAAGATAATTTTATTTTCCAAAAATTTTGGATTTTTAGTCAATTCTACGTCTACAGCATTCACAAATTCATCTATAAATTTATAGAATTGTTCTTCATCAATCTTTTCTGCAAATTTATTAATCTTTGATCTCTCAGCAAATCGATCAACTTCATAATAGAGTTGGTACAATTCAGTTTCAGTTACTTGAACTCCATATCTTTTCAACCAAAGAATAATCCCATTTACAGCAGCAACCAAAATTGCCGAAGCAGCACTTTGTTTCCCTAAAAGATTAATTCTCATTTTTCTTTTTGTATTCTTCAAGTGCTTTATCAAGCACTCTCTTTATTCTATATTTAAGCAACTCAATGTCTTTAACAATATAATCATTCAAAAATTCAATATCCAATGCTAATTGAAGTTGATCAATAAAATTGAATACTTTTTCTTCATTTAATCCAGGCACCCAAGCAATCAAGGCAATACTAGTTCGTAAAGCAACTCCAAGTTTTGCATAATGTTGAATATCTCTTTGTTCCTTTCCAAACTTAAAGTGAATGATATTAAACTTGGCAGTATCGTCAAATATTTTTATCTTGTCCTTCCATCCCATTTAAATAGTCCTCCAACGCATTGTCCAAAGCTTGTTTTGGGTCTGTCCTGTTGATCACTGGTCTCATTTTTTTGCTATCAAAAGTTAAAGTTGGAGTTACTGACCCATCCGATTCCAATTTTAATTTTGCTCCGAACGGAGTTCCTTTTGGTTGAATATTTACTTGATTATGTGCCTCTAAAGTTATAGATCCAGTTTCATCTTCAACTTTCAATATTTTAGTTCTAGCAATTATGTCTATAACATCTTCTGGATTTTCTGGAAGATTTTCCATTTACTTTTCTTTTATGAAGTGGAAATACCCTTCATGATGATCTTTACCCCAAAGAAATCTATCGGTTTTTAGATCATATCCAGCATCTCTTGAAAAATAATTTTTACCATCAAATTTTAATGAAGTAGAAACATACATATTTTTTTCTGGAATTATACATTTAAGATTTTCACCAATCCAATATTCACCATATTTTTCAAACGTGATATCACAAGATTCTATATTTGTAACTTTGTTTATTGGAGTAACAATTATATTTTTTCCCGATTCTTTTATTTTTAATATCGTTTCTCTATATGGATTTTCAGAACTTTCTACAGCATACCAACTTTTTGAGTAGATATTTTCATGTTCAATTTCTATGAATTCGACATATATATGAGCCCATTGTTGGGGATGGCTATATGCTTGCGTTCTATTGTGATAAAGACCTATTATTTTTTCTTTAAAATCATTTAGTAATTTAGACATAAAAAAAGGGGGAGATTGCTCTCCCCCTATTTATTAAACTTCTGTAAGGATCAGTTTTTTGGAATAACTATAAGCAAAATCAGTCCTTGCTCCATGATGACCCCAACGAATCCACTTACTTGCAAGACGCATATAGTGGTTAATTGACCCACCAGGAGTTTTCATATAAGGCTCAATCATCTTCCAATCACCTTCATGCAACATATAGTCAAGTTGTGCATCAAGTGAGGAAGGATTAGCACCAATACGAGCAGCGTGTCTTCCTAGTCCATAAAAACGAGGAGCATTAGTCCATTGGATAAGACCATACCCCCCTCCACAGTTAGGATAGGAAGTTCTAGCACCACCTTCACAGATATTAGGAGTGAAGGTAGATTCTTGTCGGATATTGCCCATAATAGTAGCTAGAGCGTTTTTGTCAGTAATTCCACGATCTTGAAGGAATTGTAATGTTTTAGATTCATTACTATTACATCCTATACAAATTAGCCTTTTCACTTTAGGCTTTTCGGGAGCAACCTCTTTGGTCGCTGTCTCCTGAATTTTACTTTCTTCAGTTGGTGGACTATATTGTGAAGTAGCAAAACTCGGTGTTGGCAGTGTTGCCGCTGATGTCGCAACCGCACCAAAAAGAGATACGGCTACACTTGTAAGGTTTTTAAGCATTTAGTTAAATAGAACTCTACATCCGTATAGAAGGGGGGTACACCCTTTTCTCAAAGGGCACCTTCCACGGCTCTAAATCAAATCAATGACTCATAATAAAAAACCCACCTTATGATGGGTCTACACATAATAAGTGATTATTTAGTAATTGTCAAGTCCATGGATCCACTATGTCGATTTCCTGTTCTTCAGTCCATCCTTCATCCTTCAAACTATTCTGTATTACGGTATAGGTAATTTCTTCCGTATCAATCCAATCTTCAAACTCTTTGATTAATGCCAATGCATTGAGATTTGATTCCTTTTCTTGCCTTTCAATCAGTGAATTAATTCTATCAATAGACCAATTACGAACCTCTAAAATAGGATCAATGATAATTTCGTTCATAATAATCTTTTCGGAAGTACCTGTTGAGGATGTTGCTATTGTAATACCTCGGGGTTCCGTCGTCAAGCCCTTCGGTGAGGACGTTATGGAAGAAAAGTTGTCGGGTCTCTTCAAAGTTAGTTTTGCCCTTTGTTTTATGTAATGATAAAATAATGCGCGTAAAATTCTCCTTACCATATTTTTCTACGTCCTCTTTGAGTTCTGGACAGGATCCGTAATAATTTTTCCAATCAGATTCCGATTTAACTCTTCTAGATTTTCCTTTTGGTTTACGGAAACTCCAGAAATATTTTCTACCAATATAACTACGAGCAGTTTTATCGCAATGTATATAATATACAAAACCAAAATAATCTTGAATATCATCTGAATCAAAAATTTTTCCATCATAATACCATGGATTAGTATAACTGCAACTCATTTACATAATCAATCGCCTTGCTCAGATATTTATGAGCAAGTTCTTTCTCTTGCCATGTTTTATGTTCGGAATCCAATTGATGCTTTAACTTATTCAATCTTGCTTTCAGTTCGTAGATATCGTTATAGTGTACCATTTTAAGTAAATACCGTTCATAATAGTTATAAAAAAAGGAGGCTAATGCCTCCCCGTATTAAGAATTATTGATATATTATCACTTGTCTGGTGTATGTTGCATCATTGTATCCATCATTTTGATACCACGATTTTCCTTTTTCTTGCTTTCTGGATCGGTTTTTCCAGCAGAAGAACCCATTAATTTTCCAGCCTTTGCCGTTACCTTATGTGTAGGAAATTCTTTATAGTCTTCAATGATACTATCTCTCCACTCTTCACTCATGTTTGCCATAATAATTAAAGCATCTTCATTTGTATTCGCATACCCTTCAGCAACCAAATACTCAAGAATATAATCAAACAAGTCATCTCTATCTTCTACTTGTTCTGCAATAATTTCTTCGGCAAGAAACTCAAAGTTCTCTGCAATTTCACCAACTTCAAAATCAGTTAATCCTTCCATAATCTCATATGCTTCTTCATAAGTCTCGGCCAGACCTTTATCAATGATATCTTCAAGCATCAATGCTGCAATAATTGCATATTCTTCCCCAAGTCTCTTAGAAAGTCTCTGATTATGCTGAGCAGATTTCATTGAATAATTACCCTTATTCAATGGTTTTCCAGATTTTGTAGATGATGCTGGAGGTAATGCATTTTTAATTGCTTCCTTCGCAGCAGACTTTATGCTCTTACCAACAACCTCTTTGCGTCCAGAACCTTCACCTCTATATGGCTTTGGTTCTCTCTTCGTCTCTACCTTTTGTGGTTCTGCCTTTTTAGGTTCAACCTTTGCAGCTGCTTTTGAAGCAAGTTCAGATCCCTTGCGAAGACCCTTAGCAAGTGCGGATCTTCCCTTATTGAAAAGTTCTTTTCCTTTTGAAAGAATTCCTTTTACTGCCTTTTTAGCAGCAGCCTTAACTGCTGGTGCCTTTTCTCTTACCTTTGAAACTACTGCTTTACCTGCTTTTTTAGCAGCATCTTTAATTTCTGGTGCCTTTTCTTTTGCCTTAGCAACTGCTGCTTTGCCAACTCTCTTTGCAGCAGATTTTACTCTATCCATCCTTTCTGCTCTTCTCTTAGCATCAGGATCTTCAGTATCATGTCCGTATGTTACCTTTGCTTCCTCAATATATTCAACACACTCATCAATATCAAATGATTCTTCTGAAATTACTTCTTCTACAATTTCATCAAGTTCATTGTCACTTAATTCATCAATAATTTCATAATTCTCTTTCACATGAAGAACTTCTTCTCTAAGATCTTCATCATATACTGCAGAGTATGCTTCAGTAAGTTTTTTATAATCCATATCCGTATTTAAAGAATTTATAGATATTTATAAAAAAAGGGGAGTTGCCTCCCCGTTTATCAAAGTTTAAATCCAGCAAGAGAATCTTTTTTGAAATCTTGCTTAATTCCACCAACTACATAAGATTCAACTTCCGTTTCTTGTGGAGCAACTTGAAGTCCTTTTGAAGAAATCCAATGCTGTGTCCAAGGAAGTGGATTATTATTTGCAGAAATGTCATAGACTGGTTTAAGTCCAATTGATTTCATACGACGGTTAGCAATCCATTCTACGTATTGCTGAAGAAGTTTATCATTAAGTCCAATCATGCTGCCGTCCTTAAATAGATAATCTGCCCATTTCTTTTCTTCATTCACAGCACGATCAAACATTGCATAGACCCATTCTTCCTCTTCTTTAGCAATTTGCTTCATCTCTAAGTCATCACCCTCTCTCCACTTATTCAGAATATTCTGAGTAATAGCAAGATGTTGATTTTCATCTCTTGCAATCAAAGAAATAATCTTTGCAGATCCTTCCATCAACTTGAGTTCACCAAATGCGAAAGAACAAGCAAATGAAACATAGAAACGAATACCTTCAAGAATATTGACGTTTGCAATTGCCCTATAAAGTTTTCTTTTTAATTCTCTCCTATCGATTTTTCCAGCAATATGACCCTCTCTCGCAAGTTCCCACATTGTTCCAGCATCATACTGATGTGCGTGATTGATAAAATCATCATAAGATTCCGTAACACTCTTAGCACGTTCCAGAATACGTTGATCCGTAATGATTTTATCAAATACTTCGGACGGATCTGAATAGATATTCTTGATAATATATGTGTATGAACGTGAGTGGATCATTTCCATGAAACCCCATACTTCCATACATGCTTCCAATTCAGGAAGTGAGCAATAAGGAATGAATGCCATACCAGGACCACGACCCTGAACAGAATCAAGCATAATCTGATACTTAAGATTAGAAGTATAGATGTGTTTCTGCTCGGGACGAAGGGTTTGGTAATCTCCACGATCCTTCTGGAGAGACACCTCTTCAGGTCTCCAGAAGTATCCAAGTTGTTGAGTAGTTAGTTTATCAAAGATGGGATATTTGTATGAATCATATCTCTGAATTCCAAGTGGTTGACCAAAGAACATGGGTTGTTTTTTGGTATCAACTTGTTCGGTATTAAAAACAGTTGCTCCTCTAATTGAGGTCTCATTTTCAGAAACTTTGAAATCGTACTGCATTTCCTTTTCCTCGTTTGTTAGAATTTGATTTAACATAATTAGATTTTGCAACTTTCACAATCTTCTTCAATAGAAAGAAGTTCATCAAGTAAAGATCCCAGTGTTTCTTGCTTTTCTTCTACTTCATCAGTTTTTAAATCATGAGTATTTTGATAATACGATGTTTTCCACCCATACTTATATGTTGTCAAGAAATCATTAACAATCACCGAAGTGGGAACTTCATTGTCATCATAATTTTCTGGGTTGTATGACCAGTTACCTGAAATTGCTTGGTCAAAATATTTTTGCATCATAGCAACAACATTAATATAACCACGATTGGAATCCATTTCCCAGAGAAGAGTGTAATTATTTTTAAGACTTCCATATTGAGGGACAATCTGCTTAAGTGGACCTTTCTTCGATTTTTTAACGGACAAGTAATCCCGTGGAGGTTCGATTCCATTGGTTGCGTTTGACACAACGGAACTGCTCTCCGATGGCATCTGTGCGGACAATGTTGAGTGCCTGAGACCGTGAGCCAAGATGGATGCTCTAAGATTTTCCCAATCATGTTGCAATGGAATAGAAGAAATTTCGTCTACGTCTGTCTTATAAGTGTCAATAGGAAGAATACCATCCGAATACTTAGTACGACCAAAGTATTCACAATGTCCTTTTTCCTTAGCAATTTGATTGGATGCTTTCAGAAGATAGTATTGGAATGATTCAGACAGTCCATTTACAGCATCCCATGCCTCCTGAGAGTCGTATTTGAATCCAAGTTTAGCAAGGTAGTGAGCAAGACCAATGAAACCGATTCCAAGGGATCTACGTGCCTTTGTAGCAATTTCAGCAACCTTAACTGGATACTGCTGATAATCAATCAATTCCTCAAGACCACGAACCGAAAGGTCACAGAGATCTTCAAGTTCTTCATCCGACTTCACTTTACCAACATTAATTGCAGATAGAATACAAAGTGCAATTTCACCACTCGTATCATCAATGTGCTGAATTGGATATGTTGGAAGAGTAATTTCTTGACACAAATTGCTCATCTCAATTTTATCCTTAAAGGATGAATGAGTATTGCAATGGTCAATATTCATAATGTAGATACGACCCGTTTCAGCACGTTCTTTGAGGAGGCTAAGAATAAGTTCCTGTGCTTTAATACTTTTCGACGGAATGGACGAATTGTTCTCATATTGAACGTATAAATCGTCAAATGCGTCTGTTCCGAAAGAATCATAAAGTCCAGGTACATCATGTGGGGAGAAAAGTGTGATTTCACCGTCCTGAATAAATCTTTCGTAGAAGAGTTTGCTGATTTGAATACTATAGTCAAGTTTGCGAACACGATTATCCTCCGTACCCTTATTATTCTTAAGAACCAGAATGTCTTCTATTTCTTGGTGCCAGATTGGGAAGTGGACAGTCGCTGATCCACCTCGGATGCCATTTTGAGTGCAGCATCGGACAGTTGCTTCAAACTTTTTGAGGAAAGGGACAACACCAGTGTGTTGAACTTCTCCACCTCGGATCTTACTGTTGATGCCCCTGATTCGACCTGCGTTGATACCAATTCCTGCTCTTTGAGCAACATACCTGCCAATTGCCATATCAGAGCTGAAGATGCTGTCAAGGGTGTCATCAACATCAACAAGAACGCAACTCGCAAATTGTCGCAGTGGGGTTCTAACACCCGCCATGATTGGTGTAGGAATGTTGATTTTGTGTTTTGAGATTGCGTCATAGTACCTCTTAACGTATGACATACGGGTTTCCTTTGGATACTCTGCAAAGATAGTCAGAGCAATCATGATATACATGAACTGAGGAGTTTCATAAACACCTCCACCACTTCTATCCTGAACCAAATATTTATCAACTACTTGACGAAGACCTGCATAAGTAAATAAAAAATCACGATCATGATCAATGTAGTTATTTGCTTTCTGAATTTCTTCCTTTGAATATTTGGTAAAAATATCTGCATCATATACTTCAGAACTCACACAGTTGTAGATGTGCGTTTCAAGATCGGGAAGTTCCTTCATTCTTCCGTAAATCTGCTTGCGAACAGAAAACAGAAGAAGACGAGCGGCAACATATTGATAATTTGGATGGTCCAAATCAATTAAGTCACTTGCACTACGAATTAGAATTTCTTGAATTTCTTGTGTGGAAATTCCATCATAAAATTGAATACCAGAAGTCATTTCTACCTGACTTGCAGAAACTCCTGAGAGACCTTTACATGCCTCATCAACCATAAGATGCATTTTATCCAGATCAAGAGATTCAATTTTTCCATTTCTCTTGATAACTTTGGTTCCGTTGCTCATATTTTTTTCCAATTGATAAACTTAAGTTTTGCTTCTAATCCTTGATAAGTACTACATTCTACCATATTCTGAACATTCAGTCCAGATAAAACCATATCATTAATGTCCTTTTCTTCAACTCCAGTGTCCCATATTACTACTTTGTCTCCCCTATCGATTGTTTTGGAGATTCTGTTGACGATTTCTCGATTGCGTGGTTCGTTATCATAAATGTAAACAACACTGCTCCAACCAAACGAGCTAATATCAATATCGGCCCCACACATAGCAACAGAGTTTTTGATAAAGGTCGAGTCGAAAGGTCCTTCAGTAATGTAAATTGTTTCATCTGAATTTACTTCATCAAGTCCGTAAATTTTTGGTGCATCTTCGTCCAACATAATGGTAATATATTTTACCTGACTTGGACCGATAGCTCTCCCCTGAAATCCAATCAATTTCTTATTATAGAAAAGTGGTATTATAATTCTTTCTTCATCATAATTTGTATTATCAAAAGTTTCTTGAAGAGAATTAGTCCACTTTTTAAAATTGGGGGTGTAATAAAATTTATATGGGTTTAAATTTCTACTTTTTAGATATTCATTTGCCCTATCATTTTCAGATGCTTTCGGAAGGTCTATAGTTTCACGAAACTCTGGTTTTTTAAATTCAAACTTGGGATCTTCTGTTTGGAAATTTTTTCCACTTACTCCCTTTTTATATTTTTCAAAAACATATTGCTTATGAATATTTGGATCAATATCCTTTAAAAAATTATTAAAGGACATATTAACCCCACAATTATGGCACTTGTAATTTGTATTATTTTTGATTTGATAAAGATATCCCCTTGCCTTGTTTCTATTCCTCTGAGAATCTCCACAAATAGGACAACGAAAATTATAAAGATTATTTTTTACCTTTTTAAATTTTTGAAACTTAAACCCAATCAAATTGATGTATTTGACATCAATGAAATCCATAAAAAAAGTCCATATCTCTGGACATTCTACACGACTGGACGATCCCTGTCAATCAACTCCTTTCGATACAACAGGATGAAATGATGGATGTCCACTTAACTACAGAATTAGTAAATTTTTGAAGATAATATGTTGATACTTTATTATTATCTTTTATTTTTAAATATTCTTTTTTCATCGGAACTGACGCCCGAGATTTAATAGTATTTATTACTTCTTCGTCTCTATTCTGTAGTTTGGTTGATTATCTGGTGTCAAAATATCTACAACCATACCAGATTGAGAAAATACAAAACTTATAATAATTACTGCGCCAGCAATTATCCAACGAAACTTAATAAGGTCTTCTATTTTGAGTTCTAATTTTTGAATTCTTTCTACGACTGCCTTATGATCATCTTTATTCTCCACTTTCAATTCATCAAGTTGTTTGGCAAAATTTTCATCATTCTTGATTGTCTGATCAATTCTTTCATCATGCTTACTGAGAATTGTAGCAATCTTATTATTTGCTTCAGATATTTTATCCACAGCTACTTCTAATTTATCCATCATTTGTCTAGATAAATCTTCGTAAATGTTGAATTTTGCTTCTAAAACATCTAATTTTGATAAATCTGATCTTCTTAGTTGAAATGGTGACATCTTACATACCACTATTTTGTACGTCACGCATTCATCCTTTTGTTATTAATTATTTATTTTTTAAATTTTTTACCCAACTCTTATAATTGTTAGGAACTTTACGAAAATCAATATTTCCTTTTTTTTTATTTCTGAATCCTAACAAAGGATCAAACCCAGCAGTTGGTCCTTGTGCTGGAGATGATCCAGTAAAACCTCCAGCACCAACAACCATATTTTCTTTTATTATTTGTATAATCTTTTCTAGTGTCATTGATCTGCTAGTTCCTTTAATTGTCGCATACATTCAAAATCAATAGGAATATTATGAATGTAACATTTTGGAGTTGGTGGAAGTCTATTGAGAAATACAATGATTGTTTTCATTGCTGGCCAAAGAACCTCTTCAACTTTATAAAATAACATTGGAGTTGTAGCTTCTCCAAAAATATTATAAAGAACAATAAAATGGTTGATGAGTAGATTGCATTTCAATTCACCATCTTTTTTATATCTTTTTAAAAGACGTTTTATATATTTAAAATGATTCAAATCTTTATAAAAATCCTCTTCAGTAACTGCCTGAGGATTTTCATAATTTTTTATCGCAAACAGTAAAAAATTGCTTTCATCTAACTCATCAAATAACATATTTTATTACACTATCATGCAAGTGGATTATTATCATAAATTGGAGCATTGCCTGTCGTAATTCCAGACATAGCTACTAATGTTTCTTTCTTAACTCTTAATTGACCGTGACAATCTACATAAGTTGTTACACCAACCCACCCAGAATGTGTTAATTCATATTGTGTTTTATCTGCAGCAGCAGTTCCACCTTCGGCAACACCATATACAAAAGTGTCTGCATCAGGACCTACAGGATTTGAGGCTTGACTGTAATAAGCATCAAAAGTTGTATATTTTGGAAGTTCACTAATTGTAAAGTCTGTTCCAGCAATTGCAACTCCACTCAATCCAGCAGTAGATGCAATTGAAAGTTGCTGAGTAGATGCAATTGAAACAATCACAGCATCTCCAATGTAGACACCATCTCTTCTTCCAAATCTAATTACATCACCAGTTTTTGCAGATCCAACTGCACCGAAATTAGTTAACCATCCAGTTACTACTAAAGTAGAATAATTACAGGTTACAAGTCCTGCAGATGTTACATTATCATTATTACCCCAGAGTGCCATGTTTCTTCTTCCGTAATTTTTAGAATCTATAAAGATATTTATAAAAAATGGGGAGTCAAATATTAATCTCCCCATTAAAGTATTCTTTATATTTATATTTTATCAGTCGTTTGGTGTTGGGTCGTTTCCACCTTTGTCTTTGAGGAAATCTTTACCTTTCAACAATAAGAATGAAAGAATTCCATTTGCCTTTATAGCTGGAACAGCACCAAGAAATTCTGAAAGGATCAGAAGAATCGTTGCTACGGCAGCTTCATTTGCCATTACCCAAGCCCAGATTGCAGCTACTGACATAATTTACCTCCTAAGATTTAAGTCATTACAACCAACTTTATTTATCAAAATTAATCGTTAAGAGGGATACCCGCATTTAACTGCTTTAACTTTGCTTGCAATTGGCTTTTTTGAATGGATACAAGTTTTTTCTTAGTAGGATCTACTTTTTGAGGTTTAATTTGCGGAGGACTTAAAGTTTTTTTTTATCACTTTCAACTTCTTCATTTTTTGCCTTCCAAGCAGTAGCATAAGCAATAGATTTTTCCTTTTGCGTCAATCCACCTTTTTTAGCATATCCCTTTTTGATATGCTTAACCATTCTTTCAAACTTTGCACCTGGAGGTGCTTTTTCTTCAAGATCAACTTCCTCTTTATATCCCTTTGCCTTTTCTACTCCCTTTGCAGGAACGCAATTTGGAACTTCACGACCACCTTTTTTCTTCATTCCAACTTGAGTGTATCCTTTCCAGCAGGGGTCTTCTTCAGCAAGAAACATTTCCTCCACCATAAAGTTCGATTCAAATACTAAGAAAATAGCATTTTCATCGAGTTCAACTTCTTCAAGTAATGCTTCCATCCACTCTTCAAATTCTTCCCTCTTATATGCCCTTGGACTTGATGCTGCACTTCCTCCTTTTGCCCATGCCTTATCGGTTTCTGCATTTCCAGACCATGGATCTCTTTCCGTTGTGTTTGGCTTTTTAATTGGAGTAGATGGTTTCTTTCTTTGTGGAGTATAGGGTGAATCTCCCGACTTCCCACTTGCCATTGCAGCACGATGGGCATCCATTCTTTGCTTAGCAAGTTGCTGCCTTTCGGAAGGTTTGGGAGTAAGGAGTCCTCTTAAAGCACTTCCAATTCCTTCATTAAGATCTTCTGGAAGATAAGTATCAATTAAATACTCTTCAGAATATTCATTTACATCATAACCTTCAGAAATTAATTCATTAATCCAAAGATCATAATCTTCTCTCATTTTCTTAATAAATGTTCCTGCAGCACGACCCGCTGCCTGAGCATTTGTCTTTCCAGCAACTTTAGCACCAAGACCTGCTCCTGCTGCTCCTGCTGCCGCAACTGCAGTTTTAGCAACTCCTTTTTTTAACTTTTGTCCTGCCTCACTTTTACCAAACTCCTGTCCAGCACGATGAACTGCCTTTGCAGCACCCACAGCAGCACCAGCAGCAGTTCCAGCAGCTCTTGCAACTCTTCTTTCATGCTCCTTCCCAACTTCCCTTGCAGTTTGCCATGACTGCTTTAAATGTCCAATAATACCCTTCTTAACTTCTTTCTTAGTTCCTTCGGAGGACTTATTGGATGCTGGTGCTTGTGATGATTTTGCGTTTTCAATACTTTTTTCAGTTTTTGCTTTTTTCAATCCAGAAGAAACCTTTGCTTTCTCAGATTGACTCTTAAGTGCTGCAGTCATTCCAGATGGTTTTTCGGAAGATGCAGATGCTTCTGCTTCTCTTCTTTTTTCCTTTTCACCACGAAGACGCTTAATTGCTGCAGTTTTTGCACCACCTTTTAATGATCCAACATCCTTTCCAGATTTTGTAGTTGGTTCAATACGTCCACTTCTTCTTGCTTCATCAAGATCAAGAATATAATCAACAAACTCATCTACACCAATATCTTCGATAAGAATATTGATTCCATTTTCATTCAAACCTTCAGCATAAAAATATTCTGTTGCAAAGTCAGCAACTTCTTCAATATAATTTTCACCAAGATCTACAGATTCTACAAGTTCTGCACCAAGAACGTGTGCAATTTCTTCTGTCTTAATTTCTGGATTTACAGTTACTTTATTATTAACAGTTTTTTCCTTAATTTGCTTTTCTTTTTCCTTTATAGCATTCATTTTATCAGTAACTTCACGAATTTCTTCTCTCCATGAAGAGAATGATTCTTTTTTAGTTCCCCTTTTTGACATTGCCTTTTTAACTGCATTGTCCTTGACTCCAGCATACTCATGACCATCTGGTTCTACAGTGCCATCCTTATCCTTATCACCTACAGTATTCTTTCCAGTTGCTGGACCATACTTCTTCTCATACTTTTCACCAGCACCATCATAAGGACTTCCGTGCTTAGTAACTGTCGTCACTATTCCTTTTTGCTGTAAACCATGTCTTTTTTTACGATCCTTTTCACTGCTTGGATCAAATTTTTTAACGTATGGTTTTTCTCCTGTTTTTCTACTTCTTGGATCAACTCTCAAATAATGCTTACCTGCTTCTGCTTCTTCCTTCACAGGTCCACCAGAAGCACCAAGACCCAATTTTTCTCTGACTGCTGCCTTCTCATTGGCAGGCATAGAAGTATGGGACATATATTGAGAATATGCCTGATCTACACCAATTTCTTCTCTTCTTGCACGATATCTAATATCATAAACAGCCTGCCTAATTCTTTTAGCAGATTGATCTCCCAATGCTGGTGCTCCACCTTTTGCTTCACCACCACCATCTTCTTTTTTTCCTAATTGAGGTTCCATCTCAGTGAGATAGGACTCATAAAGATCTTTTGCGATATGGGATAACATGTTATTTTTTAATTATTTTCCTTGTATTTATTTATAATTTTTTGCGATTAATAAATTTCTCTCCATCTTATGGATACTCCAACGTTGGCAACGTCCGTTCCAAGATTTGTTACACGAACTGAAAAAATTTCAGAATCGGTAGAATCGTAATTTTGAGATAAGAAATTTTTCTTTGAAGAAGGTCCACTTGATACATCTACAGATGTTGCCGTTGGTTTTTGAGAATTTTGACTTTCTCCTGCAGCATATCCACCCATAAAATCTTCAAAATACGTCAAACTGATTCCAGTTGCACTTTCATTAAATTCAACAACAGATTCCGTATTCTCAGAAACCCAAGTGCCAGTTGAATTGATGCCAACGGAACTTCTCAATTTTACAACTTCATATTTTACATTAGACCCACTACTGAATACAGAAACATCTTCAAGTTTTACAGTTGCTCTATTTGGGTATCCTTTGAATGAATTTTTAAGTCGAATCGCAATAATGGGAATTGCAGATCCAATTCCAACGTTTCGTAAGTTTGTTGTATGGGAAAATTCTCTACCTGCCTCTGTATATCCACCTTCACTCATTACAGTGGAACAAATTTGAATGAAAGATCCACCAATACCTATTTGTGTTCCTACATTTCTGACCTCACATCTTACTGGGAGGTTAGGATTAGACATATAAACTGTTGGGAGGTGATTTGCATTATAAAATTCATGAGCAAGAATATTATAACCATCAATAGCAAATCCACAACGAACTCTACCTACACCCAACCACTCAAAGTCGGTCATGAATAATTGAGTTTTGGTGATGTCTAAATTAAATCTTGATGGACCATTTCCGTCTAATGTATCCTTATTCCATTGAGATTGCGGAACTCTTCTCTCTGATGCAATACCAGACACATTAGATCTAATTACAAAACTCAAAGTTCCATCTGGTGCTTGCTCAAAGAAAATTCCATCTCTATCATCAAAATATCCAGTTCTCTTATAAACGTTTTGCTGTACTGCACCAAAGTTAATAGTGGAATAAATTACCTGTGATTTTCCAGGCATGTAGTGATGATATCTCTTTGTCTGGTGAATGCAGTAACCATTAGTACTAATACCAGAATTTAAAATTGCTGCAGCTTGGTTGACATCAAAAATAACAGTTGCTCCAGTACCAACCTTAACATCTATAAAATCTGGGTCAATAGCATAAAGGTGCTTATAATCCCCAAGAGTATAGGGTTGCGATGTTCTTAATCTACCAAAAGAATCCGCAGAAAATCCTTGACCAAGATCTTCATAGATTTCTCCATACTTATTAGCCCTCATATAAACTTCAAAGAGGGATCTTTCTTGATTCAAATAATCTTGTTGGTTTTTATTCCAAATTCCCATAACTTATAACCACTCCAATTTCCCTGGATGATATCTCTTGGTACTTGAAATGTTTACGTCTGTTTTTTGAGTTGCTGGATAAATCTGATGGACAATTGCTCCAGGATATTCGGTCTGTAATCTTTCTGCCAAATCCAATTTAGATGGCATTCCATTTGACACCAATTCCAATCTATAGATGCTACCTTCCCAAACAAAGTCAGCAACATACTCTTCACCGACAGATCTTGTTTCAGGTTCAGAACTGTTGATATAGAGATTTCCATTAAAATCTCCAGCAATATTTACAGCTTCAGAAATAAATTGCTGATAGGATTTCATTTGTTATCTGCCTTCTTTGCTTTGTACTTATTTATGAAATTTCTAATATTCTTTACTCCCATCAACCCCATAACATATTCTCTATGAGAATCAGTTCCAACCAATCTTTGATCAGCAGGAACACCAGAAACGTTAGTCCACTCGATGACATCATGAATCCATGGTTTGAACATTCGATCATCTTCAGTGACACAAATTAAATAATTTGTACCTCTACGAATAATTTTTCCAATCATCCCGTTTGATGTGCTTTCAATCCAGTCGCCTTCCAAAAATATTTCTTTTGCAATATATCTTTCTCTTATTTCTTTAATGTACTCTTCAGTTTTAAGTGGATTGTTTGGCTTATGATCAGAAGCAACATCATTAGGATTACGAATTCCTCTTACTTGCTTCGGATCCTTCTTCCCTACTTGCTGACCTTGATTATAAAACTTTAAATTTCCACCGTTTGTTTTTGCTACAAATTCTCCAGATTTTTTTCCATACCACCCACCATGTCCATCACCTACCAAATCCAATCTCTTTGCATGGAATTTTGCAAGTGAAAATTTTGCTTCTGTTTGAAAGTTGGAGAATTTTTTCATTTATATTTTTAACAATAACTTAGTGTTTATTGACAAAACAATATCTAATTCATCTCTATCTATTTTATAGAAATTACTTAGGACTCTACCATCCTTTCCATTGTATTGTCGTATCATTCCAAGATGATGATTATAACCAAAAAATCTTCCTTTTTCTAATCTTGTGATTGTAGAAACAGGATGCATATCATAAATTAAATTTGGTGTCTTTGCAACATATATGAAAGTAAATGTATCTCCAGGTTTTGGATACCCATACTTCCTATCATCCAAAATATCAATCAATTTATACATGTTATTTTGTGGTGTCTCCAAAAAAGAATTTTTTTGAAGTTCTATCAACCTTTCCATAATATTGGAAGGTTGAGGATTATTCTCTTCAGAATCTATTTCGCCAATAAATTCATTTATGCTTTTTTCAATATCCGTAGTTCTGGTATCACCTATATCATAAGAATCATCAGATTCATCAAAAATATCAAACCAAGGTTCTTGAAAGGTTGGCATAAAACAAAAACCCTTTCTACTATTTAGAAAGGGTTAAATGTGAATATATTATTTATAGATCACCTTCTTTGCGATTTTCGGAATAATGAACATCAAACTCACCTCCAGGATAACGTGCTTTCAGTTTTTCCACATTCATTTCCATAAGTTCATCAAAGTTAGTATCAAGTGCCATACATGCTTGAGCAACATACCAAAGAATATCCCCAAGTTCACGTTTCAAATGAAATACATTATCTTCACTATATGGCTTTCCTTGAAAAACCATTTTTTTAACAACCTCAGTAAATTCACCCGCCTCAGCACTCATTCCAAGTGATGCAGTAAGTAATTTGGGGACATTTGCATCACTTACTTCAAGTTCAGTAAGTCGTTTGAGAAGGGTTGCAAAGTCAGTACTTTCTGCACTTGTTACTGCATCAACAAATTCAATATATCGTTTTTGATCTACTTTATCTTGACTCATTGTAAATTTAATAGATTGATCAGATTGTACTTCTTTTGTAATTGTAATATTAGATTCTGGAATAGGACCACCTTGTTGAATTGCTGCTGTGTTCATTGGCATAGTTTATTCTCCTTTAAATTCTTTTAGATCACTTTGTTGAAGTTTTTTAATTTTATCAATCATCCATTTCTCTTGATTTTCTTTATAGGGTGTTGTGTCAATTGGAATATGAACAACCCCAATTGTAGGAAGTTGTTTTGGAACTTCAATATCAACAACTTGCCCCATAAGAAAATTATTCCTAGTGATAGTTCTATTACTAGGATCAAAAGATACCATCATAAGAGCATCTTCGTTTTCTGCACAATCGCAAATTTTTCTTCCAGTTTTAGTTTCAATGACTGAAAAATAATCTTCAGATTTATACATTTTATTCAAAACTAAATCCTCCAAATTTATTTTTCATTGCTGAGACTGTTTTTTCTTTGTATTCATATTCTTCATCATGTCCAGCATCATGAATTTCATTTTGAGCGGATTGCTCTACATCATAAAGCCTCATTTTAGATCTGTCAATGCCAAGCATAAATTTCTTATACCAACCTTTATCATTATCTCGATTTTTAAGTTGCTTAACTGTTATCTGCCCCAACTCTTCCAACTCATCACTACTAATAAGGGCAAACATAAGATCAGCAGTAGCAGGAAGACCAAAAGATTCAGAAGTGTCGGTAAGTTCAGGATCAGAACTACCATAACCAGAACGAGTAGTTTGCGTGGCAGACACAACAGGTACGCAGAACTCGCAGGCAAGTCCTCGTATTTCTTCAGCAATTGCTTTAACTAATGTATAAGTATTCACGTTACTTCCTGCTTTATACCGAGAAGAAGCACAAATATTAAGATAATCAATAAAAATAATATCTGGGTGAAATGATTTTTTAAGTTCCAAATCATTGAGAAGTGATCTAAAATGTCCAGAATGTGCAGATGCAGTTGGATATTCTTTGATTATAAGAGTTCCCCGAGTTTTTTTAGCAAGACTATTAACCTTGTTTTCAAAAACAGATTTTGGAAGTTCCTTTAAGTCTTGAATTGGAACATTCAAAAGATTTGCGTCAATTCTTTCAGCAATTTTCTCTTCTGCCATTTCCATTGTAATGTAGAGAACGTTCCGTCCTTGGAGCAACACGGAGCTAGCAAAATGGCACATGAATAGAGATTTGCCGACACCTGTACCAGCAAGTGCGACAGTAAGAGTCTTTGGAGATAGACCACCTTTTGTAATTTTGTCAAAATATTCAAGATCGAATGGGATTTTTTGTTCTTTTCTGTGATGAAATTCATATCGTTGCTCATAATCTTCTAAGTAATCATGTCCAATGTGGTTATCAAAACTAACTGCTAACGCATCTTGAACAATCGATGGAATTGAATCCCTATTTTTCCCCCCCTCAGATTCATAAAGAGATACAGTTTCCATGATTGCCAAGTACAAGGCACGATCTTTACACCATTTTTCAGAGGTGTCAACAAGCCATTCAAATTCAACTGGAACATCCTCAAGTGTATTGATAAAATGAACAATTGAATTAAATTGATCTTGACTTAGATCTGTTCTTGATTCAATTTCCACAGTAGCAATTTCTTTACTGGGAAGACAATTATACTCATCAACAAAAGACTTAATTGTAGAAAAAAGAACTTTTTGAGTTTCATCTTGAAAATATTCTTCCTTTATAAAAGGAATTACTTTTCTTAAAAATTCTTCATTAAAAAGCAAATTTCTTAAAATTAAGTATTCAATCTTTTCCATTAATAATAGTGCAAATAAGTTGACATGATGTATTTTTTACCAGTTTTAACTGGTGATCCTTTATGTGGATATTGCCATGTAGGTGGAAAAATAATTAATGATCCAGGTTTAGGACTAATAATTAAATCGTGTTCTGGAAAAATAGTTTCTCCTCCAGTAAAATCATCGTTTAAATAATAAAGAAAAGCCAATAATCGAACTGAAGATTCTTGGTCCGTGACATCAACATGAAGATCGAATCTATCCCTCAAGACTGAATCATAGCACTTTATCCGAAATTCTTCAAGGCATATTTCTTCTGGAAAATATTTTGAAAACTCTGGAAATTTACTTTCATAGTACTCCAAATGATTTACTATGGTATTTGAAATAGGAGCAACCAAATGATTTAAAGTTTCACTAACGTTTAATTGAGTAAAATTTGGTGCTCCATTATTTTCTATTCTTTGCTTACCATTAGTTTTTTCAAATAATTCTATTAATTTTTTACATGTTTTCGGTGAAATTGCATCATCTATAGTTAAAATAAAATCTTTAACTTCCATAAGAAAACTCTTTTTGTGCAATCTCATCTAAAGCTTGCATTACTTCAGTAGTAAAATATTCTTCAGGATTTGCAAGAATCTGCTTTGCATAAATTTTCTTGCCATTCATTTCATATCGGCCTGCTACATTTTTCCAGAGTCCACCAAGTTCACCAAGTTCCAAAAGACCGTAATAACGATCAAGGCCGCGCTCATCATAATACAAACGGACTTCAACATCTTTATTCTCCTTACTTAAACGCGACTTAGCAGTCTTTGCCTTAATAATGTTTCCAATGACTTCTGTTCCATCCTTCTCTTTTTTCTTGCTGAGATATATGATGGAAGAGGCAGCATACTTAAGACCACTACCACCACCCATCTCTTTAGTAGGAACGTAAGCACCAATGACATCGTAGGTATGATTCGTAACGATCATGGGAATGTTTGCCTGACCAAGTTTGAGGGTGAGCATACGGAAAGCACCCTTAATCAGTTGAGATTTGGTCATGTCCCGAACTTCTTTATCGTTCAGAGCATCATTAATCTCTTTGCTGGTTGAAAGCATACCCAGAGAGTCTAACACAAACATGCAAGGACTGCGTTCCCCTTCAGGTTTCTTCATATACATATCAACTGCCTTGAGTGCCTTGCCACGGAACTCCTCAACAGTTACGACATTGACGACCACCAAACGAGTTGTGTCAACTCCACGGGAATCTAATAAAGATTTAGTAATAGCAGCTTCAGTATCAAAGTAGAGACAATAACCATTGGGGTTATTATCAAGGAAATTCTTAACAACGGCGAGGCTGAAGAAAGTTTTTCCAGTAGAAGACTCTCCAGCAATAGCAGTAATCTTATTGCCAGAGACACCACCAAAAATGCTACCTGAAACCAGTGCGTTAAAAATATACGAACCCGTGTCAACATAATTTTCAGTTTCATCAATCTCAGAGGCAAGTTGCGTATACTCACCTCCAATTTCTTTTACAATATCTTTAAGAAAATCCATTTTATTTTTCCTTTTTATTCAAAACATTAAATTTATATGACCACAGTTTAGCATATAGTTGTGGATTACTACTTTTTATTCCACTCATGATCATTTCAAGTTCATTTTCCGTTATTGGCAATTTGATCATACAAAAAAATCCTCCAATGAAGCTGTTTTTTCATGTTCCCATCCAATAGCATTGAGAATAATTTTAAGAGGTTCAAGAAATCCTTTTTCAAATTGAAGATCATAATCTATAAATTTATTTAATCCCAATTCTTTAGGAAAATCTTGAATGAAAGAAATCACATTTTCATAAATTGGATTTGGCAATTTAAGATAACAATACTTAATCTTTTCTCCGTTTTGGATAGTAGAATATTTATTTGTCAAATTATTTTGTTTAATGTGGTGATTAAAAAGAAGTGCTCCTCTCACATGAATTGGACATCCCTTTCCAGTATTTTTTAAATAAATTGTAGAAGATGATCTCCATTTAACAACATCAGTTACAGATTTGGGGAAAGAAATTTCTTCTGGAGAATAATTTTTAAACTCCTTTCTTGATTTTTCAATAAAATCAATAACGTCATCTTCAGTGCCACTCATCAAAATTTTAAAAGACTCCTTTAACATTTTTCTACAAGGAGCAGGAGTTGATGATTTGATTGCTTCAATTCCTTTAATTTTAAGTTTCGGTTCTTTATATTGAACACCTTCACTATTCCAAACACTCAAAATATATCTTTTTTTAGCAGTCCAAATTCCACGTTCAGCAATACATTCACGTTTCATGATCATTTTCTGATCATAAGCATTCACATAGTTAGCCAATTCTTGGTAAGAACTTTCAATATACTTTTCAAGTTCCACTTGACAGATCTTATCAAGGAACGAAACAACGCTTTGAGTAGTTTTCTCTCTTCCCTTGAATATAGTTTCAACCAAACTACCCATGTTAACATAAAGAGAATCGGTATCAGAAGCAATAACATAATCCACCTCATTTGTTTTAAGAACCTTATTCAGATAAGAATTCATCTTATTCATAATCCACTGAATAGAGACTTGTCCAGACAGTGTAATTGCTTCAGCATTTGCCAGTTTAAAATAACGAAAATACTGATTACCGATGGCACCATAAGCGGAGTTAAGTTGAATCTTACGTGCCATCTGAATATTATTGCATCGAGCAACTTCTTTCAGTAACTCTTTCTTTTTTGTTTTTTCATACTCTTGCTCTGCAATAAGCATCTTCTTTTTGAAGATTACACGTTCATTATAGATCTTCTCCATGAGTTCAGGAAGAAATCCACGAACATCTTTGCGATACATTGCCCCGTTTGGACAAACAGAATAATCTTTATAGTTTTCAAAATCAATCTGTTGATTTAAGATCTTTTCAACATTTGCAGTTGGATGTCTTTCTTCCAAGAGGGTTTCTGGGGAAATGTTATATTGCATGATGAGGTGAGGATAAAGACTATTAAGGTCAAAACTGACCACCCAATCATACACCCCAGGAATCGGTTCTTTAACATAAGCACCCGCATACTTTTCATCCTTAGAAACATTTTCCTTTGGAGGAATCACAATGTTTCGTTTCTTCAAGTAATTGTAAATAATGCTGTCCCACATACGAACTTGATAAAAGACATCGACAAAGTTTACTTTTGCGTCAAATGCCATCGTTACAGCAAGTTCAATGAGTTTCATCTTGTCTTCCAAACGGTCAACAAGTTCTACGTCCTTGATGTTGTATTCTACAAACTTTTGCCACCCTTGAGTATAAAATTCTTTGAAAGTATCAAACTCAGAGTGATCGAGTTTTTTCTGACCAAGTTCTACTTCAGCAATGTAATCAAGACGGTAAGATTCCTGTGCGGAATAAGTGAACTTTTTATAGAGAGCAAGATAGTCTAATTGAGTCAAACCACCAACGTCATAAGTAATCTGTTCCCTATTATTGACAAATACTTTATTTTCACTTACAAGACCCCAAGGTGAAAAACTTTTCATTCGTTTCTCACCAAGGACTCTTGCAAGTCGTCCACAAATATATGGAATATCGTAAAACTCAATATTCCATCCAGTGACTACTTCTGGAATATTATTTTCCCAGTAATAAAGAAATTTGACCAGAAGATCATGCTCACTATCGCATCGAATATATTTTACATTATCCTGTTTATTATTAAATGGACCATTCCCCCAAGTAATAATTTCCTTAGTAGTATAATCCTGAATTGTAATCAAAAGAATTTCTTCGATACAATCTTTGGGATCTGGAAATCCATTCTCTGAAGCAACTTCAATATCAATGGTATAAAGTTTAATTTTACTAATATCAAACTTAATTTCATCCTCTGGATACTTGTCAGAAATGTACTGATAGATATATCTATCATTTCCATAGATTTTAAAATTATCTACATCGGCATATTTTTTATAAAATTCTCTGCAGTCTTTTACAGATCCAGGTTTAATTTCTTGAACATACTCACCTTCAAGAGTTTTATACTTTGTTTTTTTATTTGATTTTATAAAAAGGGTTGGAGAATACTCCTCCTTAAACATTACTTGTTTTCCATTTTCATAACCACGAACGAGAAATTGATTCCCGATCATTTGCACATTGGTATAAAATCTCATTTAGTAAGTTCTTCGTATTTTTCCAGTAATGTTGCTCTTGGTTTAAAAAGAGTTAAGATTTTATCGGAATGAATGTCAAAATATGATGTTCCTGGAGAAACATAATCCTTCATCCATAGAGAAATTTCCATACTTTCTTGATCCACAAAATATGGATTTGTTAGTCTACAATCTGGTTCTCCAAGTTCGGATGCTTTTTGTTCTATTTCAGATATTAGAAGTTGATTATTCACCAACAATATCATCGTTATTGTCTTCGATTCCTGTTGCTGTTCCTGTTCCATTTTTCAATACCTGAGTTTCATACATTTCTTTGAGATCATCCGTAGGTTCCACTAAAGTAACGACCCAATCTTTATAAATTTCTACAGTCGTGTCTTTAGTAAGAGCTGGCCAAGGATAAAGAGAAACACTCATTTGATTCTCTTTTGATTCTTCATCTGGATTAGTAACACGAAATTCGCCATTGATAACCACCTGGCATGGTTTAATTAACTGATATTTAATCAGTTCTTCTCCAGAAAACATTCCCATCATTTCGGAAATTATTTGTTCTCCAGATTTGAGTAACGCAATTTTAACTGTCATGATTTTTTTCTATGTCTCCATTCTTATTTTACCAAGAAAAAAGAGGGGTGTCAACTGGATTTTGCCAGTCTCCCCTCTGCGGCGCCGACAACGTTTGTCGGGGGTAGCCCAATATTATTTATAGATAATCTTTTCGTTTATGAGATTCTGGGACAATTTTACCAAGAACAATACTCAATAATCCATCCTCAAATTCAACTGATCTAACTTCCGTGTCATCTGCGAGAGTCCAAGATCTGGTGAAAGATCGTTGCGCCAATCCTTTGTGTACGTAGGTGGACTCCGTTTCCTTGTCTTCTTTTTGCCCTTCCACAAAGAGCTTTCCGTCTTGCGTGTAAACATAGACTTCTTTCTTTTTAAATCCTGCGAGTGCGATTTCCAAACGTGATTCGACATTGCTTACTGTAACTAAGTTATATGGGGGATAATTTGAAGTTGTTTCATGAAGATTCCAGAATCTATCAAAAAAATAATCATCAAAACCAATACCATATCGATTAATCCTATCCATAAGAGTAGGAAAATCGGACACAGTGTATCGTGCGAGATTAGTCATTATAGTAGCTCCTTTTAAAGCGAGTTTGTGTTTTGTGGACCCCGAAGGCATCCATTAATAATTTATAATAGAAACAAAAAAAATGGGGGTGTTGAAACCCCCAATTATTCATTCGGTTACTACCCGTTTTTTAACACCAATATTGTATTTTTGCTCAAGAATCCAATCATTCTTTTCTTTATAAGCAATAACTTTGATTTGATTCAAAGGTGCAATGTCCATTACTTTATCTTCGTTTACGACTTCAATTAATCCCCAATCGGAAAGGAGTCGAATAATTCTGTTTCTGCGTTGAACATCATTCACAGTAAGATTTGCATGTTTGCCATCAAGAGCAAACAGTTCTTTAAAGTGAGTGATGTAATATCTTCCCTGCTTGTGAAGAATGTGAGCACTTTGATATAGCTTTTTTTCCTTTCTGGATGCTACACCAATTCTCGTAAGTGTTTCCCTTACTTTCAAGAAATCGTCTGGTTCCCTAAGGGTAACTTCCACCATCATATCGGGAGACCAATTTACTTGAGGTTCAATAGTTTGCGTTGTCATTTTGTTCCACCAGTATCAAGTCGTTGTTTAATCCAATTAATTTGATCATTTCTAAGGATTTTTAGAGCCTGGGATGCCTTCTCATTACTATAACCATAGTATTGTTTAACACATTCCAAATCTTTTACACTATCCTTACGGAGCCAGGGAGAAAATCTCTTCTTTTTCCTCAAAGTATTTAGCAGAAAAGAATATTGCATATCTTTATCTAAGTCAGAATACTTATTCAATTCGTTGACAAAAAGAACGCAATCCATATGTCCAGAAAGACATCGATTAATAATGTATGGATTATATTCTTTTTTCAGAGATGGATCTTCGTCCATCAAATTCTTTTTTGAAAAATTAATTGAATTTAACCAATCTTTAAGTTCAATCATAAAGTAATTTTTCCAATGGATTTCTTTCTTCTTTCATATAATTGGTCACAAGCAATTCAGTCTTAACATTATCATCAGTTCCCTTTTCACCTCTATGAGCCATAGAATACCTCAGTTTCCATTCTTTGCATTCATAGTTTTTATAGAGATCCAAAAGTCTATCGTTAAGATTATAAGTAATCATAAACTTATGAGGACAATCATAAACATCTTCGGCAAATTTGATGTGATCAAATCCCTTGTGCATTTCTCTATTTTTTCCGTAGAGAAAATCTTTAATATCATATGGTGGATCTAAGAAAACAAATACATTTTCACCATCAGAGTTCATAACTTCCGAATAATCAATGTTTGTGATTTTCCAATTTTTAATCAATTCAGAAAATTTTTTTATTTTTTTAGCACCAATCATAGAAAAATTTGAATTTGCCGCAGTTACTGAGAAAGTACTGTTTTCAGTAAGTCCAGAGTAACTACACTTATTCATAATAAAAAAAGCAACTGCTTTTTCTAAATTGTTATAACTATCAATTTCAGTTTGATACTTATTGAATAATTCTTTGGCAAATTTATCTTTTTCTTCTTGAGTTCCTTTATCAAGCATATTTTGCTTTTCTTCTTTTACTCTTTCGGAAAGATCATTTCCTCGATCACGAAGTTGAATCCAAAAGTTGTATAGAGGAACATAAAGATCGTTAATCCAAATAGGAACACCTGGATGTGCCTGTGCAGTATAGATTGCCATAGAACCACCACCAATAAATGGTTCACGGTATTCTTTAAAAAATATAGGATACCATTGAGAGAGTGTTTTTACAGCTTTTGATTTACCACCAGGATATCTTAAAGGAGTCTTTAATGGATACTGTATCGTCATATCAAACAATCAATTTTTTATTCGGGGTCATAAGTTTACTGCCAAACATTTGATTGTATTGTTCGACAATGCCTTCATCTGGATCTGCAGTATAGATTATAAAATTTCGTGATACCTGAATTTCTTGCTTCTCCTTGCTCAAAAGAGGAGACCAAGGTGCAAATCCGATCTTTCCCATTTCAGATGGAAAAGCAACAATAGGATTCTTGAATTCCAGATAAGTATCTGTTTCTTCTACAATATTTGTAATTACATCTTCGCCAGTGGAAAGACGAACCAATTTTACATTTAACATTTTAAAACCTCATTTGAACTCACATTCTACCATGATTTCAGTCAATGCCGCAAGAAGATTAATTTCTTGGTCAGCAACAAAAGCAGATTGATATTGATATTTTGCAATGATCAAAATTGCTGCTGGAACTGTATTTGGAGTTAGATATTGATAGCAGGCATCATAAATCTTACGAAGAATAATTCCAGAATCATTATCAAGATTAGAAACCACCCATTTACGAACATCATTAAACTTCTTTTCTTTAAGATTTTTAACCAGTTCATCTACAGCAATATCAGAAAACATTGCAAGGATTCCAGTGTCAATTTTACCACTGACAGAATACCTTTGGCATTCATTCAGAATCCTTCTCCAATCTGGGAAGTGACTATTTATGACTTGGACTAAAACTCTATCATCATATTCAATCAAGTTTTGGTCCAAGATTGTTTTCAATCGTTCCATAAACTGGACTGCAAGTTTTGCCTTTTCCTTACCTTTGATGGAAAAATCAATAACTGCACATCGACTATGAAGTGGTTCAAGAATCTTATTCTTATAGTTGCAAGTAAAGATAAACCTACAGTTATTACTAAACTGCTCGATGTTTGCCCTCAGAAGAAGTTGAACATCGTTTCCTGTATTGTCAGCCTCATCAATAATAATAACCTTATGCTTGGCATCTGATGTCATAGAAACCGTGGAAGCAAAATTCTTTGCCTGATTTCTTACGGTATCAAGAAATCTTCCTTCATCAGATCCATTGATGTAATAATAATCAACTCCCAGTTCTTCACACAATGCCTTTGCTACTGTGGTTTTACCTACACCAGGAGGTCCAGAGAGAAGCAAGTGAGGAATTTCACCCTTCTCCACAAATTGCTTAAATGATTCTTTTGTCTTTTCAGGAAGAATACATTCATCAATAGTTTTGGGTCGATATTGCTCAACCCAAAGAAAATCAGTTTTGTTCATAATTTAGATCCATTCAGGTTTACGTTCTGGCATACGAAGATAATTAGATGCAACCCAAGGTTTGGATGCGATATACATCTTGTAAGCAGTAAAAGTGTCAATGCTTGTGTCAAGTTTATACTCATCTGGCATAGCACGGGTAAATTCGGTTACTTCAGTGATCTTCCCCTTAGGAAATAGATAATAAGCATCTACGAGTGTCTTGTAGCAGGAATGGGTTTTACCATAACGAAGGGAATATTCATCACAGAGATTCATTCCATGTTTGATCAACCAGTAGGCATTATGGATACTTTCCAGTGCCCATTTAGTGCATGGGTGATTGCGAAATGCTCCTTTTTCAGTTTTGTAGGGTGTGTCATCGGACTTGTACAGTTGACCATACCCATGTCCCCATTTATCGGATGCAACGATAGAGAGCATTTGACAGCATTCCAGAGGCATCTTAACAATATGCTTGTCAGGCAAACAGATAGCAGATTCTGCTGGCCAAGGAGAAGTCACAAAAATGTTCATAATGAAAGTTCAATGATTTTAGAGGCATCGATGACTGAAAAGAATGCTTCCAGACCAACTACGTCCCATGCTCGTATCTTAACAGCAAATGGGATCATTGCCAAGTTCCCAATCAGTCGTGCAGTGCATCCAAATTTAACATCAACATAAAGAATAAGGAAGTATCCCACTATGAGTAGAATACTTCCCAAAATTCTAAGGACCGTAGATGTCATTCAAAAACTGAATCTGGTTCAAGGGCAACAAAATAAATTAAAGGAATATCTTTACTTTTAAATCTTGCTAGATTTTGTTTTGAAATAATAATTTCATATGACCCTGAAAGGATCTTAATATTTTCAACCTTAAAGTTAAAGGTAAATTGAGAACTAGTTTCACCAACAATGATAGAAAAATCATTGGAAGTATCATTTTTTTTATCTCTTACTACCAGTTTAACTACTCCAGATTCACCAATTACAGACAAATCTGGAAGTTGATAAATTTTAGCAGCTTTAACAAGTTTATCAAGTTGAACCGTAGTTACCTCAAATTTAACATCTTCACTTTTCAAAGCAAGAGATTTATCTGGAGGTGTAACGATTACGTTTTGATCGGCAAAGAAAAACTTGGACCTTGTTTTTCCCTCTTTAATTACCACATAACCGTCATTGTCAAAATCAAGATCTGCATTTTTATGAAGATCCAATCCGTTCAAAAATTGAGGAAGATCATAGATGCCAAAATCTTTTGGAAACTCTTCTTCAATTTCAGCCTCTGCAAAGATGTTTTTCATAACAGAAATAGTCCGAAGATTATTTCCACTTCTAAACAAAATAGACTGATTAATATTTGAAAAGTTTTTAAGAATTGTAATTGTTTTTTCAGAAAGTTTCATACCGATCATTAACGTTTGTGTGGAATCCTGCGAAGTTGTACATAAGAATACCATAATGGATAATCTTTAATGCGTCAAGCTTTGAAAAACCATTCTTTTTTCCAAACCTTGCTGAATATTTAATAAGATTATCTCTACAAAAAGGAACTCCATCACCAATTGCTTCAATAATATCGAGAACCTGAACTTTAGATTCTTCCGATGTGTAATGTTGATGATAGGTACTTTTAATATATTCTTCAGCAGCCTTTAAAGTCTTACCTTCATTAAATTTCCAAAAGTGTTCTTCTTTATTTTTTTCTTGGAAATTATATTTATTTTCAGGAATAGCAGTATTTTCTCCCTGTAAATTTTCAGAAGGATCTTGAATAATCAATTCTGGCATATTTGGATTCAAATTTGCCCACTGTGGTGGAGTTGAATAACATTCTGCACACCCAGATTCATCTGCATTAGATTGCTCCAAAAGAGCCCTAAGTTCTTCTGGAAGTTTTATGGGACTAGAAGAGTAATCCATCATTTTAGTTTTCTCACTCATTTCAAAAATTTATTTAATTAAAACAAGGCTTGTTTAACCCTTTATCATGATAACACATAAACAAGCCTGTGTCAAAAGGACCTTTACCTTGGAATCGAAAACCCTTTAATCTTTTCAAATTTTATTACACTTTCAAATCTATCTTCCATACCAACTTTATGGGAGATTATAAAAATATTTGAATCTTTAACAATATACCTGATAATCTTAATGAATTCTTCCGTTCCATTCCCATCAAGAGAACTATCAAATACTTCATCCATGATTAGAAGGTTCGTATTTGTAGAGTTCTTAAACTTAGCAATTTCCCTCCAAGTAAAAAGAAGCGCTAAATCAATCCTCTGCCTTTCTCCTTCACTGAAAGATCCATAAGTAAAATCCTCATGAATGGGAGATTGAATTGTTTCATTAAACTCTTCATCAAGAGAAAAATTAATATAGAAGTCCATCATTTGCAAGTATCTATTTACTTGCTGATTGATAAATGGTAAGTATTTTTTAATTATGGTTGTTTTTACACCAGAGTCTTTTAAAAGACCATAGCAAAAATCGTAGTATGAAATTGTTTTCTTCTTTTCGGACAATTCTTCAAAGACGTTATTTAATTTTTCTTTGAATTGAGCTAACTTCTCATGTTCAATATTCTCGTTTTCCAGGTTATTGGTAATTCTTTGAATTTCCTTTTCAAGATCTCCGATTCGTTTTTGGAATCCAGAGATTCTAAGATTATTTTGAGAAATTTCATGCGTTAGGTTAGTGACTTCTTTTGAAATTTTAAGAAAATGACTTTCTCTAATTTCTTCATCACGAATTGTCTGCTCAAGTTCTTCATAACCAGATTGCAGTTCTTTTGCCTTGTTTATGGCATCACTAATTCTATTTAATCTAAAAGATTCTTCTATATTTTGTGTGCAGGTAGGGCATACCGAATTATTACGGAAAAACTCATGCTCTTCAGTAATCGTTGCTACTTTTTGGGAGAGTTTCCCTTTGATCGAAGCAAGTTTTTTTAACTTATCTTTGGAACTAGATAAATCTTCCAGTTCTTTCGTGTATGAAAATATTTCTTCTTCGTACTTATTATTATATCCAAAGCAAACGTCCACTTGACTATTGATCAAATTTATTTCTTTTTTGTTTTCTTTTATTTTAGTTTCACCTTCGTTTTGAATCTTTTGGATAAAATCTTCTTGCATTTCTACTTTATCCTTTAAAGAATCTTTTTTCAATTCCAAAGTTTTAACATCTTCTTTAATAGATTTAATTTTTTCCTTAACTAATGAATTCATAGTAGAAAAAACTTTAATATCCAAAAGATCTTCAATAACCTCTCTTCTACTTGAAGCATTCAATTGCATAAATGGAACAAAATTACTACTGCCAATAATCACAACTTGAGTGAATGTTTTGTAGTTCATTTTAAGAACTGTTTGCTCAAGCCATTTCTGCTGATCTGTAGACGAAGATTGTTGATCTAATTGAGTTCCGTTTCTTTCTATTACAAAAATGGAAGGTTTAATTCCTCTAATAATTTTCCAAGATACAGTTCCAATTTGAAATTCAATTTCAACAACACAGTCTTTTTCATTTGTAGAATTAATCAATTGAGATTTATTAATTCCACGAAATGATTTACCAAATAAAACAAAAGTAAGGGCATCCAAAAGAGTACTTTTTCCAGCACCATTTTGTCCAATTATAAGAGTTGTTTTATCTTTTATCAGATCAATCTCAGTAAATTGATTTCCTGTACTGAGAAAATTCTTCCATTTAATTTTTTCAAATAAAATCATTATCTTCTTCTGGCGGAATTACAAAATCATATTCAGTGAAAACGGAATATTCATATCCATGCTGTTTGCAAGCAGATATTATCGTATCATCATCAACTTCAATTACATTCATGGTAGGATATCCCCTTTGCTCTTCTAACATCATAGCAAATCTCATTGCATCATCTTCTTCTTCAAAAATGTATAGTACATGATCACCATCTTCATTAGATACAGAATAAGCTCCTGCCTCTTCTTTTCCATCAATAGTAATAATATACATCTTAAACCATTTCGCAGGATTCCTGATAGAGATCTTTTATAATATTTTTAAGTATTGATTTGTCCATATTAGTTTCAGATTCCTGAATATATCTATCTAAAATACAAATTGTATTTTCCGATTCGATCTCTTCAAATTCTTCTGAAATATCAAATTCAAAATTTTCTATTATTTTAACTTCAGATACATTTGAAGAATATAATTTATCTAAAAATTTTTCAAAATTAAGTTGATTGGATTTAGTTTTAACAACTACTTTAACAATTTTATTTTCATAATTTGAAAAATTAAATCCTTCAATTGGAGTATCCTCGTAATTAACGATTTCAAAAATATTATAAGGATTATCTACATGAACATGTTCAAGGGTTTCTGTATCTAAAATAGTAAATCCCCTTGTATCATTTACATCTGTCCAATAAATTTCATAAGGATTTCCCAAATAATAAATTCTTCCATCAGTAGATCTAGTGTGATAGTGTCCCGAATAAACACGTTTAAACTTTTCAAATAGTTTGCTTTCTAAACCATGCTCCATGATGATTTGTCGATTAACTCTAAATCCTGCAAATTCAAGGTGGCCCATCACACATTTACATGTGGTCTTTTTAATATGATCTAAAGTTTTTTTCTCATTTTCTTCATTAATCCAAGGCAACAATAAAACTTTAAGATTTTCAAGTTTAATTTCTGTCGGATCGGAATAAATTTTAACGTTTGAGTATTCTCTCAAAAGTAGATCAACTGCATTAACTTGATTTGTATTTTTATAATAAGCAGTATGATTTCCAACGATAGTATGAACTTGAATGCCCATTTCACTGAGTCGATCATAATAGTGATTTTTTGCCCAGGAAAGTGCAGAGAAATCTATTCCCTTTCGACTATCAAAAGTATCACCCATATCAACTACAGTAGTGATACTTTCTTCTTCCAATTTGGGGAAAAAAATATTATTATAAAAATTTAAAAAATGATCATGAAATAATTTGGAATTTTTTCTTGCTCCAAAATGTTGATCAGTAATAATTGCTACTTTCATTCAGTTGCGAAGTTTGGAGTGAACAGAGTCTTTGATCGAATTATAGTCGCTGTAGTTAACTCCGTCAATACTTGAGTCGTCATGAAACACTTCATCATATCCAGTGCGTTCAAGAATTTTATTTTTAATCTCTAACTGACGTTTTTCTCTTTGAATTCTTCTCAAAAATGCATAGTGAATAATCTGAGTAAAATATGCAAATGGATTTGTTGATTTTTCTGGATTAAAATTGTGAATATATTGGACACAATTTTCAATGCCGTCAGAAATCATATCATCCTTAAAGATATAATTGACAAAATTGGGTTTAAAGGATAAATGAGTTGCGATCTTTAAAAAACACTCGCCAATATAATTTGTTATCTGTGGTTTTGGATCTCCCCTTTCCTCTGCTTCAACAATTCGTCTTTTATACTCCACTAAAGCTTCCAGAAAATCTTTATTATTTACATAATGTATAGATTTTTTTCTTTTGTTAGTCATTGAATCTACAGAAATTACCATAAAAATATTTGATATAATATGTAGACATTATAACATTTTATAGTCAATTACACAACAACTTGACAAGACCCCCAAAAAATGTCTATAATGGGTTTGTCACCTTTTGAGATAATTATATTCTATTAATACTTAGTATTTTTTATATATTTTTTCCAATAAAACTTTAGCATCATTTATGTTACTGATATAACCCATCTTTCTAGTAACATTAATCTTATTATTTTTTATATTATTAAAACTTTTAACAAAAGATTGATGTATTTTTATAATTTCAATATCATTTGTTTCAGATATTGTAATTACCTTTTCCATGTTTAAGATGAACATGTCTTCTTTTGTTGTTTTTATCCATGGTTCAACTTTATATCCAGTCATTCCATTTCTAGATTTTACTTCGGTAAGAGTAATTGGATTTGTAATTAATAAATTAATACTGCCATTTTCTTCACATGGCATTACTCTTGCGAATATTTCTTCCCCACTAATTAATTTTATTGAAGCATAAAAATCATCTTCCATGCTAACTTCCTCCGATATTAATTGGTATTATTTCATAGTTAAAATCTTCTTCGACGTAAATTTTAATTCTTTCTATAAAATGATTTAATGTATAATTTTTTCTTGAATTGTATGTAGTGTCATCTGCAATATCATACAGGGTTGCTTTATCTTTATTTTTACCCTTTCTTAAAACCCTTCCAATGCTTTGAAGATTTCTTATTCTAGATTTACTAGGTGATGCAAAGATTATATTATGGAGTCTTTTTATAGAAATTCCAGTACTAAAAACTCCATAAGAAGCAACAATTATTGCATTATCTTCTTTTTCGGTAATTTGCCGTATTGCTTCTCTTTCTTCAGCATCAACTCCACCATGAACAAAGAAGACTTTTCTATTATCTTCTTTACGACTATTTATTAAATCAAATAATATCTGCCCATGAGTTTCTACTCTAGAAAATAATACAAGAGTATTTCCTTTTAAACTCAATGCAAGATTTCTTATAAATTTATTTCTTTTATCATTTGTGATAAGAAATTGAATTTCATCTTCATAAGTATCAAATTTTTGAGGTTTATGTTTAAGAAGTAAGCAATTAATGTCCAACTGAGATGCTCTTCCCTTTTCAATCATCTCAGATGTTCCAATAGTTTTATATTGTGGACCAAATAATCCACAAACAACCCATTCATGAGTATTACTTCCAGATAAAGTTCCAGTAAATCCAAATCTATATTTTGCATTATGGCACTTTTTCATAATATCAATTAAAGATTTAGATTTAGCAGTATGAGCTTCATCTACAATCACACAGTCATAATTTTCAAAGAAACTCTTCGGTAAAGTATATAAAGATTGCCATGTAGAAAGAGTAACGGGCATATCTGTATGCTTTTCTCTGCCAGAATAAATTAAATGGCAATTATTTTCAGCATCCCATCCATAGTCACTGAAGTCATTAAACATTTGACGAACAAGTGATGTAGTTGGAAAAACAATAAGAATCTTTTTTCCCTTTGCGACATAATATCTTATGATTGAATAAATCATAAGAGATTTGCCCGATGCAGTTGGACTTAATATGAGTTTTCTATTGTATCTCAGGCACTCATAGACACCGTTTATTTGATAGTCATATGGATCATGACTACAAATAGATTTCATGTACTCTGTAACCCCTTCTGGGCATATCTCCTCATTTACTTCAAAGGGAAGTCCATAATACTTGTTTTCCTTAAAAGTATAATCATAATTATACGTTTTTAGTTTAGCAACAACTTTATCCAGAAGACCAGCATACACTTCTCCAGTATGCGTACTTAATAATCTAATTTTTCCATCCCAATGTTTATTTCTCATATGTGGCATAAACTTTGCCCCTTCTACATCAAATGTAAAATGAGGTTCAAGTTCATACAAAACATGAGGTTCACATTCTAATTTAATGTAAACCTCATTCTTTTTAGTGATTGCCACATCAGTCATAAAGTATTGCTATAACTGATATATTTAGTTTTATTACCCCAACCCACTCATAAATTTTTGATACTCGATTGCATTTTTAATTTGATAAGTGCGATTGTGAATTGTCTTAATTATGTCTTCAAGATAACGAAGCATAATATCATAGTATTCTACTTTGAGTGAAACTTGAGCAAGTGTTTCATCCGCATCCAAATATTGCCGTAGAGTATCTTTGTCACGGATTTTTTTAGGGAATGGATTCTCCACATACTCATCAGGATCTGCTTTTCCAGAATAATACTCATGGCGGTCTTTTCTCACACTTCTTTTTTTATTTTCTGCGTTTGTTCTGAGAATTGTTACTTTATTGTATAAATCAAAATATTTTGCATGTAACACTGGAATATTTAAAGATTCCGTGTGAAGATTATCTATATCTATTTTTGAATCTTTTTCCCACATCGATTGTATAATATCTAAGTCAATTGCCACAATAATTTAACTCCATCTTTTTGGTAAATGATTTCCTTTATCATCAGTAATATTATACATCATATACTTAAAACTTACTGTAGATGTAAAATATTCCTCACTAGTATTTGTAGCATCAAATTGAAGTTCTGATAATCTATATGGAAACATTCTTCTAAAAATAACTTGATAGTTTACATTCAAATTGCTGTTCAATATAAACAATGTTCCATCAGAATATAGATTCATTTCACCACCACTATTCACAGAATAATTATTAGGATCTGTTTGATAGTCATATATTTGAGCTAAAGACTCTGGAAATCCAAGACCCCTCATCCAGTTTTGTATTTCCATATAGTTTTGAAGATCTTCATCTACAATAAAATCCAACTCAAAATCTTCAAAAACCATATTGTCTCCAGGGACTGGAATTGGATTTGTCAGATATTGGGAATGATTTGCAACTCCTAAAGTTATTCCTGGAATTACTGCCTTATTTGCTAAAAATGATGTCTTGGGGGCACGACTTAAACTAAATCTAAAGCCAGTACTTGAAAGATAATTTCTATTTTCTAGTTGCCCTCTTCTAGTTGCCATTGATAATTTTTTTCTTTCTTATCAGACTATTTATTTAAGAATAGGCATTTGCTAGTCCCCAATAAACAAATAATCCGATAGATGCAAAAAGAATGATTGCATTAATAAGAACCCTTGTCATTATACGCATTTATACTCATTGGTATAATTTTATGTATAAAAAAAGACCCCCCAAATGGGAGGTCTTGTATGAGAACCGTGACAATTAAATCACATGAGGTTCTTAACTTGTACTCTTCTGTAGTAACGATTGCTGTTCGTTCTCATACGTCCCAGACCTTGATCAGTACCCTCTGCGAATGGGTTTGCAACCATTCCATAACGGGTCTTAAATCCGATTTTTGGCTGGAAGGTATTCTCTCCAACTGCACGTACCATCTGCAGAGGTACGTATGGGCAATAGAAGAGTCCTGCGTCATAAGGTGAAGAACCCTTATAACCAACAACATAATACTGAGTTGCAGCATTATTTGCGGAATATGGGTCAATATAAACGCGGAATTTGCCCATCAGAACACCAGCAAAGGTGTTGCCAGTGTCATCAACGTTCAGGTTTGCGTTGAGTGCTGGGGTGTAGTCAAGTACTCCTGCCATGGTCAGTGCCGAAGCAACGTCAGCAGAGCACATGATTACATTGCCCTTTCCTCTACGAGTTCTTTGTGCAATCTGGTTCGCATCTCTTTCGATTTGGAACAGAAGACCCTTGAACTTCTCAACTGACCAACGACCGTTGGAGTCAATATCAAGGTCAAATACACCTTGAGTTGAAACATTGAGAGTTGCGCCTTGCTCAGCAACCTTATAGATGGTTCTGATTACTTCACGGTTGATTTCAGCAAGAATCTCGGTTGAGAGAATGTTTGCTAATTCCGCTTCAGCATTCAGACCATGGATTGCCTTCAGGTCTTGTGCAAGCTCAAGGCTGTATTCTGCCTTCAGTGCTCTTGACTTGGCTTCAACAAGAATCTTCTCGATTGAGAATGCCATCTCGTTGAACTGATTTCCACCAGCAGCACCAAGTGCTTCTGATTCGTCAGTACGCATACCTTGTCCAACTTTGTAATCAAGTTGGCTTGCAGTTGCGGTTGGGTTCAGCAGACCTGGATTTGCTCCAGTTCCTTGTGCTGTAGTACCCATACCAACCACTGCACCTTCACCCTGAGTTCCAGTGACATCTGCTGCCCATGCATTGTCAGAGTTGAATTGATCTCCTTGTCCAGAGAATGCGGTATCTGGCTCGTTGAACAGTGCTTCTGTTCCCGACTGATCGTTGTAACGTGATCTCATTGCAAAGATCAGTCCAGTAGGGCCGTTCATTGGCTGAACACCAGCAAGATCATAGGCAACCAGATTAGGCATTGAACGTCTAATCAGTGAGATCAGAACTGGATCAAAACCTGCAACTGGGCCTGCTGGATTGGTATCTCCAGAGAAACCTGCACCGTATCCACCAGCACCAGTGTTAGTGTTTACAGTTGGGGTTTCGGTGAGAAGACCACCGTTTTGGAAAGCTGATTGCTCTCTTAAAAATTTTTCTTGATTTTCTAACAGGACTGCGGTTACTGCTCTTCTATGTGAATCCCTGATTGGATCGCATCCTTCGTGATTCAGAAGAGGTGCCCACTTTTCCTGCAGTGCTTCTGATTGAAACATTGCTTTTACCTTTTACTAAAGTGCGTTTTTTTGTTTGATTAATATTAAATTCAGTTTTTTGCAACTGATGAAAGAGTTCTCAGATATGCTTCCATTGTTTGTGAATGGAATTCGGGGGTAGAATCTACTCCTTCTGAGAGTGTTTCAGATGTTGCTTTTGGAGATGCCGTCTTTGAAGGGAAATATGATTCCTTCAATGTCTCCAGTTTTTCACGATATTGTGATTCACTTTCAAACTCAACACTCTCGGCAAGTGAAGCGAGCTTTTCTTTCTGAGAAAGTGCAAGACCCTCAGTTACATTGTCAAAGATTCCTCCAGCAACCGACTCTGCGAGACGCTTGTTAAGGGAAACATTCTTCTCAATTTGCTCGTTGAGTTTTGTCTCCATGTCATCAAGTTTTTCTACCATACTCTCAAGTACATCATATTTCTCTTCAGGGATTTCTACATAATGTTCTTCAAAAAGACCCTTCATTCCTTGAATAAAGGATTCTGTCATTTCTGTTCTAAGTCCTTGCTCAACTGCAAGGGCATTTTCTTCTAACCATTCCTGAGCAACATACTCAAGATATGCATCAAGTCTTTCTTCAAGAATAGACTTGATTTCGGTGACTTCTTCTACAAGTCTCTCTTCGTATTGAGATTCAAGAGATTCACGAACTTCCGAAACTTTTGAACGAAGAGCTGCTTCAAAAATAATTTTTGCTTTCTCTTGGAACTCTTCGGAGAGTTCTTCACCTTCAAGAAGAGCATTGACATCTTCTTCGATATCAAACTCTTCTTTCTTTACCTCATCCTCATCCTGATCATCTTCGTCATCTTCTTTCTTGGACTTCTTCTTAGACTCTTTTGAATCTTCTTTTTCGTCCTCTTTTGAATCCTCTTCTTCTTCCTTCTCTGCCTCAACAATTACTTCATCATATTCGTCTTCCAGATCCTCTTCTTCTTTAACTGGTTTTGCCATTTTCTTCATGGACTCACCAGCACTACGAGAAACTGTAGAACCTCCTGTAGTTGCATAAGCAGGGGCCTTTTTCATTCCTTCTGCTGCCTTTGATCCTTTATTTACTACATCCTTAACTTGCTTTAAAGGAGCAGCTGCATCTCCAAGCTTTGCAGAATCATCATCTGATCTATAATTTTCTGGTGTTGGTCCACCAAGATCTGCCCAACTTGTTGTTTGACCATCTGGAATTCCAGTAGTCAATTTATGCATTGGTTCAGCTGCTTTTGAACCAGCATTGACAGCAGTTTTGGATTGTGTAGTGCCTACTTCCATTTCCTGTAAATTTTTACCACGGGACATTTGAACTCTCCGTTAAACTATATTAGTAAATAACTATATTTATTTATAAATTAATTAATTACAACGAATTTAAAAACTCGTTGAAAAGATTAAGTTTATGCTCTTCCAGAGCACGTTGTTCTACAAATCTTTCGACTCTATTTTTGAGAACATGTACTTTTTGTTCTAGAATTCCATTACTCCAGACCCACTCCACTCCTTCCATAATTCCATTTACAAAAGCATCTGGGGCTGAAGGATCTGCAACAATATCTGCTGCAGTTGCTAACATAAAATCGTCATTAACGAGTTTTACGCCATTTTTTTCTATAAGAGAACCAACTCCCCTTGAAGAAACGCCAAGTTTTACACCTTCTCCAATTAAAGAAGATGCGATTTTTCCCATTGGAGTATCGAGGATTTTTGCTTTTCCTACAAAGTTAGTTCCATCTTCTTTCAAAGATGTAATCATGTGTGAAACTCTATCCAGGTTTACTGTTGGTCCATCTGGATGTCCAAGTTCTCCCAGAGCACGACCCTTTTGAATATAATTTTCATTGTATCTTTGTACTTCTCTTTGCAGAGTTTCCATTGGATACATACGACCATTACGATTTTTTATATTTGCTTGGAGAAAAGTCCCTTCAATATGAAGAGATTTTTTCCCACCTTTGCTTTCAGTAATAAAATTTACTGATTCTATTTCTTCTGTGATTAGTTTCATGAGATTAGTTAGTAAATCCTACTTTTGCTCCCAAGACAGCAGCATTAGCTGCAAGAATGCAATGGGATGATTGTTTTTGTAAATATTCTGTAGTTCCTCTCATAAGAGTGAAAGATCCAATTCCTGGACCACTTTGAGATTCAACAACAGTAATAAGATAATCACTAGAGGTAGAAGTGTTGACTAATCTAACGACAGTTGCTTCACTAAAACTGGTTGCTGTTCCAGTTGTAGTTGGTAAAGCTGCTTCTGAACCAAGAACTTTAACTCTGTAAGCCATTATTATAAGACACTATTTATATTAATATTTATCAAATTTAATCTTCATCAACTTGTGGTGGATTGAAAAAAGAATTTGCTATTTGTGGTCTTAAAGAATCAATCTTTTCTGCAGTCTTTGCAAAAAGAGCATCTTTAATTGCATCACTAATATCTGATGCGGATGAATCATTTGTAATTAAATCAACAATTTGTTCCATAATAGTTATTGTATACTTTTGATATTTATGTATTATCTTTTATTTGGTACGTTTTTTATTGTTGGAGACTTTGGAGGTTCTGCGGCATTTGAATTAAAATCTGGTGATTTCGTATCTAAAGGAACAGAACCAGAAGCACCATTTATTGCATCACTTCCTGTTGGAAGTGGAAGTCCAGTTTCTGGATCAATAGGAGCATTTGGATCAGGAATAATCCCCTTTTCTATCTCTTTTTTAATTTTTTGATCTTCTTCTACTATCTCTTGATCAGTCTGACGAAGAATTTTATTTCTAATATATTCTTGAGAGAAGTATCTTCCAACATATGGCTCTGCAGTTGCTGCGAGATTTAATCTTTCAGTAAGAAGTTCTGCGTCTTTCAGCTCTGAGAAATGATTATCATACAGGAAATCGTATTGAATATGCTCTGACATTATATCCCAATCTTCGGGAGTAATGACATTCTTAAGAATTAATTGAGTCTTTAATAAATCATTGAAAAGATTTGCAAATCTTTTTCTTAAACGACCAACAAATTTGGTAAATTTAAGTTCGTCTCTCAAAATTTCAGAAGATCTTCCAAGATTAAATCCTCCTTCTCCTTCCATTCTTGATGGTGGAACGTTCAGGGATCTATAAAGTTTAGCCTGGAAATACTTAATATCTGTAATTTCACCAAGATTTTGTCCACCTGGAAGAGTTGAAATCTCTGTTCCTCTTCCACCTTCTCTTCTTGGAAGCCAAAAATCTTCAAGCATTGCCATGAATTTTTTGTCATCACGTATTTCTCCAGTAGAAGAATCATAAACCATCTTATTACGATAACGCATCATAACGTCACGAAGATATTGCTCTGCTTTCATTTTTGGCAGATTGCCAACATCAATATAGAAAATTCTACGTTCTGGTGCTCTTGATAATCTGTAAATAACAAGAGAATCCTCAATCATACGAAGTTGATTAAGAGATTTAATTGCTTTATTGAGATATGAAAGTGTAGTTCCTTTATTCCTATCTACTAAACCAGATGTGCAATATGCTATTGCATCTCTTGCAATTTTAATTCCTGCTTTTGCTGTGGACCCAATATTTGCTGGATTTCCTGGTCCTACTGGATAAGTAGATCTTGGACTATAAAGAAAAAATTCTTCAATTTCTGGAAAATTAAAGTTCATTGGATCTTCTTCAGAAGATTTCCCCATTGGTTGAACTTGTGTTCCGTTATTTTTTTTCTTCTTTTCTTGCCTAACATAACGGATTTTCATAGAGTCTATGTATCTTAACTCTTGAATTCCATCTTGAGGATTCTTTAAATCTATTACTTTATGATAAAAAATTCTACCGTCTATATACCAGTTTCTGTATATTTCGTGGCATTTTTTATCAAAATCTAAAAGTGATAATATGAATTTAAATTCTTCTCTAATTTTTTTCTTAATACCATCACTTGCATTAAGATTTGAAAGTTCTATTTGAACAGGACTGTCGTTAGAATCAGATACTATTGCTTCATTTACAATATCTTCGATGGCACTGTCAACCTCTGGATGCAATGCCATCTCTCGATATTTTTTAATCAATTCAAATTCATTACGATAAACGCCTTCTATATCTACATAAGAACCAAAAAAACCACTAGTTAAATAATGGTCAACCCCGTCCTCGTGATTAACGGGAACGGGGGACAATGCAGATTTAGGTAATTTATCTTCGTCGTCAATAGAAAAACCGAACAATTTAGACATTATTAAAAGTATCTTGGATTTTCTATTATTTATGTAGTTAAATCAGATGACGTTATCGTTAGGAGCTTGAGATCCTGTAACTTCTCCACCTTCTTGGTCGTCAATTTCAAACCAGTTGACCTGGAATTCTACGGTGAATTCCTCAATCGTATCTCCAGTGTCATAAGAAAGATCAATCTGGGAAACATTAGTTGGGAAGATATCGTGAAGTTTGTATGCTCTCAAGATTCTGGACTGGAATGTTCCACCATTGTATGGAGGTGCTGCCTGACCAAGATCTGCATTTCCGTCAACAACGTTTGTACCATTTCTTTGGTTGGATCTTCCAAGTTGCCATACAATCGCATCAGTCATATAAGACTGAGGATTAACAGCACCTGAAGCATTATCCAATTTGGAAATGTGGTTCATCCATTGCTCAAATGCATGTCTGAGGTTGAAGTCCTCATCGTTAATGATGGTGACTGTCCAAGTATCAAAGGTGCGGTCTCCAGCAACTTTTAAAATACGTCCTCTAAAAGGAACATCAATTGGTGCAACGTTTGATGCTGGCAGAGCTGCTGACTTGCAAAGGAATTTGAAGTCATCTTGATCTGCATTTGTCCAATATTGTACAATATTTGTTGGGAAAGCTGGGATTGAGACCTCAAATAAATTGGGTCTCGCACCACCACCACGGAGCTTATTTTTAAAGTCCGTAATATTCTTTAGTCTTGGTCTGTTGTCGGTTGCATTAAATGCGCTTGCCATTTGTTTTTTCCTCCGTTGGGGTTATTAGTTCAATTTATTCATTAAACAGTTCCAGCAACTTCACCGAAACTTACTCCAGTTCTTGTAGCAACGAAGGTCAGTGTCACATAATTAATGGATTTAGTTGGCTTCAAGTAGATATCTGCTCTAAATTCATTGTTGTCAATGATATCTGGAGTGTTATTTGTCTCATTACATACAATCAGATAACCATAAAGTCCTCTCTTAGCTTGAATTTCGGCAAGGAAAGGATCGACAACAGCAACAAAGTTTGATCTTGTGATGTCGTCATTCAGTTCAAAGAGTTGTGCGTCTGCAAGTCTTTGCAGTGACTGTTCAATATAAAGGAACAATCTACGAACATTAATTCTATCAAATGCTGATGCATATCCAAGTGCCGTCTTATCTCCAAACAGAAGTGTTCCAAGTCCATTTTGAGTAATAACTGGGTTCACTCTTGCAACGTAGAGTCTATCTCTTTGTGCTTTAGTTGGATTATAAGCCAGTTTGACAGCATTATTCAAAATTCCTCTTTGCTGTCCAGCAGGAGAGAACCAAGGATATGATTCGATTGATGTTCTTACCATCAATCCTGCAATGTCTCCATTACATGGAATATATCTAAATGCATTATTGAATCTATCATAAGTGTACTTATATCCAGAGTCAAATACTGCATAAGAAGATGATGAAAGTGTGCTAAAGAACTCTACAACGTTGTCAGTAATGTCATCAGTACTGAGGAATGAGAGTCCATCTCCAAGAACGTCTGTTCTATGTGGAGAAATGCAAGCAATGCAGTCCTTTCTATCTTCAGCAATCGCAATCAGGTTTTGTGCCTTTGCTTGCGACTCAAGCTTCTCTTCTAATCCAGGACCCATCAACAGGTAATCAATTGCAATTTCATCTGGATCTGCAAAGAGATCGTATGCGTTGAGAAGTTCGCCAAGGGTTGCTTTAAGACTTCCAGTGACGGTTGTTTCACTCAGAGTTACGGTTGAAGCATTTGCACTTGCTGTGATTGCTACAGCTTGTTCTGCTGTTGCTCCAGCGGTTGTTGCAGCAACTACAGGAGTATAGTCCTTACCACCTGAAAGTCTGAATACCTTAGTTCCATAAACAGAGAAGGTTTTTTCTCTTCCAGGTTGATTCCAGAGTCCATCTGTTAATGAAATTGGAGTTAATCCACCAGCAAATGTTCCATCTACAGATGGATAGAATCCAGATGCAACAACAGTCTCATTGTTTGAAATATCAGATGGATTATCACCGACAAAGATATATGTTGAATACTGTCCAACAAAATCCTTCCAGAAAATTCTTTGTGGAGGATTAACGGCAGAAATTGCATCTACTGCCTTTGAGAGGAATGTATGCTTTTCAACAAGATTTCCTTTAATTCCAGTGATTGTTCCGAGGTCATCAAACAATGCGATGTGAATAGCATCGTTTCTTCCTTTTCTGTCAGCAACCCATTGGGTTGTTGATGGCTTGGAAGCAATCGATTTCCAAAGAATATTTCCAGTTTCAAGAGTAATTACTTGCTCATTATACCAATCTTTAACTTGATTTCCTTGAGTGATATTGCATGTTGCAACACCAACTCCACTATTGTTACTAAAAACAAGTTGTGTATTTGGTTTGAAGGATGCGTGTCTTGATCTGTTTTTGTACTCAATTCCTTCTTCTACACCAGCAGCAGAAACTTTAGATGTAACTCTTACATCAACTGTACCAAGAGCTGCATCAACTCCTGTTACGATTCCCTTAAGATATCCATCTTCGGTGAAGAATCCACCACCCGCATCATTTCTTCCTGTTCTTCTAACAGGTCTTCTTACCTGATCGAGAGTTACAGTTACAGCATATCCAACTTGAATGTTTCCAGCTGCAGTAGTGCCGACTTCCAGAATTTGGTCAGCCTTATCATCAATGATTGCAATTGCTAATCCGTTTGACCATGTTCCTGGGTTCTTTCCTGCAAAGATATAAGGAACTACGTCTCCAGAAGTTGAATTGTAATCATCAAAATTTTTAATTTTCAGAGTATCATCTGCAGTAACGAATGGTTCAGAATCTGCAGTTACAGATCCAACTTGAATAAGAACTGGAGTATCTCCAGCAGGATTTCCAAAAATGATATCATTAATATAGATTTCTTCAGCAGCTACATACCCACTTCCTGGGTTAACGACTGAAAGTGATGCAACAGATCCTGTGGTTCCGAGACCCACAGTAATAATTAATCCACTACCAGCAGCAGAGTTGGTAGTATATCCATATCCAGTTGTGTTTCCGATCGCAATTTCACCTAAAGTGAATGATTGCGAAACAAGTGTTCTTGCACTATCATCTGTACCACCAGCAATTGTAAGATCAATTGCTTCGCCAGTTGACTGTGTTCTTGTGCTTGAGTTTACAATGGTATCTCCATCGGTTCTTACAACCTTGATGATACCACCATAAGATAAGAAAGAAGATGCAGTCATCCAATACTCATATTGGGCATCTGCACTTGAGGGTTTTCCAAATACTTGGATAAGTTCTTCTTCTGTTTCAATAGTAACAGGATCTTCTACGGGTCCTTTTACAAATGGACCAGCAATAGCACCGATGTTATCTACGATGTTGTCAACTCTTCCTACCGTTAAATCAACTTCCCTGATTAATACACCAGGAGATAATTGAGGAGTCGCCATTTTTTTCTCCTAAGACTCAGTTTATCTACAAAATATTTATTAAAATTACTTTTTTCAGAAGAACTAACTTATATAATCCCACATATATGCCATATCGCCATATTCATCCACATGCCACCTATCTCCTGTATTATCTACAAAAGACCTCTCATCACTAACTCCATCAGTTATAAAACCAAATGGAGACATATCTTGTTCTATTTGGTTTTTTTGTTCTTCATATAATCTTTTTCTAATGTCTTGATCAGTTAATTCTTTAAAATAATCTTGTTGTATTAGCCAGGAATAAATTACAAGACACATTACAAGATCATCATTTCTCCCTTCCTCAGCTTCAAATGAATTATTTTTTTGAATAAATGTTGTCAATTCTGAAATAGTATCAAAATCTGAAATAAAAAGTTTATCTTCTTCAATTAATGCCTTTAAATTTAAACAACCAACTTTTTTGGTTGCTTTAGACATTTTAACTCCCAATTGACACTTTTTCCCAGAAAAACCTTGACCTAAAACTTGTCCTGCTCTTCCTCTCATTGAAGACATAAGAACGTTTTCGTATTCAAGGTCATAATGAAGACCCGCTGCTACTTGATCTCCAACATCGTTTACTTCACATAAAACATATGCTTTATTATAATTTATGGCAACTTCCTTTATTGTTTGAGGAAAAACTATTGGCCTAATTTGATTATTTTTATATTTTGCTACTAATCTATGAGGAAATTGAGATATATCAATAACTGTAAACGCGGAGTAGTCTTTTTCAACTCCTCTTGCAACGTCAACTGTTATAACATAACTATGATCTTCTTGTGGATATTCATAGACATCCAATCCGTTATGGGATTTTGATGGAGTATCAAATACAAGTGTATTTAATTTTGCTCCAGATATTAAGGTATCAGTAGATCCAAGAAACTGACATTCAAATTCTTGTCTCCACTGAGACTCTGAGGTATTTGCAATTGTAGTTGCTTTAAATTTCTCATCTCTTCCAGGAACATCAGTCCAATGAACTTCTGTGGGAACATAACTATTTTTCTTTTTCTGAGCATCATCCCAAAGTTTATAAAAATGATTCATTCCAAATGGAGTAGAAACAATTATAACTTTTGATGATTGTCCAGAAGTAATAGTAGGATATACTGAACTGAAAAAATTATCTGCAACAGTATTTGGAACAAATGCAAATTCGTCCAAAAAGATAATATTGAAAGTGCTTCCTCGTACTGATGATGCTGATGTCGAAGCAGCAAAAATCCTTGATTTATTTTCTAATTCTAAAGAACCTTTATTCCAAGATAAAACTCCCTGCTGTAACCATTTTGGAAGATTCTCATATCCTGTTTGCAATCTTTGAAGAAGATCTCTTGCGGTATTTGCTTTGTTTGCAAGAATTGCAATATTCACATTATCATTAAAAATTGCATAATGCAATAAGAATGCACAAACTGTAGTGGATTTACCAGACTGACGAGGTAGTTTGCATATATTAAAACGATTGTCATGAAATCGTTTAATCATTTTCTTTTGAAAGGGATACATTTTAAAAGGTTGCAATCCCTTGTCAATAGTTACAATTTGAACATAATGTTCTGCAAAATAAAGAGGATCATCATAACATTTTATGATCTCATCAATCTGCTCTTGAGTATATTCAATTGATATATTTGCTTTTTTTAGTAACGGATTACCAAGATAATGTTCGTCATTACTCATAGATTAACTCACCATTTTACTTTATCTGCCCAATAAGCTGCCGACATTTTTCCTTTTGCAATATTTTTTGCATGTCTTGATTTAAATCTTTCACGACGATTTGCATATTCTTCAGACTCTCCTTTTTTCTTTGGAGATCCTTTTACTCCAAGTTGACCAAATCGAATAAGTTTTTCTTTTCCATTTTCACATGCTTTTACCACATGAGATTTACCTTGCTCACCAGACCCATGTGATTGAGACTTTGGTTTGTTGCAAGGCATTTCAGACTTTTTTGCTTCATCTATTTCAACCTCTTCACCAATTGACTTGTTATTTAAGAGATAATTTTTTGATGGACTATTAGAAATTTGAATAAATGGTTCTCCAGGATTTAATTCTGCAATCTTATATGCAACTACTCTTGCATCTGGATATATTTTTTGAACTTCAAAGGTTACTTCTGCTCTAGATGGAAGTTTTAATTGTGGGAAGAACATTTGAACATAATAATATTTTCCTCTCCATGAAAGAGTTACTGCAACAATATTTCCAGATTGAGCTTTTATTCTTGTTGCTTCAGATACATTCTTTTTTGACTCAACTTTTTTCAATTTTGTGTAGTAATCAGGAACCTCATCTAAATGTTGAAGTGCGGTAATTTTTGCTGAAGTTTTATTTGATGTATGCTCTCCTTCAACTTTAATTCCCATTTCAAGTTGTTTTTTAATTGATTCTAAAGAAACCCCGTGTTTTTTGGCAATTTCTTCTGGTGATTTATATGACTGGACAGGACCCTTTGGATCCTTTTCTTCACTCATGGGACATGCTTTTTTGCCATGAACTGCACATGATTCTCCTTTTTTTGTGTGACTACATTTTTCCTTTGATTTTGTCCCATCTACATTTTTTCCAATACCAACTTCAGTTGGTTTCTTTGACTGCCCTGGGACATCAAATCCTTTTGGAAGAGGCTTACATGCTTTATCAGTGTTGCACCAATACATTCCCTTCCCACACTTCTCTTCACCAAGAATTTTTTCCACCAAAGATACTTCTTCTTTTTTTACTGATGGTAATGATACAGATGCTGCTTTTTTCTTTTGAAGTTCTACTGCCTTTGGTCCAAGTTGTTTTGCTGCATCTGGAGTTAAAGCTCCAGCTCCAGAAGATTTTTTAATTGCAAAACTTGGATTTTTTGATTCATCCAAACCTTCATCACTTTGAAGATACTCTGCTACGGTATCAATAAAATCTGCTGCTCTTGTAATCTTTGATTGAACCCAAGCTGGAAGTTGATGATCTTTTGATTTTATAACTTTACGAAGTTTTTCAATAGATCTTTCAATTTGATCGAATTCAACATTTGCCATGTATCCTTCGTCATCTTTTCTTTTTCCAGAAGCAATTTCTTTATGATCTTCGTTTAACATGAGTGTTTTGAGAATCTATATAATTTTATTTATCATCTAGATTATTTTTTTGAGATTTAATAAATTTTGTAAGTTCTGCTGTTGAACCAATAAACAATGAATTGTTTACAGTAGATGGTCCTTTTATTTCCTTCACTTCTTCTATTTCTTTTAATTTTTTCTGTAAATCTAAAAGTTTTTCGGTTGCATCTGCAACATTTTTGATTAATTGTCCAGTAACCTCATATGCTCTTGGCGATTCTGTTTCTTGTGCTAACTCTAATGCGCCATTAATTGCTTCTTGACCTTTTTCAATAATTGAGTATATATTGGATCTACTATATTTGTAATCTTTTTCTATATCCTTTTTTATATCCAAAATTTCATTATCAAATCTTTGTGTTTTCTCAATATCAACTACATATGAAACTTCTGATTTAGAAATTTCACTATTTGGCTCTAAATTAAAAATAGAATCTAATTTTTGTTCGTTCATACAATTCAAGTTAATTTGCCATCAAACCCAAAATCATCTCCAAGTTCAATTAAGTTATTATCTGCTTCAACAACTTTTTGAACTTCTGTTCCAGAAACGTGAGGTGTAATTTTTGTTTTATAACTACCTCTAACAACAGATACGGTTTTCTTTTCAGAATCTATTTTGGAAACTTTCAATGATTCATTATCTATTGTTATTATGGAATTTAATTGTATATTAGACACATCATTTACAAATAACATTGTGTCATTTAAAGTAACGTCTTTTACTAAGTAAGCAACTCCAAAATCAGAATAACTTTTTGTGGCAGTTGGGGTTACGGAATAAGTTGCGTCTCTCAATATAGCATCTGGATTATTTGATGTAGATCCAGCAACAAATCCAATTGTGGATTTTCTAATGACACTATCAGAGACATCCTTAACTGGACCAAATAAGTAAGTTTTTGCAGTAAATGTTATTGTGTATATTAAAGCCCTTCTTGTGTCATAATTGCCTTCATAATCATCTTGCATAGTTATACTTTCAATTTGAAAAGGAACATCCTTTTTTTCACCCAAAGTATCTAGTAAATCTATAGTTAATGTATATGCTGGTTGAAAATATGGTAATATTTGTTCTATTATTTGTAAAGAGTCATCATTAATCTTTGACAAAATATTTAACTCAAACGACATATTGTAAGGAACAGGCATAAAAGCTTTACGACGACCTTGAGGATTTGCTGGATCTTTTACCGTAAAGTATTCCGTTGTTGTTATTTTCCTATCCGAATCATAAGTCAATCCATTAAACTCAAAAGACATTCTTGGTAATGTAATTTGAACTGGATTATTGAGGTCTTTTGGAGCCTCATTAAGTCTAGCTAAGAATTTTTGTCTTGGCCCATAAGCAATTGGAACTTTTACCGAAGATACAACATTTCCATTAGTATCTGTTTTTTTGAGGTATATATTATTGAATAGAGTTCCAAATCCAATAACAGTTCTTCTTAAAATTTCGTGGTAAAAGTAATCAAACATTTTTTATTTACCTATGGTGTCCCAAATGGGTTAGTTTCTGAAAAATCTAGTATTTGATTTGCTTCATTTTGAATATCAAAATTGTCTGCATACTTATCTTCTTTATTTTCTTTATCCTGAGAATCCCCGAGATTATCAGTATTTATAATTCTCACTGGATAACTTGCCCCAGAAGTTTGCCCAACTAAGACATCTCCATCAACAAATTTACCACTAAGATTACCAACTTCAAGAATGTACGAAAGAATATTCCATCTTTTTACTCTGGCAGTTGTGCTACTTATTGTTCCAACCACCACTTCATTGAATAGATAAGTTCCTATTCCAGCATTGACTGGATTTCCAAAAACAATTTGAGGTACAGAAACATAATTTTTTCCAGCATCTGTAATATAAATTGCTGATATAGATCCTGTTGGAGTTAATCTTACCGTTGCTGCAGCTGAAATTGTAGTTCCTCCTCCAACAAAAGTAACAGATGGTCTGATAACATAACCAGATCCAGCATTTGTAAGTGTGATTACTCCAACTATGCCATTAGCAAGATATGCTTTTGCAGTCGCTCCTTGTCCACCACCTTCCAAAATAGCCACAGATGGAACTTGAGTATATCCATATCCAGTATCGATCAAATCAATTTTAGAAACTTTTGAAAGATTTGGATTTGGTTCACAGAAGTCTGGAAGGTTTTTTTGTAATGTTGCTGTTCCAATAGCATTTCTTCCTCCTGCAATAAATGTAGGATATCCAGATCCTGCTGGTGCTGAAGAAATGGCAACAATTGGGTTTTCCGTATAACTACGACCCATGTTAGTAACTTCTATATACCTGACACCAGAATTTACAATACCAGTAATAGCAGTTGCAGTTATTCCCACTCCCACCATCTGTAGTGTTTGTATATAACCTTCGTCTATTAAATTGTCATCAACATATTCATATCCTGTATCGACAACTTCTCCTGCCTCATATCTGTAAAGTTCACACTTTAATTCATAAGTATAATTTCCTTTTAATGGATAAAATGGTTGCTCATGCTCAACAAATTTTATTTCAAATAACCTATCTCCCAAAGGAAACCAAATTAAATCTCCTTCCTTTGGCCTATCTGGAAGTTTTATATCTGGAAGTTTTTCTATTAATGGAGTGATGTAAGTTTCAAATCTTTCTCTTGATATTGTCAAAGAAAGATCATCCATATCTTGGAGACCAAATTTTGACAAGATTGTTCCTTGTCCACCATACCCCTCATAATCATTAACATAAGCTTCTAGAGGATAGGCATTTCCAAATTCCGAATTTACAACCTCTTTCATGATTGTATTTTCTTTTTTGAAAATTCTAGGTATATAATAAACCTCAACACCATACATTCTTAGTTGCTCATTAACTAAGTCTTGTATTAATCCTTGCTCGGATTTTGTGCCGTTAAGAAAAAATGGGTTTAACATATTATCCTATCATATCTAATGGTGGAAGTTCGTATGTGGAGGACATTTTTTCCATTAAAGCATCAATTTCTCTTTGAGCATCTTCATACAACTGTCTTCCATTAAACTCCAATCCACCTGGAAGTTTAACTCCTTGAAATTTCATTAAGTTTTGTCCCCATTGTCTTTTTATCAAAGAAGTTGTGTATTGCTTTAAAAAATTATCATTCCAAACTTTTGTATACTCTGAAGGATCCATTAATCTATCGCAATCTATTATTAAATAATTATCTGGTTTTAATGATTTCCAATCGACATCCAAATATAATCTTCCTTGTCTTTTATTAAATCGTATTTGTTTTTCTGTTGTCAAAAGCCAATTAATATCTTCAAGATATGTTTTTGTCATTGCGTATGTCAAAAGATCCAATGACCCCCAATGATAAACATCATTTAAAAACAATTGATATCTAATACTGAACAAACCTGCCGATAATGTATTATCACCTTCAAATTTAAATATTTTTCTTACTCCTAAGACATGGGGAGGCAATTGTATATAATTAGCATTTTCATAATAGTTATAATTTCCAACACTAATTGTACTTATTCCTGGTCCAGTTGGAGGTTTTGAAGTTCCTCTATCAATATCTGCTTGCGATAATTTGTACTTCAAAAAAGTAGAATAAGAACCATCATAACATCTTTCATTAAAAAGTTGTAATGCATCATCTACCAAGTCTTCAATTTGTTCTTCTGCTACGTTAATTTCAAGAACTGGCGCTCCAAGTTTTCTTAAGCAATAATCAATAAATTCTTGTCTTGTTGAAGGTTGTGCCATGTCTTTGAATTGGATTAAAAATATTTATTTTGATAATAAAGATTTTAATAAGTCTTTTATTTCGTTTAAATTATCTTTCATTTCAGTTACATCACTTTCTAATTTTTTAATTCTATTGATTTCATTATATTTTCTTTTATAATTTTCAATATAAGTTCTATATTCAGATTCGTTCACATTTATAATTCCAGTATTTTGACTATCCCTAACCAAATTTGGGTTTCCTTGAACTTCAATAAATTCATGAGAATCATTATTTTTCATATCATTAAATTGATGGTTTAAGTGTTGCAATTCCTCTCAAATCTTTTATTAAAGGTGGTTGAGCTTGATTCTTGGAGGCCAAAATAATTTTTATAGCAAATCCAGTGAATTCTGAAAGATTATCTACAGTATATTCATAATCACTGTATTCAAGTCCAACAGAAAATGTATCCTCAGAATCGGCAGATCCATCATTCTTCGATGCATCTATTACTCTTTTTATTCCAGAAGAATCTACTTCATAATTTGAGAATCCTGGGAATGGTTCAAAATTTGGATTTCCAAATGGCGCATCTTTCCTGAAAAGTTTATATAAAACTCTAATATCATTATCTTGATTTCTAGATGCTTTTAAGAATACTTTGAGAGAATTTGCAGGAAGTTTTAAAGTTATTGGCTTTGTAATATAAACTGCTTCATGGAGGTCATCACCACCTCTAATATATTCAACATCACCGAATGTAGAATCTTTTCCAACTCCCGCAGGTGCATTAATGAGATTTGAGGTTAGTATTACACTAGTTGTAACATCATCAATTACTGGAGATACTCTACTATCTTCTGTTGTTAAAGTAATTTCCATAGAAAGACTTCTATTTCCAGGAACATCACTAATATTTCTTTCTTCATTTACAGTAGAAGCAACTAATCTAGGAGTTGGGAAAGATATTGGTTGATCAAGTGAAATATCAACATATCCTTGATCTTCAAATGAAGATTCATTTCCATCAATACTTGTTGCACTAAATGTACGAACCTTTGCACTTATATTTGTTCTTGCAAGTTTAATAGTGGCAAAATTTGGTGTCAAAATTTCATATTGAACATTTGTAGAAACAATTGGACCAGAATCTCCAAGTATAGATGTGCTATTAAAAATAACATCATTTCCAATATTTGAACCTATTGTTGTATTTGGATCTACATTATTGTCAGTATCACCTGGTGGAATTTTAATATAGAATGAATTTAAAGATATTGGATGAGTGTTCGTATCAATTGATGCTAAATTATGTACTTTATTAATTCTTCTTAAAGAGACTCCATTAAATTCATACCTGTAAACTGGAACGCCAACATTATACGACTGGGATTCTGTTCCATCAACTTTTCTTATCACAGTTTGAGAACCTCCTCCCAAAGAAGTTCCTGTATAAGTTGTATATCCAACTATTTCATTTCCAATAATTACATAACCAGGATTTATATTAGTAACTGGAGTGCCTTCAAAGGTTTCAAATCCACTAGTATTCCCAATATTGATTAAAGTAGTCTCAGTAGATGATACGGATTCTGCCAATAAACTATTTGGCTCATCTTCTTCTGGTCTAATGTTGCTAATTCTTACATAATTTTGAGTTGAATGCATTCCATGATTTACAACATTGAGTAGTAAATGCTGACCATCGTAGATTGGGTTTTGATCTACAATTTCAACGATTGATTCTGATTCCGTTACATAAGTACCGATCCCACTTTGTGGTATATAGTAAATAGGCAATGAGTTAAACAAGGTTCCACTTAAAGAACCAGGACTTTTAACAATATTATCTAATATTAAAGTGTTTCTAATTGAAATTGAATTTACAGTAAATTCCCCACCAAATCCAACATCAGTTCCTATTGATGGAATAGTCAATTGATCTCCAGATTGATATCCATATCCACCACTAGTTATATTTGCATAAGAAATAACACCATTATTTACAGTAATATCGGCAAAAGCACCTTTTCCAGATCCAGTTACAGATATCAAAGATACATTGTTAAATGTATATGTTCCAGATGTTGGAGTATATCCTATTCCTGGATTTGAAACAGTAATTCCAATGCCAGATGCTATACTTCCCCCAATTCCAATTAATTTTGAAGTAGATTGTCCTTGTTGATATATTGTAACTCCTGGTAAGACATCTGGTTTGAAATTTTCAGTACCTTGAACTTTTACTACTGCCCTTTTTGATAAGCATGTTATTTGATTTTCACCCAAAACAGTAACTTTATTATTTTTCAAAGAAAGTTTAGGATTGTAATATCTAACAACGCCGCTATTAACAAAATCTGCCCTATAAAGTTTATACTTTAAATCTTCTAATTGAGATGGAGTCCAAGTCGTTCCATTTTGAGATTTAAACAAACTCCCCAGAGTTGGCTGAGATCCTATTTTTATATTGGTTAAAATGTCATTTTCACCAAGTCTTGAAATAAACACTCTATAATTGGAACTATTCGACTGCAAAACTACAGAATATTCATTGCTCACTTCACTTGCAATAGGAGCTCCTCTAACTTCTTGAGCCTGTGGACCAGAAAGATATACTGGAGATGCAAATCTAAATCTTGTTGGTAAAGTCCCATCAATTGATGTATTAATTTCTGAAGGATCCAGAGTAACTTCTGAGAAAGGTAAAACGGTATTTGTAGGAGTTCCATTTTCCATTGTACGAATCTGTAAAGTTACTGGAATAGACTCGTCAATAGTTTCAAAATAAACATCAACACCCGTTAAGAATATTCCAGTTTCGTCTTTAACATAAAACGACTGTGCCAATGGATCTCTAACTTCCCATCTAGTTGTCAATCTATCTTCTCTTCCCTGAATTCTTGTATTAGTAATTGCAGTTGTATTCGTTGTTGTATTTGTTATAGTTGTTGTGTTGACATTTCTAGATGGTCTAATAATTATATTTCTTGTTGTTAAAATATTTCTTTGCGTCACATTCGTAGTAGAAGAAGAAGTAAAATCTTCTTCCGCAGAACTTTCATTTGTAACGTTCTGATCTCCAGACGAAAGTTCGGAAAGTGATGGAGTATCAATGATTGTAAATGTATTTTCTCCATTAATCCACTGTGGATTTCCAGTAACCTTTGAATCTGGAATATACAATGATCCGATTAATCTTCCAGTATTATCAGAAACTAATCTTGAATTTGTAATTCTTGCAACTGCTCCAGAAGTTTTCCCAATGATTCTCATATTAATAGCAATTTCACCATAAAAATCAACTTCGGATGATAATTGCAAAGATCTTGTATCAACATTAATATAATCAGATGCTTCAGTATAATTTTCTGGTGGAGCACTTTGTCTATATGGAATTAATTTAAATGTTTCTGTTGGATTTGCAAAGGGACCAGTTTTATGGTTTGGATTACATGCTCTAAATCTAATCTTTTTAGATGTGAAGTGAGGATCACTTTCTATTGTTTCTCCAATTTGGAATTTTCCAGAAATCATTTCTATTTCAAGAAGTTTTGGAATAATATACTTATTAACATCAATTCCTTCAAAGAATGAATAAAATCTTGTTCTTGGTCGCAATCCTTTAACATCAAATTCAATATTTCTACTTCTTAAAAATCTAGTTGGCTCGGTGAAGTTTGAAATATTTTCTTCAACAGTTGTTTCTTCTCTAATTTCTGGTGGTATAGTAGTTCTTACAGTGTTACTTTCAGAAACTACCGATGTAGTTATGGATTCAGTAACTCTCGTAATGTCTGGAGATCCTGGAGCATAGTTGAGGAAAATAGCTTGATTTGGTGTTCTTTGACGAATTTGAGTTATATAAGAATCCGCAACATCCCTGGGAAGAATTCTAGAGAGCCAATTTATGTCAGCTTCTGTAATTCCCCACTTATAAGCTCTAAATTGTACAGCTTGCCTACCATTAACATTTACGACAGTTGTGGAAAGACCTCTTGTGTTATATCTGAAAGATTCTACCCAATTAGCGTTTCTCCAATTGCGATTTCCTCTGGCCCATCCAGCTCTTCTCCAAAAACTCCCATTAGAAGTAATCCATCTTCTTCTCCAAATACCTCTTTGTGTAACAACTTCGTTTCTAAAAACAACCTGATTTCTAATTACATTACGAGTAACTGATACATTGATATCTGGTTCTTGGGGTAAATTTGTAGTTCTTGTGTTAAAACTTTGATTTACAATTTCTCTTTCTTCAATCCAAGTATCACTTGGGGGGTTAAGTTGTATAGAACCAGACCAATACTTGACCAAAAATGGAGTTACACTTTCAGTTCTAGTAGCATAAGGTTGATTGAAATATTCAAGATCTTGATAATTTAATGTTATTAAATCTCCAGTTTTTCTTATCCCGTCAGATCCAAGATCTGACACATAATCATGATCCTTTGTTGGATCAAATGTTTCTCCAACTCCAGAAATAACCTCAGATCCCAACTGCATATCGAGTGAAGTTGTATAATGAGTTGGTCTTAAAACATTTAATTGATCATCGATAGATACTTTATAATCTGGATCTTCTTCATTATGTAAATTTGTATTTTTGAATGTATCCACAAAAAATCCGCACTTAAACCGCTCCAATCCAGTATCTGCATCTTTTATACTTAAATTTTCGGTTTTAGTTTCTAATGTTGTTAATATAGTAAATTCTTCTAATCTTTTAATTCTATCTTCAAGAAGAGAAATATCTTGCATGGTATATTTTCTGTGCCTCTCAACACTCACTTCAATGTTTTGAACATTAAAAACATATGGAGGAAGATTTACTTTAGCAATTTCTAATGAATTGTCTGGAACATCTGGCTCAATAGGACGTATTCCAGGTGTGCCTTGAATAATTGAAAAAGTTCCGTCAGAATTCAGTACAACTTTATCAATTCTTCCAACGTAGTATTTGTAGCAAACTTGAATATTTTCTCCTGGAGCTAAAATATATTTTGAATATTGTCCATCTGCAGACAACTCTCTAGATGAAAATTCAAATGGTGATTTATGAGATGAAAGATTATATTTAGATACTCTTGGTCTTAAATCCAAATAATCACTAACTCTATTATCATTATAAATTGGTATATCATGCTTAAAGTTATTTTCGGAATAACTATTAGCAGTAAAAATTTCTCCAGTGTCTGATGAATCTACGGAATAATGTTGGAAAACAACCTTTAATGATTTTTTAGGCTCCTCAACATTTTTCTTTCTAATCAATTTTCCATAATTATAATATGATGATGTTTGTCCATTATCAAGATCAAAATTTTGAGTAATATTTCTATCTCCCAAAGATATTGAATTGATATTAGTTCTTAATGAAGATTCTTTTGCTATTAAAACCTCACCATTTTCAAATGTTTTAGAATTTAAATAAACAAATTCCAAAACATTCGTGTCAACTTTACTGACCAATAAGGCAGCAGCTCCACTTGTTTCTCCTATGAGATTTTCTCCAACAATATAGCTCTGTGCATTAGATCCAGTAATTTGAAGACTTGGTAAAGTAGCATCATTTTCGTTACTAGATTCAAATACACCTATTACTCTAACAACATCTGGAATATTCAAACATATTTCTTTATCTTGTATTCTAGTTCCATAAATTAAACTATATGTTAAACCATCATTAAATGTTGTTTGACCTATTCCAGCATATGGATATTTTGATCTCTTAATGTTTAAAACTTCTGCTTTATTGAATTTTTTAATTTTTGAATTTAATGTAGTATTAGTGATAGTGGCAATAACATCAGCAGATCCAATTGTCTGAGATAGATCAACAAATGTTGCTGTTTTACCAGAAGAATCTATGCTAAATTTATCAAATCTAATTGATTCTTTATTTCCATTTGAATATGTTATAACATACCTATCTTCATCAAATTCAGCAAAGAAAAGATCTTCTTCCGATGGACTAATAGTAATTGAAAGTTGATTTCCACTTACTGGAACATTTTTAAATAATCTTCTTTGAGTTATTAAATTGTTTTCAATGTTTATTGACGAAATATTAATGTTACTTAATTTTGTTAGTAAAGATTCACTATCTGGAGAACCATAAATTGATGCAGAAACTTTTTGAATATTAGTAACTTGATCATCTGAATTGGTAGTATTAACACCACCAGAAATATAATTTGTTACAGTGGCTATTCCAGTTACAGTAAATGATTTTCCTTCTGGATCAATTGTTAAAACTTTATTGTAAGTTGGAATTTGAGTTCCATCTAAACCTTCTGGAGCTCTAGTATAATTCCAAAGAATTATATCATTTTCCTTTAGATTTTCAGTTATTCTTCCGAATGATATTGAAGATATTGTTGATATTCCATTGTATGCCGCACTTACAGTAAAAAGAGTTCCAGATGGAGCTAAAGATGCTTTTTTATCTAGTATTAAATCTGCATTAAAAGTTGAAATTCCAGAATTTGAGTAAACAGATTTTACATCATTAAGATCATATTCTATTACATTTTTAATTACTCTTCCTTGTTCTATTCCATTAATTATAACTCTTTCGTTTTTTAAGAATTTTCCATTAACTTCATATAATCTTATTGTTGAAATTCCAACCAATCCAGAATCCAATTTTGTCCAAACTGCAGATGTTGGTCCAGAATAATAGTTTTCTGCAGTTACTCCAGATAGAGTAAAAACATTTTGATTTATGATAGTATCAACAGTAAAATTGCCATTGTAATTTGAATTACTTGAATTTTCAATATAAATGTCTTCCCCTCCAACTAATCCATGATTAGTTGCATTAATTCTTGCAATTTCAGTACTTTCCGTAAAATTTCCAAATCCAGAAGGATTGTCAAATAAATCCGATGGCTGATCTCCACCAATCCCTTCATTAATGTCAATTACAATTCCTTGTCCAGCATCTGCTAAAGCTGTAGTTCCCAATCCAACTACTGGAATAACTACATTACTTACCGATAAAACCGTAAATTTTCCTGCAGTTTGATAGTCTAGCTGTTCTTCACCAGTTCCATTAATATAAATTTTTTCTCCAGGACTCAAATTATGATTTGTTGGGGTAGTTATTGTTGCTATTCCAATTGGAGAGAAAAAGGCACTTTCTATTCCAACTGTATTAAATGTTGCCGAAGTTATATCTACTAATGGTGAAAAATCTAAAGCATGTGCAGTTGCTCCAGATTTTGCGCCTTGAAAATGTGAGGGTTTAAATACTGGTATAGATTTTTCAAAATTTAGAACCGTGTATGTTTGAATATCAAACAATCTAAGATGCATTCTACTTAAATTATCTTTATATTCACTCTCTGGAACATAATCATAAACTCTTGCAACTCCAATTGTAGTTCCAGAAGCAACTGACCTATTTAAACCAAGTCTATCTGTCATTAAACTTATAACTGCATCTGTTCCCAATCCTACAGATGGAGATCCAAAAGTATTATTGAGAACAAATAATGTGCCAGCATTATAAGAAATTACTTCTTTTTTGCAAGTATCTGAAGTTCTTGGTTTTGGAGCATCTAAAAGTCTTGCTGATATGGTTTCTACAGTGTATCCACCAATGTATGCTTTTCCTGGTCCAATTTGATAAACTATTTTGTCTTCGGATGGAGTATTTCCAGATACAGTTGTTTGATTGCTAAAATAAACACCGTTATTCAAAATGCCATCATTAAGACTATCCCTCACATAAACAGTAAATGGCTTTACAAAAAAGTCACCACTTACATCAGCAATAACTTTAGCGGATTCAGTCTTTGCCGCAAGAACTGGCTTTATTTCAGAAATATTTGTTCTGGGAAATTGAGGAATTCCATCAACTACTCTCATTATTTCCACAAATCCATCAATTTCAATATCATCCAATTCTTTTTTTGCAAGAATTAATTCCAATTTAAGTCGGTCTGCCCCAGGTGCTGTATAATTGGTAAAACTTCTTGCATTGTCAAATAAAGAATCATCTTCATCTGATGTAACTATTCTTTCTATAATATCAAACCCAATTTTATATGAAGGATTTGTATTATATTGCTCAAGGACTAAAGATTGTCCCAATATGTTTGCAAATATGCCCCTAACAAAACATACTCCATCAGAAATAGATACTGAAGATGCCTTTGAATTGCAATTTATTGAAATAGTATTACAAATTCCCTGATTTGCTTGAATAGAAAATTTATTATTTTCTCCGTAACTTATAATACTTAAAGAAATTAAAGTTTCTCCATCCTGAAATTTTTTTACTGTTAAATCTTGCCCACCACTTTCTAAGTATTTTACATATAAAGTAAAATTTCCTCTTTCCGAATTTTTATTTTCAATTAAATCAAATACTTCTGCTGTTACCCCACTTGACAAACCTTGAATTTTTTTACCAAGCAATGATTTAAAATATAACGAAATTGGAAAACCATTATAACTTGGATCAAGTTCTACAGCATATATTGGGTTGTTATAACTAACCGTTCCAGGAATTACTATCTCGCCTTCTTTGAAAAATTTGCTTCCAAATTGCTCAATTTGATTTTGAAGTATAGACTGAGATGTTGTTAATTCTCTAGCTTGTACTGGATATCCTGGTTTAAACAAAACCCTATAATAATCTTTATTCTTATCAAAATCATCAAAATATGGGGATACGTTAAAATTAGTTTCCTGGGGCATGACTGTTTAGAATTGCAAAATAACTTTAATATCTTCTTTTTGGTTTTGTGACCTTGTTATGGGAGGTCTATTATCTACGTATATTAAATCTCCAGAATATTTTTGAACTTCTGGATTAGATAATCCTTGAACAAAAGGTTGACCAACATAGTATGTTCTACTATTTATTGTGGTACTTATACCAGGATTTATTGATGTTCCAAAATTACTATCTATTGGAATCGTTGAAATTTCACCCACAATATTAATACTTCCTCCTATTTCTGGAGTTGATGTAAATTTAAATACTTCAAATCCATACTGAGAATTATTTTGATCTCCTTGAAAATCAAATCCATAGTTTGTTTTATCTGTCCAATATTTTAGTATTCCAGTAACTTTATCATATGATATAACTCTTGCTATTGCAGTTTTTCCAGCTCCAATAGTTTGAGTAATATAACTATCAGGATTAAAAGTTGCATCTTGGTATCCCACTCCAAGTTTAATAGCACCAACAGCACTTGCTTTATCTTTACTTAAAATTTCATTTGAATTGTAAGATAATGGATTTGCTATAATTCCTATTTGAGAAATTTGGTTTCCGACTATAAAATCTGGATCTTGATCATCATTTTCAAGTCTTGAATAAATTAGAATATTAGTAGCACCTAATTCTCTGTATATATTTGCTCCGTGTCCATTTTTTGGAGGTATGACAATTTCAAATTCTGGGAGTCTTATAGCTACATCAACAGGAAATCCTCCAGATTCTAAGTCAAGTCTGGCAAAAGTATATCCATTTCCCCCATTGGAAATAACAATACTTTCTACTCTTGAATCATTATTAATAATGATTGTTGCTTCTGCTCCTGCTCCATCTCCTTTAATTGGAATTCTACTGTAAACTTGATTTGGAATTCCTAAACCTTCACCCCTATCTTTAATTATTATAGTTTTTAATTGCCCACCATCAAATGCATTTTCTCTAATAGTTGCAACATCATTATTACTCTCCCAATTTTTTGGAACTGGAATATATTGAGTTGCATCAAATCTAATCACATCAGATGGATTGATTGAATACAAATACTTCCACACATACCCATCTCCACTATTTCCTGCAGACCTAGGTTCAAGATCTGTAAATCTGGGCTCATCTAAACTTGGTTTTCCATTTGGATTTTCTGGATCTTCCCCGTTCTCTAAACAAATGTAAACTCTAAAATCACTAGTTACTACATAATAATTTGAAGAGTATAAACTTGTTGCACTACTTTGATTGGAAAGATTGTCCCTATCAACATTATTCCTATATCTGTCGTAAATAACACCAGAAATCCACTCTATTTTTCTGATAACTTGTTTTACGTCTTCACTTCTTATTTTTTTAAGGGATATCATGTTATCCCAAGCAATATTTTCTTGCTCAAAACTATCTTTAGGTGAAGGTGGGTTTACATCCCAATTTTGATTATAATCAAAAGGATTTGGTAAACCAACAAAAGTATAATAAGAATTTGACGGGTCGGAAATATCCTTTAAAAAATTCTTAGCATTCAATATTCTTAATTGATCAGTAATAATTGCTGCCATTTGTTTATTTTTATATGTATTTATTAACTAAATCAGTTAATTAATTATTTGAAGTATAATTTTCATACTTTAATGGATTTATCCTCACAATTGATGGAGAAGAAGATATTCCAGATTCTCCGTTAATATATGCATCGAATGATATATTTTTAGTCCTTTTCAATTCAGACATTCTTCCCCAAGAGAAATCTCCAAAATATTGGCCAAAAGTATATCCAGCTCCAATATTGCCAATAAATCCCCCACTAGGTACATCCAAATTATTATAACTTTCAACTGGGGTTACAACTCTAACAACTTCAGTCCTTCCAAATCCTACTACCAATCCAGGAACTTCTGTTCTTGCTATTGAAACCGAAGATACTTGGTATACTCCATCAATATATCTATCGCCCTCAAATATTCTTATTGTTCCATCGTCTACATTTACAGAATTTATTCCAAAACCAGTCACTGCAGATCCAACATTTGATTTGCTGACTTTAAAATAATATCCAGGTTGAATTTGAGATTCTGTTATTGGAGATCCTAAAGTTTCATCTCTTAAATATGAATTCTCAGTAATATATAATTCAAATACAAAATTTTTATCAAACCCATCTGGTGTTGGATTTTCAAAAATGTGAACTGCGCCAGAAGATGATTCCGAATTTGGATTTTCATCTCTTTCTGCACCAACTAATAAAGTACTGCCAGTTTTATCTAAACAAACAAATCTACCAAATCCATCTGCAGCATCATTGGAATATTGTCCCTGCAAAATTGCAATTTCAATAAATGCATTTCCAGATCTATTAAAGACATATGATCTACCTGAGGATTCATCTTGATACGCCCCAACTAAAAGAACTCTACCATTTGAACTTATATCAACAGAAGATCCAAAATAATCCCCACCATCAATGGAAAGTGATCCTGTTACTTTTGCAGTTAATGAATAGTTTCCATTATTAATATCATAAATATAAACTACTCCAGAAGACAATGGATTTCCCACTTCTTCACCATTAATAGATCCAACTACGATAGTATTTTTCTCGTTTGCAATTGCAACTGAATTTCCAAAATCACTTCCAGAATCTGTTAGAGTTTCTGGTCTTAAAATATCAGTTTGCTGATAAGATCCGCCAATAAGTTTAAATACATAGGCTCTTCCGACATTATCAGTTCCAGCTTTTTCAGATCCAACAACTATAATACTTCCGTCTGAATTTGTATCGACAGAACTTCCAAAATAATCGAGAGTTTGATCAGAAACACTGCCAAATAAAACTTGAAATTCTACAAATGTATTATCTTCTTGCTTTTTAAAGACATAAGTAATTCCAGATGCTGCTGGATTTCCTGCCGTTTTGCATCCAGCAACTAAGGTGCTTCCATCCTCACTCATTGCGAGAGACCAAGAAACTTGTGCTGTACCAGTAGTCAAACTTCCCAATAAAGTACTAATTCCAATAAATGATAATCCACTACGTTCATAAACATATATTACACCGCCATTGTTTACACTGTTAATATCTAATGTTTCATCTTGTCTAGCAGCAACTGCAATAATACCACCGTTCCCACTCATTGCAACAGACCATCCAAAATAGTCATCTTGATTTGAAGCATAAGTTCCAGTTAAAACTCCAACCTGAGTTATGGTACTTCCAGATTTATCATAAACATAGGCTAAACCGTAATCTATATTTGGATCTTCATTTTGCAATTCATCCCTATATGAACCAACTACAAATGTAGATCCATCACTTGATACTGCCATTCTACATCCATAAAAATCACTTAAATTTGATGCATATAATCCAGTAACAACTCCAACTGAAGAAATTGGTAACAAAGTTGAAGTAGTTCCAATACCAGTAACCCATCCAAAATCTCCTTCATATAAAACATCTTGAATTATTTCATACTTAATTGTCGGCGGTCCAATAAAAACAACTGGTTGGGTTCCTGATGTACTGTAACCATATCCAGGATTTGTTAATACTATAGAGTCTACAGAACCATTTGAATCTATAGTACAAATAGCTTGAGCCCTTTCATTGGTGGTAGTTCCTATTCCAGTAAAGTTTGGATATGAAATTGAAATATCAGGTGCTTGGGAATACCCAGACCCTCCAGATTGTAAAGAAATGTTTGAGATTCTTAAATCTGAACCCAAACTAATAGTAGCATTTGCTTGAGTTTCTTGATCATTTGAAATAATTATAATATCATCCTGAGGATCTTTATTAACCCCAATGTTTTCATATTCATCGTCACTATCAAAAAATGTTTTTAAAGACTCAACGAAAATTGATTCAGTCGATCCAATCCCAACACTTTTTATAATTTGAGTTTTGGGATATATTTCTGGTTCGTAAGGCACTCTAGATTTTCCAATCACAACGCCATCAACAACTTTATCAACCAATTGCTTACACCATTTGACAGATCTTAATAAATTAATATCTCCACTTACTCCAGGAGAAGAATATGAGTTTGTCTCTATAATATCAGTAGATCTTATATCAGTTACAGTTCTTGAATTTTGTTGCAATGAAAAATCTTGACTATTGAGTGTTACAAGATCGCCAATTTTTATTGTTTCTAAAATATCAACTAGTCTAGTATCAACCTCAGTTGTTCCATAATAAAATACAATGACGCATTTATCTCCAGAGTTCGGAGCTTCTGAAAATGTAAATGTACTTCCACCACTAAAAGTGTAAGATTGATTTGGAACTTGGTATATGTCATTAATAAAAATGAGCAAATTATATTCCAAGTTTAAAGTTGATCCTGGTCTTGCTCTTAATGTAGTTTGAGTTCCTCCCAGTCTAAAAGGAAATTCTTTTCTCTTGCCATTAAATAATCTACTAATATTATCAAATACAACTAAATCACCAAATACATATCCAGAAAATTCATCCGTAAAAGTTTGATCAACTATGATTTCAAATTCTTCAAATGTCGATCCTATTGATAAATCATAAACATATGCAACGCCAGATGTTCCTATTCCTGTTGTTGTTAATTCATCATATTGAGATCCGACAATAAAACTATTTTTATTTCCAGAAATTGCAACAGAAGTTGCAAAATTGTCATTTAAATTATAAGCATAAGTTCCTGTTATAATCCCAACATTAGCATAATCGGATCCTAGATAATTTTTAGTCTTTCTTTCATAGACATAAGCAACTCCAGAAGAACTTGGTAAATTTATTGATTCATCATTTATGGATCCTATCACAACAACTTCACCATCATCACTAATCGATAGTGATGATCCAAAATCATCTCCAGATTGATTTGAATAAGTTCCCTGAAGTACTTGGATTAAATAATAAGATCCTAATATTTTTTCAAAAATATAAACCAATCCAGTTATATTTCCTCCAATTATAGAAGTATCATCTTTTGCGCCAACCGCAATAATATTTCCATTTTTACTTACGTCTACTGAATAACCAAAATTATCTTGATTTTTTAATTCACTTAATTTTGGTGATGTTAATATTCCAACTTGATTTATTGACGCTCCAACCTTTTCAAATATATAAACTAATCCAAAATTATCAGATTGAACTCCAGTATCTTCATCTTCAGGAGCACCAACTACAATATGACTTCCATCAGGACTAATGGCAACTGAAAAACCAAATCTATCTTCAAGAGAAGCATTTGATCCTTGTAATATTGCTATTTCATTAAATGTTGGGCCAGCAACTTTTTCAAACACATATACAGAACCAACCCTTGCCGAAACTAAATTTGGATCTCTTGGCGATCCGACAACTATAAGATTCCCATCTGATGTAATATCAACATCCCATCCAAAATTGGAAAGTGATAATCCACTTAAACCTCCAGTAGAATTAGATCCTGTTAAAACTCCAACTTGGCTAAAAGTTGGACCAGAAGACCTTTCAAAAACATAGGCAGTTCCATAATTATTCACTATCCCCACTTTTTCATCTGAAGGAGCACCTACAACAATTAAGTTGCCAGTTCCGCTCATTGCAACAGAATAACCAAAATTATCATTAAGATCGTATGAATATTCTCCTGTTAAAATTCCAACCTGACTAAAACTATTACCAACTCTATCAAATACATATGCAACTCCAGAAGCAGTTCCAATTCCTAAGGAATTTAAAGCACTTCCTTCTCCAAATGGAGATCCTACAACCATCGTAGATCCATTTGAACTTATTCCTACTGAAAAACCAAATCTATCATCATTTGAAGCGATTGATCCAGTAAATATGCCAATTGCTGTACTTATTCCATTAATTTGATTTGTAGAAAATGTTTGTACTCCTGTAACACCTCCTGTTGGTATCGTTAATATTTCACCTTGACCATAGGAGTATCCAGAAGATAATAATTCAAACTCCTTAATTTTTCCATCATTTCCAATTCTAACATTTGCTTTTGCATAACTACCTATTCCTTGAACGGAATTTGAACTATAAACCAAACTTAAATTCTGATATGATAATGGATCATCAAAATTTAAATCCAAATCATCAAATCGATATATTTTAATCTCAGTCTTTGCTGACTTTAAAGATGGCAAAGGATCATTAATTTTTATTTGGCTTAGTTCTTCATCTACAGATATAATTTTACTTAAAATAACATCTTCATCTATTGATACATAATCTTTATAGGTATCAATTCCAGCAACATTTCCCATGTTTAAAATTGTTGATCCAGATAAAGATCCTCCAGTTAAATTATAAGAAGTAAATAAATTAAATTGAGTAAATCCTATTCCAGTGTTTGTTATTTCAACATTTGTCACATGTCCATTTCTTATGCTTGAAACACCAATATGAATTGGACCTTTTTTTCTGGTGACATTTTTAACTAATCCACCACCAATGTATAGGTGATTTTGAGGTGCTTCACCAACATCAAGAACAAAAGTATCTAATCCTATAGTTTCTAAAACTTCAAATTCATATCCAAATTTCCCAGATGGTAAAAGTATTGTAGCTAGTACAAAAGAACCAGATGAATTTGTTATTGTATAAGGTGGTGGAGGAATTAGAATTTCATTTACATCTACCTCAAATCCATTTGTAGATACATCAAAAGAAATTGGGGTATTGATAACAGTAAATCTCTTTTTATCTAATAAAGTTCCAGTATCATTAAATAAAACTAGTTCATTATTAAATAAAGTATTTTCTACATCTCCATCAGTTGTAAATGTTACAATTCCCGTTGAATATCTAGTTTGATTGATCGAATATTTTATTGGATTTTCTATAGATGGATTTGTACCTTCAAATGTATGTGGATATACATCTCCTGGGTCACTAAATCCAACATAAACTTCTACTGTGGTTGAAGTTACATCTAAAATTTCTAATAATTTATTGTATGCGGGATCTGTTTCTCTTGGATAATATGTTGTAATTGCTGGATTAAGAGTGCAAGAAAAACCTAATGATTCTGGCTCAATAAAAATATAATCACCAAAAGATACTTTAACTGGATTCGGTTTATCTGTATTAACACCAACAAAGGTATGCTGAGAAAGATCAGTACTTGTTCCTACGTTAACTTCAATAGTAGTTGATCCAATTGAAGTAATTGTTAACAATGAATCACTTGCAGGATCTGTCAATCTTGGATAATACGTTACTGAAGAATTACCATCTAAAGTGCAAGTAAATCCAAGAGATTTTGATGAAAGAAGTATTTTTTCTCCGATTTGTAGCGGATGTGTTGTATTTGTAATTGATAATGTAGATATTCCACTTGCAGGATCATAATCTGCATATAAAACATTGTAAGAATCACTTGCAGAAAGTGAATGATTTCCTATTGTTAAAGTTGCTATTCCACTCGCAGGATCATAAGTTGCGGAGGTAAAGTTAATTGAATCAGATGTTAAAGTCGAATCTCCAACTCTTTCAAATGTATGTAAAGATGTATCAGATCCTCCAGATCCTACGTTCACTTCTATTTTAGTTGCAGTTGAAGTAATAACTCCTACTGTAAAGTTATAAGCAGGATCTCCAATCCTTGGATAATATGTTGTAGTTGAATTGCCATCAAGAGTGCAACTAAATCCCAAAGATTCTGGTTCTATAAAGACCCTATCTCCAGTGGTCAACGAATGAATTCCTATGGTTAATGTTGAAATTCCAGATGTTGGGTCATAAGTTGCATTAGTGACACTAAAAAATTTATTATTAACTACTATTGAATTTATTCCGACTCTTTGATTAAATGATCCATACGATTCTCCAAATTTTCCTCCACTGTCACAAGTATACTTAAAATCCCTAAGATCTACTAATTCACCTTTAGCAACACTAAATCCTGGAGCAGTAATTGTTACAATACCTGTGGTATTTGTATAATCTGCTTCCGTTGCTGCAAATTGCTTTTCTCCGTTTAAGTATACATCAACAACACCAACATTTGGCTGAGTTACCGTAATATACGCAATATCTCCTATATTTGTTTGAATAATTCCTGGCGTAAATGTTTTAATTGTTACGGCAGTATTATTTACGAATGATCCAGATGTTGGATTATCCAAAACAAGAATTTTATTAACAGCATCGACAGAAATAATCTTTTCATTTGTCGCCACTGATCCCAAAGTTAAATAAAAATCTTCAGAATTTGTATCAATTCCAACGTTAGTTCTTGGATCTATAATATTGGATACTTTTATTCTATCTGTAGATGCCAAAGAAGTTTGGGTTGTATTTGTAGAATATAAGAAATTAAAACTACTGGAATCAAAAACTTCGGACCAAGCATCCAAACCAGATGAAATCTCCACATAAGTATTTCCGACAGAAACTATTTCGGTGTATCCGTTATTTTCTATGTAGTTATTTCCTACACTATCTCTGACTGACAATGTGCATTTTGCAGTTGGAGAACCGTTTAAAAAATATTCTAATTTTTTAAATAATCCATTTTGATTATCAAGGAAAAACCTACCAGAAAATGCCCCAGGAATTCCAGCAGCAGTTGTTGGTTCATAGGTAGGAGATAAAATTCTTGTTTCTAATGTATAAGTTTCTGGAGATCTATATCCAGAACCAGTATATCCTATAAAAACAGATTCTACTGTTCCAGAATTGGAAATTTTTGCAGTTCCTCCTGCGGCAACTAATGGCTGATATCCAAATCCCTCATTAGTGCCAACAGATACAATGATTCCACCTCTAGGAATAGAAGCAGTGTTTATATCTTCTGGACTTGAATTTTTTTCCCCAGTAAAAGAAATAGTAGTAATTCCAGAACTTTCACCCAACCCATAATCAATAAAATCTGGTGTTTGAAAAACATTATTAATTAATATTAAAGCATTGCCTGTAGAAAATCCAGATACATTTTGCCCCTGTTGCTTTAATACCGCTTGAGTTGATATACCAAGAAATTGATTTGAAATATCATCTAATAAATAATTTCTATCATAAGGTCCGATATTACTATCTTCAAATCCAGATCTTAAAAATACTCTACCATCAAAAGTTGAAAATGTCTCAATACCGACATAATCTCTATCTAAAGGATTTTTTCTCTCAAGATCTGTAGTTGGAGATTTGTCAAATGGAGCAACTGGAAAATATATTATATTGTCAACTATTTTATAGTTTCCAGTTAATTTTACTACAGCATCGCCAGCAGAATGCGATGCTAACCCAGTACCCAATAAAGGTCTTCTAACAATCATTGATGTTGTATTTCCAACACCAAGCAAATTAATCCTCATTATTTCATTATTAACTCTAATAATATCACCATTAAAAAATGAAGTAATTCCTGCTACAATTAAAAGATCACTACCAGAAGATAGATCTTCCAATAATTGTGTTTTAATTTCAGTATCAATTGCTGGAGTTTGTATTACGTTATCTATTGTAATTAAACTCCTTGTATTTTGCTTTTCCCCAATAAATTTATGAAACGTTCCAAACCCAACGGAGGTTAAATCAAAAACTTCTGGTATTCTTTTTAATGCCCTGTCTTTGGTCGCAGCAAGTTGAATAAATCTATCATTTAATACGACAGCATAAACTGTTTGCGGCAATTTTCTTATTGAATTTCCAACTCCAACAATAGTTGTTGTTGCTATTCCAATTGCAGCGTCAGAATCGTTAAAAAAATCTTCATATTGATAACTAATTTCTTCTCCTGTTCTGAAAAAGTGATTTGGGATTAATATTGTATCATCAATAACATTAACAATATCATAACTATTTCCATCAAAAAACCTTTCAAAAATAGGATCGCCTTTATGCCTCAGTTCAGCACTAAGCTGAACATCAAATCTTCTTCCAACGTAAAAACCAGAACCGCTATTGATGATTGGCATTTTATTTGTTTAATTTATTAGAGACGACCTACATTAACTTGGAATGCATTTATAGTATATTCTACCAATGGAGATGGGGTGAACAGTAATTGAGTATTTCCACCGAGCAAACGACTTGAAAATTCTCCGACTCCCACTGTACCAATTCCAGCTGATGGGCTAATTTTAACAACCCCATACTCACTAAGATATGAATTTCTAGTATTTGAAGTTAGTTGCATTTCAGATGCTTTATATTCTTTATTTATTGGTCTTGTTGACCTTGTGCTTGAGAATCCAAGTAAAACTTCCTCATCATTAACTGTGTCATTAATAATGAGAGCAAATGGTTGATTCGATTCAAACTTCCAAATATTAGATCCAGATCCAAGATCTGCTGCAGTTCCATCCATAAGTGTTCCCCAAATCCCAAATCCAGTAGTTCCATCTCTTTGAGTAATTTTTGGATCATTAAAAGATCCACCACTTAAATTGTGTGATTCTCCCAATACCCAAGAAGATCCATTCCAATAAGAAACATTAACAAATGTATTTGGATAAGGTGCGGCGATCACATAATCAGATAATGTGTTTCCCCAAGAATAAGTATCTGATAGATTATCCAATAAAATTCCCTGTAAAGCATCACTTCCAGCACCGTCACTTTGTCTAATTGCAATAATAGGAGATGCATCATAAACTCCAGATGTAGTTATTCCAGCAGATGCTCCAGATGGGAAAGTATTATATGCCGTCCTCTGCCTTTCAGTCGATGGAACTATTAATGAATTTGGATAATACTTATAATTTATTGTTCCTATTCCAGTTATGCATGGTGATAGAATTGTTTTATCATTTCCAGAAGTTCCACCTGGACCCAAAACTGTCATTATAACTGGCAAATCGGAATCGAAAAATACCCAACTACCTAAAGATGATGTTGTAAGAATTCCAGATTGGTATGAATTCAATGTTATTGATGTTGATGCAATTCCAGCAATTCCATTTGGAGAATTATCATAAAGCCTAATCTCAGTGCTACCAAAAGGTGCATAAGCAAAGAATGTTGTTATTCCTGGAGTAAATCCTCTATCCGCTACGAAATGTCCAAAAGTTGTTGATGCATAAGATACTGGAGCAATAGAATGTTGAGATCCTTCATTCATAAAGTGAACTCCTTTTGATCCAAAGTATCGATATCCAGATGTAATTCCTACGGATCCACTTTCTGGATCAGTAGATGAAGTTGTTAAAATGCTAGTCACATAACCTTCTGGAGTAATTTCAAAAATTTCAGTTTCTGGGAATATTGCCGAATATGTTACAGACGCATCTTCAAAAGCATACCAATCAGAAATTCCATGATCTCTTGCTCCAACATTATATGGAGTTACTAATCCCGTTTGGATACCAACAACGTTTACGAACAAATAAGAACATTTATATTGCTGTGAAAATTGAGTTGCTAAAACTGGTTGAGGAATTTCTGTGGATATTCCAGAAATTGTAAACGAAGTAACTTGTCCCGTTTCAAAAGATAATGCTCCTGTAGTTGATGATATATCTTCATTTGAAACTGAAGTAGTTATTGTTTTTATATCATAGTCCTGAGTTAAATTTTCATATGGAGTCATAATTACATTAAGAGATGATCCATCAGAACTCATCTCACATGTGTATGAACATATTCCTAATACTGATTCGTTATTTAAATCTGAGGTCGTTAATTCTCCAAATTCAGACAAAACAGTATTGCCAAAATCATCATGCATAACTGTTATTTCATTAAGTTCAAAATAATCTCTATTTACTGAAGATACTTGTAATAATACTTTACTAGATCTAAAAGTAGATCCTATTCCAACTACTGTAGTTCCTACTCCTTGGGATGTCCCCGAGGTTAAAATTCCAATTTGATTATAAACATAAGAAATATCACCAAATCCCAATTCTTCAATATCGGTTGGATCATCTGTCAACTCAAAAACAACAAAATCAATAATAAAATTATTAACTTCATCTTTTGCGGGATAAAACTGCAATACTTGCTGCTCTCCAACAATTATGGATTCAAAATATGCCATATCATAATTTGTCTCAACTCTTCCATATTGGCCAACGTAGACATTTTCATCATCATGAAGAGTTGTAAGTATTTGCATTTGTCTGTCATCAGTAAATCTCCTATCTTGGATATAGAAGAATGTTTTTTTAGATCTAATTTCTGTCGAATCTGATCTTGCAACTACTGAAAAATTAGTTTCTCTTGGTAAAGCATTGAAATTTTTACTAATGTCATCTATAGGAAGAACTCTATTTGATATTGATTCAATATAATCTTGTAAAATTCTTGAATTAAAAATAATTTCATTTGATTTTAAGGGATTTCCAAAAGTTACTTCCCTAGCCAAGTCAAAATCATAAACACAATTAACACTAACTTCTGATATAATATCACTTATGCCAAACGAAATTGCTTCTTGAGATGTTGATATTCCAGAATAGGATATTGGAAGTGATTCTAGTTCTAATTCTGAAAATCTCTTGAATCCTGCAGTATGGTTTAAAGAACCAACATCATCATTCCATTTATCTATAGAAACCTTACTCTTCAACGCGTATGAGAAGTATTGATAATAGTCATTATCATGTATTCTTTGAAGATCAAAGTTTAACTTGCCAGTATCTAATCCCCATCCAGTTGTAACTATTGAACTATCTGCAATATTATATCCAGCATCAAAATCTATTTTATTCAGTAAAATTGCTTTTGTTTTTGAAGTTTGGCCAATAATTGTATCGCCGACATTAAAGACTATAGTTTCTGCAATTTTCAAATAGTCATTAGCACTATCCCATTGCTCAACTATACCTATTGAAGTTCCATCTTCAGTAATTAATTCTTCATCTTGAATAAAGTTATTTTTTTCAAGCACTGTAGAATATATTGGAAAATATTTTACTGGAACAACTCTAGCTGCTTCCGATAATATTTCATCAACTTTATATGAATCACTATTTTCTGGTTCTAAAACATCTTCATCAACATATTCATCAAAATCTAAAGTAATTGAGGCACCAGATCCTCCTATGTTTGGATCTATTTTTACAACCTTATAAAATGAATATCCATTTGAATTTGAATTAAATCCTTTACTGGTTCCACCATTTGTCTCTTCTCTAGTGATTACATCTTCAATAAAAACAAGATCTCCAAGTTCAAAAGGAAAATCCAAAATGGAACTATATTCTGTTTTCAAAAATACTTGTATTGTTGGTAAATTTGAAATGGGTAAACTCTGAACTCTAGTTGAAGATGATGATAATAAGTTTGAGTATAATGAATCTATATCTGGATCATCAAGATTTAACTGTGAAAAATCATTCGCCAATTGAACTTCTTCTGGTTCAGAATTTGTGTTTAGGGTTAAAATTATTGGACTTCCCTGATTTAATAAAATTGGAATTCCATTGCTATTATCTACTGGAACTAACCTTGGAACAATATTTGATAAGTTCTTTGTATTACGAACTATAGTAACAAAATTATCACCTAAATTATAAGAAAGAATTAAATCTGTAATTATTTTTTTTGTTTTTGCGTCTATTACATCAATATTTGGAGCGGTTAGATAGTTTATTCCATTAGATACAATTGTTATTCTAGCAATTGAATACAAAGGCTCCACTTTATAGATCGTCGGTAGTTTAGCAATTGCTCTAATACTTAAATCTGAAGGATAATCAAAACCAATATCTTTAATGTTTACAGATTTTATTTGACCTATATTTGTACTGTTTGCAGTAATAATAGATCCTGTTCCACTTAAAGATTCTATCGTAGTTTTTATAGGTAGTCTGTAAAAATATCTTCCTTTATTTTTTACGGATGCTTTTACAATAGATCCTGATGCATTTTTGGAAGACGTATTATACTTTATTAAAGAATTTTCATCATCATAAAATTCTGATTCTGGATCTCTTGGTATTTGATACTTAAATTCAGAAAACTCAAATGGAGGTTGAGTGGAGTCTCTCTCTATAGGATCAAAAATTTTATATTTTCCATCATATTTACTCAAAGTGATCGTTATCTTATTATTATTTGATTGCTCAGAATCTATAAAAATTCCTATTTTTTCTAAAGGATTTCCATTAATATTAAGAGGAGTTAATTTATAAAATAAAGTTGAAGGCGCATCATCAGAAATTTTTAACACTAATTTTGCATTAGTTGTTCCTATTGTGCCAATTTTTGACACATCAAATATATTTGTTTTCCCAGAAGAAATATATTTATGATTGAAATTTGAATCTTGATATAAGTCAAAACTAAAAGATGATATTCTTTGAGTAGATGAACCTTGAGTAAAAGATAATGTATTACTAGATATATCAAATATTATAGTCTGTCCCTTTATTACTTGAATTTCTGGATTTATTTGATAAAACTTTCCATCTGTAGATGAATTTAATGGTAAAAATTTTGGAAACTCTTGTCCAGACTCAAATAAAGAATTACATAGTCCAAAATTATTTCTATCTGTCACAACTACGTAATAAATTTCATTATCCTGCAAACCACTTATCGGATTATCCGATTTATACAAAACTTTATCTCCAGTTTTGTATTGGTGATTAGTTATCGTAAATAAATTTTCACCTATATTTACATCATTATCCTCAAACTCTTTTGGATTTGCTACTAAAATTCTAGCTTGATCATTGTATTCAATTACAACAGTTTTTGTATTTAACGGATTTATATTAATATCAATTATATCCCCACTCAATAAACCATGACTTGATGCGGTAGAAACTGTAACTATACTTTGAGATACCTTTGCATTTAAAATATTTTGTTTTAAAGTTGTAAATTTAGAATTTCCATTTCCCGCAACAAAACATAATAATGGATCTTGATTTGCTCCAACTGAAAATAACGATCCAGTAGAACCAAACCCAACTCTAGTTGTGGAAATTCCAATCAAATCATCAGTAATTTTTATAGCATAAACAGTTGAATTTTGAGGTATTATGAATGAATTTATTGTATCGTTTGATTTTGATACAAGCAAACTACCATTTGTACTAAATTTCAATGGATCATTTGTATTAAATCCATGTTCTTTCAAATAAATTGAACGTGTTGGTATTGATAATGAAGTGATTCCAGATTTTGGATAATTAAAATAAATTGAACTCGTTATACCAGTTCCAAATTTTGTTCCGAATCCAACAACTTCAGAAGCATCAAAATAATATTCATAATTGACATTGAAATTATAATATGTTTGAATTCCCAAATTTGCGTTGAACTTTCTTGATTTTTCAGTAAGCCTTGTTCCAGATGGATATGTTGTTAGTCCAACGTATCCATTATTACTTCTAGATACCCTTATTACATTGTTGTCTTTATTGATATTTAATATTTTTATTTCTTCTCTAGAATTAGAAATTGATCCTGGATCAACAATATAGTAAATATCGTTTTCTCTAATTGTTGGGTAGGTCAAATCACCAGAAACTTCAAAGTATGTAACTATTCCTGTTTGCGATTGTGGTTTTACTGTTTTCGTTAAAAATAAATTATTATTAGAAAAATTTATATCTTTAAAAACAACTCTTTCTATGGGAGTTGATATTGAAACTATATCACCAGTTGTATAACCATGTGGATTATTAGTAAACCCTATTAATTCAGATCCGTTTCCAAATTTTCCAAATTCAACATTTTCAAACGTCGATCTTGCAACACTAACAGATTTAACATCTACTCCCTGTATTTCTGAAACTTCTGCTGTTGCATTTTGTCCAATAATGTCTCCGTTTTCAAACTTAATTTTGTCACCTACTTTATAATTTTGACCACCCACAACAATATCAACAAACTCAATTTCACCATAACTTGCATACTTTATTTGACTTATGGGATCTTTAATCTTATTAGGAACTAAAAGATATTGATATCTACTATTTTTTTTAGTATTAAAGTTATATGGATAAGTATTTCTATACCATCCAGTTTTATTAATATCTATTAAATTTTGATTTGATTTTGCATCAAAATTAAATTCAATAGGTTTAGATTTATACTTATTTCCTATAATATATGGGAACGTTGAGGGGTATCCAAATCCATCCTGGAGTATTTGTGTAGTATCTATTGTGCAAAAATATGCATAGGTTCCATTTGGAAATTCTGGTGTTTTGCAATATCTTCCATTCGATTCATCCAAATCGCCATTATTGATGACTTTATATTCATAGTCTTCTATAAAAAATCCAATCGGATAAAGAGATGTTGGAGGACCATCAATTCTTTGAAGACCTTCAAATAAACTATATCCAGATTTCAATGCTTTTACTGCACCAGACTCTGCATTTTCATAACCATATGGACCATATATTGGATTTCCATCATATGCCCATCCCACAATAGGAGAATGTCTTTTTTCCAAACTCCTATCAGCTTCTATATCAACTACGGTTGAACCATTTTCAAAATAATCGTTGTATAGTATTTCTCTAAGTCTATCTGGCAAATAAATATGAGTATATTGAAGCCCAAATTCCGAATTTAATCCAGAATAAACAAATCCACCATCATTAGTTTCACGATTTGTTAATCTATATCTATTTAAAAGATTTATTCTCCATGATGTTATATTTGTTGATATTTTTACTCCTTCCCCCCTATCAATAATGTCAATTGTTGTATTTTCTTGTTTATAATTTAAACCACCATAAATCACCTTTATCTCTACAATTTTTCCATTTTTTAAAATTGGAGTTAAAACTGCACCATTTCCATCACCTCTAACAATTACATCTGGAATAGATACATAATCTTTTCCTTGGTTAGTTACCAATACTTCTACTATTGAACCATCTTTCGATGATATTATTGGCAATAATTGTCCATTTTTTCCCTTTATAACATTTAATGCAGGCTGTTTCGCATAGTTTAAAATATCTGGAGATCCATATCCAGATCCATTCTTAGAAACAAAAATTCCATCAACCTCACCTCTAAATACTGGTTGTAATTTGGCATTCAAATCTTGCCCAGATGAAGTAGAGACTCCGATAAATCCCTCAACAGAAACAATAATTGGCTCATAGTTAAAATAGTGGGTTCCTGTACCTACACTAGTTAAATTTAAATATTGCTTTGTTTGATATAAAAAGTCTTGGGGTGCTTCAAAATATGACTGATCTTTATAAATTTCTGATATCTTAATATTATTATCATCTATTTTAGTTACATAGTATGATGTATTTGCTTGAATACCTCCAATAAGATTTCCAGAACTATAATGAACAATTAAATCACCACTAGAGTATCCATGTTTTGGTATTGTTATAACATTTGTTACCAAATTTACGTTACTTGGAATAGTGGATGTTTTTCTATTTTTATATCCACTGCCAGGGGATATAACATTAATTGCTCCAACTTTAGATTTATTTTTTGAAGATTTTAAATAATGTAAACCAGTAGAATATGCTTTAATATCTACTGTTGATATTCCCGCAAATGCATCTTCTTTGGATTTGTATAATTTTACTGTAGTTCCATCTTCAACATAAACAATATATCTACTTCTATTTTCAAGTCCATAAATTGTTGTAGAAATTCCACTAATATAAATAACTTCCTCATAATTTTCAAAATTGTGATATGTAGCAAATCCAATTGTATCATTCGCAATATTCATAGATCCAACTTGTGGATAAAATGGTGCTTGATACTCAAATGATTCCATAATAGGCTCAACTAGAGCACCATTTCCACCACCACCTTTTATGCTAACTTTTGGTATTCCAATATAATTAAATCCTTGATAAATTATATTTACTTTTTCCAGTTTTCCATTTATTGATGGGTAAATTTCACAACCAGAACCTAAAGTACCTAATGTTAGAAAATCTTCAGATATTCTAACATCTATACCATCTTCTCCACCCAATGATAATTGTGTTCCACCACTTCCACCAACAGTAACTAATAATCCATTTATTCTTACAGTATTTCCTTCTGTTTGATTAATATAAAGTTTATTTTTTCCCAATAACAGATATCTTTCTCCCAATTTGATCTCTTCACCACCAATGCCACCATAAGTAACTACATTTCCACCAATAGATCCAAATTTTATTGGTTGATCATTGTAAATAAGAGGTATTGAACTTTTTGCATTGTATTTTACAATAGCTCCCCCAGAGTCTTCAATTAAAAACTCTGGGGGACTCATAACATCATAACCAAATCCAGAAGATACTACATCTACAGATTTTATAGGGCCATAAAATATACTATTTTGAGATTTATAATTTAATATTTCTACTCCATTGAGAAAAATGCCAGTTGCTCCAGGTAAAGTATCATAAGTAACAGTATCTTGTATGGGGTCGGAAATTTTTCTAATGAGATTTTGTGGCCCGATAAGTTGGGGTTTAAAATTATCGACGGATTTAAAATCTATTTTTGAAAACGAATAATATTGAATAGCACAATCTGCTACTGTTATTGTAGGAACTGTTGATGGTGGAGTGATTCTGGGACTAACATATTTTTCATTTAGAATATTTGATCTACTACTTGCCAATTTAATCCCATAAGGATCTCCTTCAGATCTAAATTCCTTAATGTAATAAATTCCATCTGGAAATGGTGAGTTTCTTGGATCTTGGGATCTAAAAACAACCTCGTCTCCAGTAAAGAATCCATGATTTATTATTATTAAATTATTAGTGGCATCTAAAGAATAAGTTGTAAAATATGCGTAGTCAATTGATCCGTCCGAATATAATTTATCGGATTGTCCATTATTAACAAACTCCTTTCCAAAGAAAAATTTTCCATTTACTGATCCATCTCTAATATCCAAAGGAGATGGTCCACCAGAAATATCAGAATATGAAGGTAATGATGGAGAAGAAACATATAAAGATTTTTCTTTATCGAGGTAAACATTTTGAACGTTTGAATTGTAGATATTTAAATCTGGATAATTAATGAATAATCCTTTAGATAAAAGTCTTGTTATAGAATATCTTTCTAATTGAGATACTCTTCCAAATTGGTCTGGAGTTCCGATGGGAGCATCAAATCTTGCAACAATACTATTTTTTGAAGGGACAGATTTTACGACCAAAAAATTATCAGGAACCTGATCTACATAAAACGTATCAGACTTATGAAAATTATGCTCATCCAGAAAAGTCAGTCTGTAAGAATTATCTAAAATATCTTCTACAAAGGCAGTTTCTATATCATATGTAACTGGAATATTATAAATCCAATTATTATCTTTTTTTCTATTGGATTCTTCACCTAAAGACCTAACTCTAATTTTATTGCCAGACTCATAAAGGAATGTTTGCTCATTCTGCTCAAAATTAGATAAAACGCCAGATATTCTAACCTTTATAATTTGATCCCTATTCTCTCCAACAAATCCATATGCATAAGTATCTGTAAATACTTCACTATTTGGATATATTGTATCTCTAATATTATCAATAATAGAACCTATGGTCTTACATCCCAAAAATTGATTAAGTGTTTTTGATTGGTACGATATATTATAAATCAATTCGGTTTGAGTATCTGGATCTGTCGTATGAACAACAAGATTTCCCGAATTGGGGAATGAAACTGTACTATCAACTTCTATTGTTGTCGAATTTGGAAAAATAGTTTCGATAGAATAAGTTTTTGGGTGAATAGAAAAACTACTAAAAAGAGTTCCTCTAAAATTAATATCTCTTTCGTATCCATCATCAATACTAATTACATAATAAGTTCTGCCACTTCTTTCTATTCTTTCTACAGCAGATATAGTTCCTCTTGCATTCCCAATAAATCCAACGTTGTCTTGAAATAAAGTTCTATTTAAAAGATCCTCGGGGTTTCCTTCAATTCCTTGGACTACTAAATTCCTTAAAACTTTATACTGAGCATCTGAAGGTTCAAGTAAAAAATCTCTTGGAGTAATTACTGATACCTTTTCTCCGTACAAAACTGAAAATAAAATTTTAAATGAATTCTCCGTTCCCTTCGACGAATAAAAATCTTTTGATTGCTTTATAAAAACAGATTCATTTAAATCTGGATTTAAATCTCTATTTTCAAATCCAGGTAGAAATTGATATTTTACTTTCTGTAAGAATTTTTTTAAAAAGATCGAATTTAAATTTATTACTTCGGATCTTATAAAATGATCTTCTGCTAAAGTGTCTTCAAAAATTAACTGATCTTCAGTATCTTTTCCCAATGATCTAGTTCCACTAAACCCTCTAACACAATTTAATAATTTAATTCCAATATATTCTTCACCATCTACATTAATAGTTGAAACATTTTCATCTACATCTTTGAATAATATTATTTCGTTATTAATTTGAATCAATCCATATTTTATCGGCAACGATTTTTTATTATTTGCCTTTGAATATAGTACAATTTCATTCTGATCAGATTTAATTACACTTTTAATGATTAATGAAATTCCATTAGAGTTAATTAAATTTTTGTCATTTATCCCAAGGGTACTATCATTTAAAAAGAATTCATACTCTGGATTGTTAGAATCTAAAGTAATTGAAAATCTTCTTCCATTAAATTCATAAGTTTCAAAATCAATTAAATCACTTAGTTCTGAAGAAAATTCTTGATATGGAACAATGTCAACAAAATCACCATTAATTAAATTATGTGGTGTCTTAGTCTTTACTTTTATGACAGATTCATTATTTAATATTGTTGTTTGATTTTTAATTATTGATTCTACAACATAAGAATCATTATAAAGATAAAAAATATCTGCAATATTACTAAGAGAGTCTAATTTAATATAATCATTTATGTTGGATATAATATCAGATGGTCCAAAATTAGTTTCCGTATACCTATAATATTCCTTTAAAAACTCAGGCAATAGAGGATATTCTACTCTTACGAATTCGGGAAGTTGGTACTCTACAATAGAGCTTACTTTTACATTCGTTTTTTTCATATTAATTTCTTACTATTTGGTTTCTATTGGAATAGCTAGATGAAAACTTAAATATTGAACCAGAGGTATCAGATCCAGAACTAATTGTGTCTGGTATTACATTTATAACTGAAGATGCAATATCCAATTGCAAATAAAGATCTTGTAGTCCAATAATATCATTAGATTTTGGTCTTAGTGATAATTCAACAATATTCTCACTTCCAATTTTTTTACTGGTTTGAATAATATTTATTGGATATAAAAGAATCTCTCCCTTGACATAATCAATTTCACCAATATTTTTTCTAACTACAATTGGTGTTTTTTCTTCGGATAATTTAAATAAAATTAATTTTCCTTTTTTTAGATCAGAATTTGGAATATCTGTAAGATACACAGATTCAGATACACCAGGAATATTAAACCCAGAAGATCTTAAATTATATCCCTTTTCGCATTCAATGAAAAATTCATTTCCATAACAAATTTCGTATCCAGCAAATTGATTTAATGCTGCCCTAAGATCTCTGCGAATTGAGACAGTAGTGATATTTGATGTTATTGATTCATTTGCTCTATCAATAATGCTAATAAATTTACTGTATTTGAATCTAGCGCCATATTGATTAAGATCTTTAGATTTTCCATATCTATCAATATTCTCTCCAATTAATGTTTGTAAGTCAGAAGGACTTCCAAACCTATTCGTGTCATAATAAACACTTGTATCAAATTCAATATAAAGATATTTAAGATCTAAAACTTCTGGAACTATTCCAGCAACCGTATATTTGCGGAGTTCTCTTACTATATTTTGCTTTACAAAGTTTGGTATAAACTGTCCGTTTATTGGTTTAATGGTAATAAAAACTTTTCCATACTGAGGTGGACTTAAAACTTCTCCACCAAATACTGATATTGATTCAGTCTCTGGATATATTTGAGGGACAAGAACTTCATAATCATTAGCAGTTACGGCTCTATACTGTGAAGCATAAATTCTTGGAGCATAATTTCTAATAGAATTTACACTTTCAATTTCTTTTCCATTCCTAGATCTTGCGATAGTTGATGTAGCAGAAAAATCACTAGTAACTAATGAACCATTATTTGTAAATGTTCTTCCAGAATATGTAAATACTTCAATTCCATTTGTAACATCACCATTAGATACACAATAAGAAACTTCTACTAAACTATTATTTTCAAGTTTAGATCCAAATACTCCGTCCCCAAAAATTAATTCATATCTTTGATCAGAAATCTCTTGAATAAAAAATATTTTTGAAGTTGATTTAACATCAAATAAACTATTTGCTAAATTGTATTTCCTCGATAACGACCTATCACTGCCATCTCTTACATTTACTCTTATTGTAGAGGTATCAACATTTATATTTCCCAATATAATTTTTTGATTTGGATTATTATAGTTAATTTCAAAAACTTCATTTACATAAGTTCCTTCTATAAGTTCAAGTTCTTCAAATGTTGAGATATCATTTATAACTGGCTTTGTAATATCATCTAAGACATTAAAAGTATATCCACCTCCAGTAAAAGCCAAACCTTTTTTTAAAGTCAATGATACTGGTTTGTTCCCAGTTATCGAACTAGTATCCACAAAAAAGGAAATATTTGCTCTTGACGATGTTCTAGATCTTGGAACATATCCAATATTTCTTGCAAGTGCGACAATGTTCTCTCTAAGAGTCGCACTGTCAATAAAGACCTCATTGCTAATCATATTAGCATTGTATGAGGTTATATACGTGTTATATGCTAGAACATCAACAACTGTTGACAGTGCCGATCCCTCAAAATCATAATCAGTAAAGTTTGAGTTCGATCTTAGGTATTCTTTGATCGAAACTTTTATTTGATCAAAATCTATATTTGAAAAATTTACTAGTGCCATTTATCGATTTGGCTGAAGTGCAAATGATATTTCTTGTGGTGCTATATTTAATCCAATAATATCATATTTAATAGTTACATTAAATTCCAATGCTTCGTAGTCATTTTCTACTTGTACACTATCCACCTTTATTCTTGGTTCATAAAGAGATAGTGTTGTTTCTATTTGAGATTGGATCTCAGTAGAGGTTAAGACATCAAATTGTTCAAAAACAACTCTATAAATGTCCGATCCAAGGGATTGATTAAAAAATCTTTCTCCAGGATAAGTAGCAACCAAATTTCGCACAGAACGCGCAATAGCAGCAGCATCCTTAAGAGTCAAAAGATCTCCGTTTACTGGATTTGACTTGAAGGTAAGACTAAGATCTTTAAAACTTTTGCTTACGCGTTCTAACGGCATCTATAAAATACACCAATCTTAGGTTATTTATTCAACTTTTCAAATTAATCACCCAAAAATTGGTTCAGTTCCGTATTCCCAATCATCATAGTCATCATCATTACGAATTTTCTCATGAATTTCGTTTTGAACTTTGAATTTATTCAAATTTTTTCGATTTTTTTCAAAATCTACTTCACGTAAAAGTTGATTTTCTTCTATTTTTTGATAATCGGTCACTAATTTTGTGGTTCCCCACATTTCTCTCATGTAATTTAAGTCTCGATCTGATTGTTTGCCCATTTTTGCTCCTGATTGACTAAAATCAGAACTTTTTAAGGGGTTTCTATCCCTTGGTTGAGCAAATATATGTCTTCTTCTAAGATTTCCTTCAAATAATCATTAGACCAATAGTTGTAATAGTTGGTTTTTGTTAAAATTTCACGAAATTTTCTTAATTTTTCTCTTGGTTGAGCTAAAATAAGGTTATACTTACCATTATTTGATTGAATACCATTAATATAGGTATCATAAGAAGCACAATCTTCAAAAAATTTCCAATCTAGATGCTTTTTATTATATATTTCCACCCATTCCTGCACTTGTTCAAGTGTTAGGTCATCTTCTACAACATATATGATGACATCAATTCCAATTATTGGTTTAATATCACTTGATTTACACTCAATAATATCATATTTTGCATGTTTTGCAAATGGACAAATAGCAAATCCCCCAAGTTCAGGTCTTATCTCAGAAACGTTTTGAATCCACTGTAAAATATTTTCTTTTACAGACATAGAGAGATATTCGGGTATAGAGATATTTAACAGAGAGGAACGCGTTGCGGGATTTTTACTTCATAAGAATTCATAAAGACACAAAAAAACAGGGGTTGCCCCCTGTAACTTTGTAATTATTTTCCTTGTCCCCTATATCTTTTCCTTGCCTTGTTTCTACTGGATGCAGCATACTTGGTATGTTTCCCTTCACCCTGTCGGGATTTTTTGGGTGTAGATTCCAGGAATGCTGTACCGATTAGTGATTTTTTAATAGCAGCCATTAGTCAATTGCCTCCAATTCAAGAAATTCTGGATCAAACTCTCCTTCATTATAAAACTTTTCTGCCAGTTCGTCAAGGACTTCTGTAGATTGTTCATAAGAAAGGTCTTTGTGAATAATTCGACCCTTATACAGAATATTAAACTTTCCCATAAGATATCAGATTACTCGGGTCTTTTCGTGTCCAACACGGATACGAGGATCACACCAGATCTCAAATCCTGCTTCTTTTGCATCGAGACAGAACGAAACGTCTTCTCCGCACATATCTTGTACTGCACCAGACTCAAAGACTTGCATCTTAGGTGCAAACCAAGGATACTTCATCTCCTCATGCTCAAATACACCATTCTTAATCATGACCCAACCAAATCCAGTGTAATCAACTGTAAATGGTTTCTTACGTTTGCTGATGCCATCAACCATCTCATGATTCATTACACCACCGTTATTACGGAAGTCATCTTCATCCAACCAGTGAGCAACAGAGGTGGTACGACCATCTTCTGTGCAATACCATCCAGCAGCAATGGGATGATCTTTTTCTGGATTTGCTTTGAGACTACGAGAAATTACATTTCCATTCTGATCAACTTTCTCTTCAAATGTAGCTCCTTGATTTCCTTCTTCATCTTCAGTATAAATTACTGCATCTTCGGGGAATGCAAGATCACAGAGTTGCCAGAATTTTTCCGTATTGAATACGATGTCACTGTCAATCCAGAGTTGGTAATCATAAGGAAGTCGTCCATCCCAGGGAATCTGATCAGGTCCTCGGAGAACATTTGCACCTAAACACTTGCAACGTGCAAAATTAACCATTGATGAGTAATCTTGAGAAATCTGAATACTCATCTGATTTTGTACAAGATCGAAACAGAGTTGTACAAAAGATTTGAGAAATTGGAACGAGCACCCTCTGCCAGGCAAGCAGAAAACAATCGTCTTACCTCTCATGCGCTCTTTGATTTTTGCGTAGTCCCATTCCTCACCCTTTTCAACCTTAGGTGGGTTTGCTTTTACTGTGAATCCTTTTGCCATAATAGTATCAATGTTCAGTTAATATTTTAAAGTATTTTAATATAACAGTCAAGTCAATGAGAAGATTCTAATGTTATTTTCTTATTGACTACAAGTTCCTCATAAGATAAATCAGCAGTCTCATAATTACCTCCGAGAAGTTCTGTGAGGTAATTTAATGTATCCCAATTTTTTTGAAATTCTTCTTCGGGCAAACTATGATAAACACACTTACCTTTTAAGTAGATATGATAAATCTTCGTTTCACTCATGAATCTTATTCGGTCTCTCACTGGGTTATTTATGTGTATACCTTAGAAGCACTATCATAAGAAACATGAGGATACTTATGAGTTTTATCGAGGGTGGTCCGAAAATTATGAGTCCTAATAAGACTGCAGAGATCCTTAGCATTTGTGCTGGATATCTTATTAACCATCCAACTAACACTGCTCGGTAGATATTCCAATAGGGGGTTTTGGGGGAATTTTTACCACGGGAAAATTTTTGATATCGACCGTAAACCATTTTGAAAATAATATAGAGATTGTTATATATCGACCGATTATCAAGATTTGTAGGTTAGAAGGACCCATCAATTTTAGCTACGGGCGGGACCGACCGTAATCGGCACACATAAGAACTGCTAATACATCACGAACGACCCATAAGGACTGCTGATGTATCACGAAGGGGGCAATGTGTGCCCCCTAAGTATACCTTACTCTGCTGCCTGTTCGATAGCAACGAGGTTGCCATTTGCCCTTGCTTGTGCAATCAAACGACCGAGGGAGATACCCTTACAATCAGTGTAGGAGATGATCTCAATCAGATCAGCACAGAACTCAGGGTTGCTATTGAAACCGTATGCACGGTTTGTGTTGTTTTGGAAGATCACTTCGACATAACCTTCCTGCTCAATGTGCAGGTTCTGGATTGCACTCGATTCGGCAACGGTGAAGGTGCGGAAGACAGGTGCGGTTGCGGTGGTCATGGTGTGCGGTGCGTGTTTGCTTGTTAATTGTACCATGGGGAGGGGGGATCTGTGAATCCCCCCGAAGGGGTCAGGGCAGGGGGGATGCCATTGCCTTGAAGGTGCCCCATGCGGTTTTGATCTTGGTTCCGATCCGTTTGCCAGAGGTGCAACCAGAGGACCATCCGAAGTGGGGGTTCCACTGTTGCACGTTGCCGCACCACTGAACCCAGTTGGTGTTGCCTGCGGGGCACCAGGGGTCGTCAGAGTACAGACGAACGTAACCGCAGACCGAGGAGAGTTCTGCCATGCGGAGTTCGATGCGTTCTGCGTCGGAGAGGTGGATCACGGGGTTTCCCTTGCGGTTGACTCTGACAGTGTAGCACGGGGAGGGGGCATTGCTGCCCCCGTTGCCTCAGAACATGGTGGCAACGATGCGGTCCCGTTTGCGGATGGCATCGGTGCGGATGAACCACAGATCCCGTTTGCCCGTCTTCTCATTGCGGGTGGAACCCAGGATCTCCTGCCGTTCCATTTGGCAGAGCACTGCGTGGATCGTGCCCTTGTGCTCACGGGGGTTCAGACCCATGGCACGGGTGAGGTCGGAGAGGGTCTTAGGACCCTGCTGGATCAGGATGCCACGGGTGAAGACACGCACGGGCAGGGTCAGGACGGGGGTGAGGTCGAGGGTCATGGGGTGTTCCCTTGGTTGACTTGTTCAGTATAAGGGGTGGAGAGGGGGCACTGCTGCCCCCCATGTGCAACTTAACGAACTGTCACACCCCCAGTGCTGCCCGCAGTTCTTTCTTGACTGTACGGTTTGCCCGTGCATGTTTGCCCCAGTCAGACCCTGCAGGTTGCGTACCATGCACCAGGATGGCATAAGGACCAGGAGTGAAACAATGCCGTTCGTCTACATCAACAGGCAGACCCAGAGCATCAGCAACCTCCACAGATTCGACGACCTTAGCATAACGAGGGAAGTATCCTTCGTCGATCAGGTAGTCAAACTTGCCACCATAAGATGCGGTGAGGTAGAAGTTCTCGGGCAGATCCAAACCCATAAAAAGGTTGAGGGATTTGCTGTAGCAGTAGAACTTAATCGTAGGATTTGCCATTGCCACCATCACCCATGCTTGGAGATAGTGTGCATTGAAGAAGTCACCCGATTCATGAATGCGAACACGTTTGTGCTTCTTCTTCAGGTTCTTATGCAGTTCGGTGTTGATAAAGTCGGCAAGGTTGCCATTCTTCATAACATCCAGAACCTGGGCAAAGTTGTCTGCACGGTTGAAGAATACCTGATCGTATTGCACCTCAGAGGATGCAGCAAAGCAACGGAACTCGGTGTGAGGACCATCTGCGATCTTGCGACCCTCAGGTGTCACAACTGCAAACGATTTGCAGAACATCGCACCAGGGCAGGTCTTTCCTGCGGGCAGGTTGAAGATCAGGGTGTTTTTGTTGATCTTTGCGTTGCCAGTGGAGAAGTGCAGTGCCATTGGTTCAGGTGGTGAACTTCGATCAGTGTAGGGCATGGGTGGGGACCGTTGCCGATCCCCTTGTGCAGGTTGTCAGGGTGTCACAGTGGGGATGTCATCAACCCACACAATACCCCACAACTCATCCACTGTAACCTCCAGCATTGCTGCCAGACCCTCATCATCCATCACCGCAGGGGAGATGTCGATCAGGGGGTGCTCGTCGATCTGGATCATCGTGCAGAACAGGTCCATGGGTCGTTTGCGGTTGACTGGTTCATCCTACAGCATGAGGGGCACCGTTGGGGGTGCCCAGTTCACAAACCTTCACATCATGGAAATGACTTGCATGATGCTAGAAACCTGAACAGGAGTTTGCCAGGAAATTACATCCTCCAGCATGTTGTTGTTGGGTCTGATGATAGCAACCTCAAAGGTATCCTCACCGATGACACCATACAGACCAGAACCTTTCGGACCTGCAACTACACTTACTTTCCATTCATTCGGGAAAGTATGTTGGGCAATCGTGCCACCTTTGATGACACCATGATCACGAAAGTTCAGAGTGGAGAACATTGTCCTGTCCGATTGACTGAAACAACTATAAGGGGTCGGGGGCACCGTTTGGCACCCCCAGTGGACACCTGGCAAGGTGTCACATCTTGCCTTCTTTCACCAAACGATCATAAAGTGCAGAGGCAATCTTACCACATTCGGGACATGCTTTCGCATACTTAATGTCCGAACGAAGTGTGGCAACGTTGTTGTTAGTCTTGGGCAGATACTTCACCCGATAAACTGCAGAAACCAGTTTGAGTAGTTGACGTTTCTGCAGATCACCATGAATGCTCTTCCACTGATAAACAGGGGTGAAATACTGATAGTTGTTGCCTTCGGTGCGGCACTTCTGCAGTGCCTTGATGATGTTGGCAGAAGTCAGATCACCGAAGTAAGGTGTGAGTTCCTGGTGCATAAACACGTCGAACTCTTCTGCTTCCGTGAGAACTTTGATCTTGTCGGTAAGAGACTCCATGGTGCGTTGAATCGCATCCATGTTGCTCTTCAGGTTGAGGACTTCGTTCTGGAGGATAGCAATGGTGGTCATGATGTGTTGCGGAGGTGTGATGGGTGTGTGTCCCTCCGATGCACATAAGATCCCACAGATCCTGGGGCACCACAAGGGGGTTTGTGCCACCTGTCGAACTGTCCATTCTCATGTTGACAAAAAAAAGAGGGGTGCTAACCCCTCATGAGATCAAAACTCGATCTCCCAATCTTTGTCGTGGTGAATGTCAACCCAGAAATGGTTTTTACCATTTGCAGATGTAACAAACACCTTATCACCTTTGTTCTGTTCGATGATAACTTCATCAACAGAATCCATCAGATTTGCGAATCGGTTTTTTGCCTTTTTGGATTTGGGAAAGACAAATGCTGTTTCCATTAGAACTCAATCCAATCCGAAGTGGGTTCATTTGCAATCATAGCATCATCCTCCTCCCCCATGGCAATGGTGTCGAGGATCTTAAGAATCTCTTCACCAGTGGAACCCTGACGAAGCATGGACAGCATGAGTTGTTTGGTCATGATAAGAATGTGTGAACGTTTGTAGTTTAGGTGATAACTCGTCGAGATTTAAGTGTCTTGTGACACTTGTTCTTGTGTCACATCCTCGACCAGTTCTTGCCAGTATTCCTCATCATAAATTGATGTGATGAGGTCTTCCATGTCATGTTGATTAGCAGATTGAAAAGAATCTACCAGCATCTCATAGAGCATTTGTTCCATTGATTTCGTGTCCATTTCATCAACGACACGATCACAATATTTCTCGATGATTTCATCGAGTTGTTGAGGAGTGAGATTCATTTGATTTCACAATAATCAATGGACTTGATGCACCAACCTGTTTCATTTGTGATCTCATCAACGAGATCCTCTTCATCCTCAATGTCCCAATCGCAATTCATAACATTGCGAATGATCTCTTCTTGAGGAACAGGATCACCTTCCCATCCTTCATCATAATCATCACCGAAATCAAACTCAATGGCAGTAATCTTGAAAGTTTTCATTTTGCAGTAGAAGATGCGAAGGATTGAATACCATCAATGGCACGATTGCCCATGTTGGCTATACCATTGAAACCAACGGTTGAGAGAATAACTCCAACCACAAGACCAACGAAAAACTTACTCATTGAGGCACCTCTTGAATCACCTCTTCAATGGAAATGATTTGTTTGTCTTCATTGATGTAATCAGTGCGAACAAGATTCGGTCCAACTTGTGTTTGACCGATGATGTAAGCAGCAGCAAGAAGTTCAATCATCTTGTGTTTGGTAGTATTCAATGAGTGTATTCTCGTCGAGATTTTCTAACTCTTCGTCAGAAATCTGATTGAGAATTGAAAAGATGTCGTCAAAAGTCATTGTTCGACTCCAACGCAACACCAAATGCGTAGTCATCGTATTCAATGTCATCGAAATCTTCAGATTCGATGAGATCCAGAAGTGGATCAGTGTTCAGAAGATCGTCGTGCTCCATGTGTTTGTTTCGACTCTTGTATTATGTAGCAGGACACTGGGGAAATCCAGTGTCCTTGTGCCACTTGTGAGAGTGTCTACTATTCGCAGAACACCTCACCCTTATGTGTTAACCACACTCTCTTTGCATTGTGTACATCACCATTGCGAGTTTGGAAGAAATCATTATGATAAGGATTGTAATTTACCCTTACCATCTTCTCTTCACATCCCAATGTGTTTGCCATGAGTGTACCATACGCAAAGGCATGAACATACTTTTTGTTCTCTTTGCGGACACGATTCTGCCCTGCTTTGTTCACAACAAAGTGAACATCGTCGAGAACCACATAATCCCAACGCAACCACACTCTCCAACCCTTGGGAGTTTTGCGTTGAATGCTCCAGCAACCGTCCCGCAGGTTGCGGTAGACACGGACGGTCTCCTTGTGAAGAACGGGTTCGCCTTTGTGGTTTTTCATGAGGTGTCTCAGGAACAAACGTAGTATGCCATGAATCAGGGGGGACCGCAATCCCCCCGTGTGCCAGTTGTCAGGGTGTCACAGGCACCCGTTGGCATCAAGAAAACCAGCACACCATCCATCCCCATAATAGTAACCAATGTAATAGTTACCAAATGAGATACCAAATTGTTCTTCCATGTGATGGGTATTCTTCAGATCCCAACCAATGTAGAAGAATTTGGTGTTGAATGAGAATTTCATGAGGTGTCTCAGGAACAAACGTAGTATGGCAGGGATCTCATGAGAACACAAGACCCCTTGTGCCAGTCTCTCAACTGGACATCTTTACATACTGCTCGATGATGTTTGAGATCTCAGAAGGACCAATCTGTGTACCATCCTTCAGTATAAACGACTGATAAGGATCGACACCTTCCCGAGAATCAATTGTGGTAGAATTGATGGTCATGAACTTAGAAGTCATGGCATCTTGACGAATTTGATCACTTAACCAATCCCAAAGTTCAGTGTCATGATTATCCTCTTCGGTGTCACAGTTAATGAGAATCTCATTCCCATTCTGCCACACGTACTTTTCAAACTCAGTGATCACATCATCATACTCCATGTCTGCCAACCAGGAGATACTCTCACTGAGATCATCCACATGATTACCAATGAAATCTACAAGAGATTTAAAATACTCTTCCAGGTTAAAATCATCAGCAACCTGACACTTGGAAGTGCAAACAAATTGAGTGTAGGACATGAGAGTTCTGTGGGGAACAAATGTAATGTAACAGGGATCTTATGAGAACACAAGACCCCTTGTGCCACTTGATCAGGTGTCTGCTGAGATGAAAGTTTCAAAGAACAAATCCCATGCGGGACTATCAGCAACAAAGGAATGAATTCCTACCTGATCACATACCCATTCGTATGCCATATCGCAATCTGCGTTAGTATCTAACACAAATGATTGCAATCCAGAAATTACATCAAGAAACACTGAATCTTCAATCAAAGATTGACGAAACTTCTTGGTGTGCTGATCTTGGATGATCATGAGATTTGTGTGAACTGTGAATATCTTATGGGATCAAATCCAGAACTGTTGGGACACTTGTGCAGGTTTTGAATCTGGCACACCAGTCCTTGACCCATACCATCCCATGATGCTAAAGGCAATTCCCATAAGAACTGCAAAACTTACAAGTTCTGATGATTTAATATTCACAGAAACTCCATCATGTAGTAATCAACAGTTACTTCCTGTTCTGCTGCTAATTCTTCCAATGCCATATCAAAGGCATTGTCAATCTCATTCTTTTGATCCTCATGATCACAGAAGAGATCTAATGTTGATTCATTCATGGTGGTGAGTGTTTTAGAGGTCTCTGAGATCTTATAAGAGTTAATAACCCTTATCAACCTCGACAAGGCAAGTATAGCATCAATCAGCATACCCTGTCAAGCCCCCTCGGTGTGTTGGACGAAACCAACATAAGACCCTTATGGGGGATCTGATGCCAACCCTGTGCCACTTGCAGAAGTGTCCACAATGCGGGTTTTGCGGGGTGTTCAATGCTTATAATACGGAGACAATCAAATGAGAGGTGGGGTAACCTTGTTGATTAAATGTTCGACACTGAACCTGCAATAAAATAATTATCATAAGATACTAAAAAGGATCCCTGATATCAGGAATCCTTATGTGTGTATTCTCGTCGAGATTTTTATGATATATTCACCACCTATCAGGGCATGAGAGATCTTCCACATAACTGGAAACTTTCTCATTTGCTTGAAGATCCAGAACTTTATTCCAATCAATTTGATGTGGATCAAAGTCATCGAGTGCTTCAATTTCCAATGTGACTCTATACTTTTGTTTTTGCATTGCACGATAGACAGACATAAGAACCTCGGGGAATTGGAACATATTCAGTTTATCATGATGTGGGTGGGGTGTCAACTGTTCTTATGTATATCTCGTCGAGATTATTTGAGATCTTATGTGAGCATAAGATAACATAAGAAAAAAGATGATCTCGATGGTATTTGTTGAGCATCATCGAGATTCACCTTGGTTAACCCACCGAAGACATCATAAGACATCTATGGGAATCTGTCAACCCCTGTTCTTATGAGATGTGTGAGAATCTCGACATGCCTGGGTGATTAGGAGATCTTATGTGATAAGGAGTTCTTATGTGAAAAAATGTCTCGGGGTCCAGAAAAAAAATCGTCCCCCTTGACAAAAAAACCATCGTGTGTTATAATAGGCGGTCTAAGATCACAAGATCCCGACGCATTTATAATGATATAATGTGAATCTCGACGCATTTATAAGATATAAAAGAACACATAAGAACACATATGATATGATGTGAATCTAGTAGAGATATGATGTGAATCTAGTTGAGAACCTTTTATTTATACCATAAAATTGTGAGCAAAACATAACACAAACCATATTTTTCCACAAAGTTTTCCACAGGTTTTCCACAATGACATACATCCTGATCCCATCTATGTGCATGTCATACCATACATAATCTAGTACACTTGAGAACACTGACTATGACTAAGAAATGGTTAAATGAACTCAAAGGAATGCAATGCTATGAAGGATACTATATTACACCAGAAGGTCTGATCTTTTCCACAAAGTATTCCACAGATAGACAACTTAAATTTAATGATGTGAAAGAGTATAAGACCATACGATTGAGCAATGGTAAGGGTGAGAATCGTACCTTCTATGTTCATCGTCTTATTGCATTATCCTTTCTTCCGAATCCATCATGTGCAGTGAAGATCAGACATAAGAACGGAAACACACATGATAATCATGTGACTAACTTAGAATGGATTGTGAAGAAAAAGATCATTCGTAAGTATGATCCTATTAAGAGTAGAGAACGATATGAGAAGAATAAAAGCAAGAAAGAATATTTGGATCCATCTTGTCTAATTGTGAATAAGGACATGAGTGATAGAATACGTTTGATTCATTATGCCACAATACAAAAAGGACTCTCAACACCTGTAGAAGATTATGACTTCTTCTATAAGATCTTACATGAGAGTTTGAATGAATATATTAACCGTTATGGTTTGAGACGTATTATGTTTCAACTTGGGAATAATTGAGAAATGACGATTTCACCTTTGAAATGATTTTGTAGTTTTTTGATTTTTTCCTTGAATTTGTTTGGTGGGCAGGTTTGTCGTCCTAGGTTCATCAGACGTAACGTAATCACGACATTTCCAGGAATATATCCTTTCGACTCATCTAATCGGTCTAATGATGGTGCAAATGGATTTTGAGATTCATACACACCATAAGGATCAATAGGATAATCAGACCAATAACATTTACCATCTTGACTCTTATATTGTTGTGCAATATATTGTTCGGTGATTGTCACATCCAATGGTTCAGTTCTTTTGATTCCATTCTTTTTCTCTTGCCCTGGTTTTGCGGCGGACTTTGCTTTGGCAAGAAGTGTTTTCCATGGATTACGTTGTTTCATGTCGTTTTTTACATACAGATCGTGCCCAGGCAGAAGCGAATGATTGAATCACAGAGCATGATTTCCCCACTTTACCACAATAGGGGCATGGTGTTGAATCAATGATCTTTGGTTTTCTCTTTTTTGCGTTTTCTGCTTGTTTTCGTTTGTGGTGATTCATTCTTTGTTCAGGAACCACCAACCCAGACCAATCAGAATGGCAATCGGGAGAATAATATACCAATATGCCACAACTGCACCGATGGCAAATAGAATACCGATAATTGCCCATCCACCACTGCCCAGTTCGATGCCACCACCACCTCCGCCACCAGAACCACGGACTTCTCGCAAATTGATGATTTGCTCTGCACCGTAGATGTTTTTCAGTTGCTCATGTGCTCCATTGATCGTGTTGGCAGATACTTCGATGTCTTGATAACCCGAAGCACTACCCAACCAGCATTTCGCAGTCCATCGTGCCATAATGAGATTTCTCCTTGTGATGTGTGTATGATAGCATGAAAAAGGGGGATTTGACAATCCCCCGTGTGATTCACTTCATGTAAAGATAAGAACCTGCCCAATCAGCACGACGGTAACATTCCTCACGGGATTGCTTGTCCATGAGATTGTAACGCACATGCTTGGCAGGCGATTTCCATGTTGCAGGTTTATACACTTCACCAGTGAATTTGTTCACAAAAGCATGAATGCTCTTTTGCTTCACACTGCCATCATGATTGACATTAGTTTCCGTTTCAATGCGAAGATACTTGCGACCTTCGACAATGTAGAAACTCATGCCATAATCATAAGTGCCATTGCGAATCTGCTCCAGGCACTTCTCATGATAACCCACATAAGACCCATCCACAATACCATTGTTGGCAATGGCATGTTGATGAGATTTCGTGGTGTAAAGACGGAAGTTCTCATCCAGGGCATTGACCAGGGATTCAGTGTAACGAAGAACATCGTTCACTTGTGCTTCCACCACTGGACGGGTGGCAACGAAGTCAGAGAAGGTGCTGGTGGTCATGGAAGGGGTGCCTCCTTGTGTATGAATGTATTGTAGGGCATCCTGGGTGCCAGTCGATGCCCTGTGTGCCAGTTTGCAAACCGTCTACTCTACGTTGCAGTCGGGATGCCAGTGTGCTTGTTGCTGACAATACCTTTCCTTGGGTGAATACCCATTTGCCTTGAACAGTGCATCATCACGTTGAATCAGAAATGCGTTCCATCCAACAATCGCAGCAAAAGCAGCAATTCCAAAACCAATGTACTTAAGTTTCATTTGTCAATCACCAGGATGCACGATATTCAAACTCCCAAGATTCGGGAGCATTCTTCAGAATCTTTTGAAGCATAAGAATCGTATTCTCCAAATCATCATAATAATACTGATCAAGTTCAGTGCCACCGAAGAAGAAACCAGATTGAGGAGGCAACAGTTCTCCTGCTCGACTCCTATCTTTCAACACAGTTTCACACCTCCACAGAAGCTCTACAAGAGCATCTTGAGACACATAGATGTCTTGACATTCATCTTTACCATTACCACACCTATCCACAAAATACTTGTGAATTTGATTTGCTTTCCTCCAATATGCAATTTGCAGTTTCACTTCAGCAAATTGCAGATCATCAGAATCCAGGAACTTGGTTCCTTTCATCAGACGAGCAATGGATTTCACTTTCTTGCAATCATCTTCCTTGCTCCAAGAAGACGAAGAAACGAATTGCTTCGCATAGAGATACATGTCAAGTCCCATGATAATGCTCCTGTGTGTAAGTGAATCAGTTTTCAGGATAGAGTTTCCAACCATCAGGTTGAATACCCATTTCTTCACAACGCACTTCATAAACAATGCGTTTCAGAAGACGCAGGGGCATTTCCTGCTCGATTGTTTTCTGAATGATGCGACGGAGTTGTGCGTCTGTGGTAGTGTCAGTGACCATTGGAGTGTCCGTTGATTACCTTGTTAGTATAAGGGCACCCTGCGTGGTGCTGGATGCCCTGTGTGCCAGTTCTTATGCTGTCACATAGTTGGGAATGTCAACACGTTCTGCGATGCCAAACATACCAGTTTTGTATGCTTTCCAGTTGTCATTCAGATCGAACAG